TCAGCGCGGGAGGGGGGTACACTCGGTCACCTCAACCCGCCGCGCCGCCCCCCGCCCGCCGGCCTGCGCCCGGACACGGAAGCACAGGGGCAGCTCCTCCAGCTCAACCAGCAGGGCGTCGGCCTGGACCGTGACCCGCTTTACCGCCGCGTCCAGCACCGCCTCGCCCCCGGCCAGCTCTCCCGCCAGCCAGTCCAGCAGGGCGGCGCGGCGCTCCGGCCGTTCCGCCCCCGCCATTTCCAGGTCGGCCAGCCGCCGGGCCAGCCGGGACCGCTCCGCCTCGCTCCGGGCAGTGAGCGCCGCCAGCTCTTCCCGGCTGAGGGTCCCGTCCAGAAAGGCGTCCAGTGCCCTGGCCCGGCGGGCCTCCTGACGGCGGAGGGCCTGCCGCAGAGCCGCCGCCCCGCACTCCGCCCCCGCCGGCCGGGCCGACGCCAGTACCTCCGCGGCCATCGCCCCCAGAGGCAGTCCCACCTCGCCCAGCACGTGGCGGACACAGGCGGTCAGCACGTCTCCCGGTACCGCCCTCATGGCGCATCCCGTTCCCCGTCCCCGGCAAACGAAGCGCAGGTACTCCCGCCCATCGGGACGCCGGGTGCGCTTGGCGGTGAGGCGCCCGCCGCACGCCCCACACACCAGCTTGCCGGAATACCAGTAGCGGGCGGAAAAGCGGCTCCTCTCCCCCGCCAACCCCGCGCGCCGGGCCAGCTCGGCCTGGACGGCGGCAAACTGGGCCCGGCTGACAATGGCCGGGTGGTGGTTTTCCAGGCGGAACTGCTCCTCCGCCCCGCGGTTGACCACCTTCCGGTGGGTCAGATGGTCCACGGTGCGGTACTTTTTCTGGAGCAGGTCGCCGCAATACTTCTCGTTGTGGAGCAGCCGCAGTATCATGGCGGCCGACCACGCCCCGTCCGCCCGGAGGGGCGGGGCCACCCCCGCCTCGGTGAGCTCCCGGGCAATGGTGTGGGCCCCTTTACCCTCCTCCAGACACTTGCGGTACACCTCCCGCACCACCTCCGCCTGTTCCGGCCGGATGGTGAGCGCCCCGCCCCGCAGCGCATAGCCGTACACCGTGTCGTTGCCGAAGGCCACCCCCCGCCGCATGGCCTGGAGCTGCCCCCAGCGGGTGCGCTCGGAGATCTTACGGCTCTCCTCCTGGGCCACGCTGGCCATGATGGTAAGGCGGAACTCCCCGTCGTTGTCCCGGGTGTCAATGCCGTCGCTGAGGAAAATTACCCCCACCCCCTGTTCCCTCAGCCGCCGGGTCACCTGGAGGGCGTCCACCGTGTTGCGGGCGAAGCGGGACACCTCCTTGGTGAGAATCAGATCCACCGCCCCCGACCGGGCCAGCCGGAGCAGCTCGGCGAATCTGGGCCGGCGGAGGGTGGTGCCTGACAGGCCCTCGTCCGAAAGTGTCAAGAGAAAACAGAAAGATTATTCGACTTTTTCTCAGCGCCAGAAAAACACCGATCTTTTTTAGTCTATCCTAAACACTGGAGCCCTCCTGTGTTCACGATAGACAAAAAATAAATATGCTGAACGAGAGAGGCAGGGACGCCTCTCTCGTTCACTCGTTACCAAATCAAATTGTCTGCAAAAAAGATTCTTCTTCCAGTCTTACGCAGAGCTGCGACCAGACGTAAGTTTTCGCTTACATTCCTTCCCAAGCGGTTCTCGTTTTTCATCAAAAGGGCGTCGGCTTGTCCGCTCTTTACCATTTCCAGTGCGGCGCAAAGCCCGGGCCTTCTGTAATCTATCCCGCTTCCGTAATCCTCAAAGCGCCCAACAATTACATTGCCGCTATTCTGCGTGATCTGCTCAAGTACCGCCTCCTGGCTTTTCATAGCCGTCACGGCTTCTTCGCATTGTTCCTTCTGCGCCACCCTCATATAGATTGCTACACGGAGTCTATTTTTCTTATCCCTCATGATTTTGTTCCTCCCCAGTAAGCAGCTTCATATAACTATCACTAAAATTCCAGACAATCTCAATCCGTTTCCCATCATATACCCGTATGCTCTGGATCAGCTTCTCTACCGTCTGCCTGTTGAGTGTGCGCAGATTACTCAGTTCTTTTAATCTGGCAATATCCTCCCTGCAATGCAGCACGGCGCCATCCTGTGTGCCGGTCTGCGTCCCACTCATGTCCAGCAGCTTTGTACGCTGCTCAAGTATTGTCTTATCCAGTTTGGCGCACTTTGCATCATAGGTTTTCTGGGTCAAATCCCCTTGGTTGAACAACAGGAAAGCCTCCGCCTTCTGCGTTGTCAGATGATCCAGTTTCATTTGAATGCGCCGCCGCTGCTCCCAGAGCGATTCCCGTTCCCTACGTTCGGCGTTCTCCAGTTTATCCAGCCGTTTTTCTGCTTTCCCCGCAAGCCTCGCCTGAAAACGGATCGAAGCCAGCACCGTGCGGATCAAATCATCCTCAAAAAGCCGGGCGCCCAGACAGGTGGCTCCGCTGTTCCAGGCTCGCCTTTCACAGTGGTAATAAACGCCGAGGTCTACCACGTGTCTGCCGAGAGCGAGGCCACAGTGCCCGCATTTGAGCTTACGTGAAAACAGATGGACCGCAGGGGTGTTTGTTTCCCGCTTACCCGAATGCCGCCGCAGCGTCTCAAGCTGCCTTTGCGCTTCGTCAAATGTCTCCTGTGAAACGATAGCCTCAAATGTGCCGGGCACTACGATCCAGTCCTCTTCAGACTGCTTCCTGGATGATTTTTGATTGCCCAGTTCCGTGCGGGTCGTCTTAATGCCAATCAGCTTGCCGGTATACCTTTCGTCGCGGAGGATACGCGTAATAGCCTTATCACTCCATTCGTTCTGAAGCCTTGCGGAGTTCCATAGCTGCCGCTTCGAGCCGAGGTCACGCTTTCTTTGGGAAGGAGTGGGAACCCCATCCCGATTTAATCCCGAAGCAATCTGCGTCGGCCCCTCTCCGGCATTGCAGCGTTCAAATATGCGCCGGACAATATCCGCCGCTTCCGGGTCCGGAATCAGCAGCCGGCGGTCCGCCGGTGATTTAACATAGCCGTAAATGGGGTAGGCAGAAACGCATTGACCACGTTTGGTGTACTGCCGGTACGAGTCTTTAACCTTTTGCGAGAGATCCCGGCTGTAGAGTTCGTTAATCAGATTCCGCAAGCCGTTGTTGATGTCGCCTGCCACGCCATAAGGATAGTCTTTGCTGTCGTAGCCGTCGTTGACAGAAATGAAACGGACACCGAGGAAGGGGAATACCTGCTCCAGATAGTTGCCCACCTCCACATAGTTACGGCCAAAGCGCGAAAAATCCTTGACGATGACGCAGTCAATTTCCCGACGGCGCACCATCTCCAGCATCGCCTTGATCCCGGGCCGTTCAAAGTTGGTGCCGCTACGTCCATCATCCTGAAACTCCAAGACCTGATATGCTTCAAACTCCGGATGCGTCTCCAGATAGCGGTTTAAGAGCATACGCTGATGGGTCACACTGTTGCTCTCCGGTTTATCACCATACCGGGCATCCTCATCGGCAGAAGATAGCCGGATGTATTTCGCAATCATCATACAGCCTCCTCCTCTCCCGCTGCGGCCAGCAGTTGTTCCCGTTCATCGCGAAAGCGGAGAAGGATTTCCACCCGGTTATTCCCATAGATGGTGACGCGCTCAATCAGGGAAGCGGCCAGCTCCTTTGTCAGATGGAAGGGGCGGCCCAGCCCTCCAAACGCGGCGAGCCACGGGTTTTTCTCCGTCAGCGTTTCCGCCTGGTACCGCTGCTGCTCCCGCAGGTCAAATATCTGCTTCTTCAATTCCTCCGCTTCTCCCAAGCAGCACTCCTTCAGCAGTTCATAGTCCGTCTGCTCCATCTGTCCACCGAGGTAGTCCCGCATGGCATTCCTGCGTGTTTCCTCTACACGCTCAAGCTGCGCGTTTAATTTTTTCAACATCATAGCGCCCTGGTCCGTTTTGCCGGACACTCTTGCTGACAAACGCTTTGCCAAGGCGGTCATATCCACAGCCTGTTCGATCTCCTTCTGAATGACCTGTTCCAACGAATCCAGCAGAAAATCCTCCGGCAGAAACTTGTAGCTGCACCCGCTCTGTTCCAGCATGGCGGCATAGCTGGGGCAAAGATAGTAATAGGACACGTTCTTGCCGTGAGAGACCTGCTTGTAGCGCACCATAGTTCGTCCACAGTCAGAACAATAGACCAAACCCTTGAGGATATTTTCACGCTTTCCCAGATGGTCATATTTTCCGAGCCGCGCGCGGTAGGCGGCGTTTCTCTCCACGCATATGGCCTGTACCGCGTCGAAATCCTCCCGGCTGATAATCGGCTCATGAGTGTTTTCCACGACCGTCCACTCGTCCCGCGGCAGCCGTTTGTCCGGCCGCCCGGCGTAAAACTCCGAGCGCCGCCTCCCCTGTACCATGCGGCCCAAATAGACCTCATTGCGCAGAATATCCTTGACGGACTGGACCAGCCACGGCTTGTACCGGGCAAAGCGTTTATCCAGGATGATGCCCTTCTGGTAGCGGTAGCAGCCGGGAGAGGGCACTCCGGCCGCATTCAACCAGCGGGTAATGGCGGTGTCACCCTGGCCCTCCAGCTTACGCCGGAAGATCTCGCGTACCACCCCTGCGGCCTCCGGGTCGACGACAATGCGGTGTCCATCCGCTGGATCTTTCCTATATCCATAGGAAGCAAATGCGCCGATAAACTCTCCGCGCCGGATCTTTTCCCGCAGTACCGAGCCGGATTTGCGGGAAATATCCTTGGAATACATTTGATTGACCATATTTTTCAGTGCTACGGTCAAACAATCGGCGGTCGTGGCGTCGGCGTTGTCATAGCCATCCGAGATGGAGATGAAGCGCACGCCCATGAACGGGAAAATGTGCTCCAGGTAATTGCCGGCCTCTACATAGTCCCTGCCAAAGCGCGAGAGGTCCTTCACTACAATACAGTTGGCCTTGCCGCTTCGGACAGTCTCCATCATTGTCTCAAAACCGGCCCGGTCAAAGTTGGTGCCGGTTTGCCCATTATCTTCAAAAATGCCAACGAGCTGCAGGTCCGGAGCGTTCGCTATGTACTGCCGGAGCAGCTCCTTTTGATTTTGCAGCGCCTCGCTGTCGGCGCGGTCCCTTGTTTCAAAGATGGACAGTCGGGCATACCCTACAGCCAAATAAGTTGGAGCAGGCTCAGGGCACGGCTTGGACTGTACGGCCACAGCGGTCTGCCCGCTGTTTTCCGCACGAATCAGGTCCTTGCGTGACTTTCTCGCCATCGCTTACACCGCCTCTCTCAGCGGCTGACGGGCCGTTTCTTCCGATGCGAAGATCATAGCGTTGGCAAACTGCTCCTGGTAACGGAACACGATCTCAATGCGTCCGCCCTCGTAGACCAGAATCCGCTCCACCAGGCGTACCAGGACCTCCCGATTCAGCGTTTCCAACTGCCCAAACTGCTTGAAGTGCTGAATCCATGGACTGTCCGGGGTACTGCTCTCCAGCATCCGGTCAAGTTCCTGCTGCTGGGCCTCAATGGCCCGCTCAACCTCCTCGCAATCGCGGGTAAAAATGCGCTTGAACTCGTGAAAGTCAGCCCTGGAAACTTCTCCAGAGGCATAGCGCCGATAGAGGGAGTCCCGGATGTCCTGCTTTGTGACCAGTTCCTGGCGCAGCGCCTCCAGTCGTTTATCCAGCTTCTCCGCCGCTACCTTCTGCAACGGCCGGCGGGCAATGGCTTCCAGCGCCCCATTCAGCTCTATCACGGTGCGGATATGGAGATTGACCCCCTCCAGCACGGCCTGCTCCAGCTTGGCCTCGCTGATGGTGTGGGGCGAACAGGCAGCGGTATCGGAGCGATGGGTAATACAGCCATAATAGTGGTAGGTTTTGCCGTCATAATAGGTGGTCTTGCGCACCATGCCGCCCTTGCAGTCCCCGCAGCAGAGAATCCCCGCGAACGGATGCACCGCCTTTTTCCCGGGGGCTGTGCGGGTATCCGTCCGCATCAGGCGGGCCGCAAGGTCAAAGTCCTCCCGGCTGATGATGGCCTCATGGGTATCCTCCACGCGCATCCACTCTTCGGGCGGCCTATAAACGACGGTTTTGACCTTATAGTTAGGCGTGGTGCGCTTTCCCTGTTCCATGACGCCAAGATAGACCTCGTTTTGCAGAATGCGCCGCACAGCCGTGGCCGACCACCTGGTTTTATTGTGGACCCGATAGCCGGACTTATATTTCATGCCCCTGCTCCGCTTGTACTCCATAGGAGAGGGGACGCCCAGGGTGTTGAGTTCATCGGCAATGGCCTGGCAGCTCATACCGGAGATCCGCCGGGCAAAGATCTCCCGCACCACGTCGGCGGCCTCGGGGTCCACGACTAATCTGTTTTTATTTTCCGGGTCTTTGGAATAGCCGTAGGCGGCGAAGGAGCCGATGAACTCCCCATTGCGCCGCTTGACGTCAAAGTGGCTGCGTACCTTGATGGACGTATCCCGGCAGTAGGAGTCGTTGATCAGATTTTTGAAGGGCAGGATCAGGCTGCTGGAGGCGTCCAGATGGGCGGTATCATAACCGTCGTTGATGGCGATAAAGCGCACGCCCAGGGCTGGGAACAGTTTTTCAATATACCGGCCCGCCTCAATGTACTCACGGCCGAAACGGGAGAGATCCTTGACAATGACGCAGTTGACCTTCTGTTCTTTGACCGCCTCCAGCATCTCCTTAAAACAGGGACGTTCAAAGTTGGTGCCGGTGTAGCCGTCATCGTAGCCCTCCATCACCAGCTTCAGCTCCGGGTGCTGTCCGATATAGCTGTGGATCAGGTCCCGTTGGTTTTTGATGCTGTCGCTCTCTATCTTATCGCCGTCCTCTTTCGAGAGCCGGCCGTAGGCATAGCAATAAAAAAGCTCCATGAAAATACCTCCTGACTGATTCCGCAAATGCGGTCATAAGCCAGAAAAGATCATGAAGCAAAAATCCTTATTCTGATTTAGTCCGCATTCACTATATCATCTTTTCCGCTCCATGTAAAGCGCGAGTTTTAGCGGCGTTGTCCTTTAGAATGGCTGCACGGCGTTCTCCTCCACCGTGCCGTATTGTTCCCGCCACTGCTCCGGCGTCAGTTTTGACCGCTCATAGCAGAACAGGCGGCCCAGCACACACTCCCAGCCGCGCCGGGCGCAAATATCTCCGTTTGGCGTTTTCATGGTATATCGCTCCCAGGAAGTCCTGCGCCGTCCTGTTTCGGCATCCTCCGGAGCGACACCGGAACGTTCATATTCGTAAAGGAGCCGTACCGCACGGTCATAGCCATACCGGGCCGTTACGGAACCGTCTTTATGGAAAATCAGGCTGCTTGTGAAACCGGCCGCAACTGAATCGTTCCGCATGTCGGCCGCCTCAGAACTTTTCCAGGCACTCTTCCAACACTGACTGGAGGGAAGCCGTGCCGGTAAAGCTGGTCTTAACCAAAAGATCGCCGCAGCGGTAGACGAAGGGGTTCCCATTCATCTGCCGCGCCACGTCCAACAGGCGCTCGGCGGGCGAGAGGTCGGGGTTCACCGTGATGCCGCGGATATCCGCAGCCGCAGCCGGGTCGATCTCCCGAATGTCCATGTCTTTTAACTTTTGATATTCTTCCGTTGAGATTTTCCCGTCCCGCATGGTAATCTCCTCCTTGTCCCATATGTATTTAACGATATGAAGCGGAGCAGCCGGCTATGACGGCCATCTCCTGGACAAAAGGAAATGCCCCCCGGAAATACACCCGGAGAGCACTCTTTTTTGACAGTCTGGTGATACCAAAAGAAGATGTTTCAGAAGCACACCGGCCTCCGAAACATCCTCTTTTGGTAGCTTAATTATAACACATGAATATCTTTCAATGGAAGACCAAAATTATTTCATTTTTCGCCACTCAGCGGTCAGTCCGCGTTCAAAATTCAGTCGTCCCACTCCAGTACAACGCCGGCGCTTTGCAGTGCCAGGTACATCTCAGCCAGATCTTCGATTGCTTTCTGGCGGTACCTTCGGAATGTGCTCTCACTCAGGCCGAGTTCCAGAATGATATCTTTCCGCTCCTTTCCCCTGATATATAATTCCTGTATGATCGTTGACAGCGGCTTGGGGAGCTGAGACACACAATAGCCCAGACGATATTGGACCCGTTCCAGCCGCTCCAAATCGGTTGAGATGGTCTCAATCTGTTCACGGTTCTGACGCGCAGCCTGATCCTCATAGTTCAAAGCGATATGATAGGTCTTGTCCGAGATATGCCCGCAGACCGGCGCACCGCCGTCTGTATTTCTGGAATAGGCCATTGCCTCCAGCATTTCCTCGGGTGTCACCTGATTGGGGTGGTACCATTCATGGCGCAGCAAGGCGATTTTCTTTTCCCGAAAGGTATGCCCTTCCAACAGTTTCACGATTTTGTCCTGCATTTCCTTCATAATTTCCCTCGCTTTCTCCTTTTCCTGCTTCTATCTATTGGGCTTAAAGAAGATCACACTTTTATAAGTGAAAGCAATTTGCTGAAATTATGAGTAGTCTTTCTAAAGATGTAAAAAAGGATCGAATCCGCCAAGAAAACAATAGCGTATATTTATATGGGAAATGTAATAATTTCTTCTTTATTTTTTCAACTTAACGACTGTTTTCTCCATAATTTGACACCGCTAATGCAGCGCAGCACGAAATGTACCGTTTCACCGCAAACTGCTGCTGTCTAAATATATGGTCAAACCACAAAAAGGCCCAGTACCCTAGTTCATACAAACTGAGGTACTGGGCCTTCATAAAAATCGCAATTCTAGAAATAGCCTTTTCCATTTTACAGAAGGGGGGGATGTCCGGCGGACATCCCCTTTTTTACGTTATTTTCTCCTCATAAAAACAGGTGCCGGCATAGCTTTGTCTCCCCATATTTCAAAGCACAAGTCTTTCAGCAGCAGATCGGATCTTGGCCGCGTTCCACCGTCTCGCCCTGAAAGCAATGCCCACAGTATTCCCAGATGCCAGGTACATCGGGGCATCGCTTGAAAGTAGCGTAAGTTGCACGCCACCGGCCGGTTTTCGGGTCCTCCCGATGACTATAGGGGCACCCCATCTGTGCGCATGCACTTGAGAGGAAGGCCGGAGGCAAACAATTTATCGCTTCGTCCACCACCGCTTCTACAACATAGTCTCCAGGCTTTGCAGCCTCATAGCGGAATGTCTCTGAGGTGAATATCTCCGCCTCAGCAGGTAATTTATCCAGACCTCCCTTATACTTCGCACCGCGCTGGATATTGGCTGCTTTCTTGAAACGCTCCATAATCATTTGATCCCTCCATCTGAAATTGCCCAAAGAATACTCTATCCTATTTTTGCGACAGGTTTCTCTTCAATTGAATTTTGGTTTTTCTTCTCAACGCAAAATATATGCGCCGTCCTTCCTTTTGCACCTCTTTCAATGCCTCAACTCCATCAGGACGACCATCGAAATGATCCCAACTGTACGGGACGCTCCATATTTTTATGGACTCATATTTCTCGGGATGGCTGATCATTAGCTTCGGATTAAATGGCTCAATATGAACTTCTAAGAATATTTCCCGGTCTGTCCCAAACCAGGTAATTTCAGCAATAGTATTCTGGTCGGAGATCGGATCCTGACATCGGCTGTTGATTGCAAGTAATATATCCTCGTCTCTCATCAAATTGTTGCGGTCAATTTGGTAGGTTGTTTCCATACTGTGCCCCCTGGTATCGCATTTGAATATCTTAGTATCTATGTCTTGAGGATTTCTCCATATAGAATCAGGTCATTGTATCAGCTGTTTTTATTATTATGGTCTTTCGCTAAAGTCTGATATCTCCTGAAATTCTATTGATTGGGTTTGCACAAACTCTTTGGGAAACGCAATCTGCTCTGAATCCTGATACTTAGCCACTGTCAACCCATCTTCGGATATATCTATAGTTGCATATAAAAGATTCCAGCCATCCGGCTCTATTTCCTTCTCCAACATCTGAATGGCAGGTAAATATCTATGAAGCCCATCCACCGTAAACCAGAAGGAAACATTTGCACTGTTTCCGAGGAATTTGCGTGGGAGTTTATCGAATGGGGCCAGCATCTGACGTTCGGTTTCAGCATCAAGACCAATATCGTTCAGCCCATGCAGAAAGCCGACATTCTGCATTTCGCCCATAAAGGCGAGTTCAAAACGGTATAGCTTCATCTGTGTTCCGCCCTCTTTAACCGCACCACATGCTTTGCCGAAGTCCAGGGAAGCTCAGTCTCTACCATAATTCTGCCTCCATGGCCATGCAGAAGCTGGCATCCGTATAGCCCTGCAATTCCGCAAGACACGTCAAAATGGTCCTGACTGCGATAGTACCACAGCCGTCCTCCCTGACGTGCCGGCTTTTCTCCTGATGCTCCAGAATATCGGAGGCAATCTGGTCCTCCATAGGGAGGATGATGCAGGTTTCCGCGATTTCACCTTCCCGGCTCATGTGATATGTGATTGAAATATGCTTCATTATCAGTTTCCCTCCATGTAAGCGCAGGGGGCTGGCCATAATGGCCCAGCCCCCTATGCAATCTAAGCTCTTTGATTTTTAGGCTGCCTTTTGAAGGTGGATGGCATTCGCCCTCACCTGAAGCTCCTGTGAGAGCAGCTTCAGCGTAGAGAACTCCTCATCCAGCCCATTCAACTCCCGGCGGAGGATCTCCTCATAGTGGCGCTTGCGCTCCTCCAGGCCGCGCACCTTCAAAACCCAGCGTTCCATCACGGCCGGGCTCTGACAGTTGCTCTTGATGAAGTAGTCGCACCGCTCCTGATACTCGGTGATCTCTTTTTTGACCGCATTGTAGAACTCCTCAGCCATCTTGCTGCGCTGTTTTTCGTCGTCAATGATGTAAAAGCTGTTGACGACAAGAGGGGTATTGTTCCGGTTCATGCCCCCCAGCAGCCCGATGAAATCCTCGAAGATATCCACCTTCTCCATGTGACTTCTGGGAACAAAGTACAGGTGTCCGTTGATGCTCAGTTTGGTGGCCTCCATTTCCCGCAGGAAGTTTGCACAGATGGTCTCGATCTGCTTGCGGTTGGCGCACCGCTGATAGAGCTCGAACAGCTCCTCCGCCTGACGGCAGCGGGCCTGCACGTCAATATCCGGGTCCATTACGATGTTGGTACAGTAGATCTGCCCATCCTTCCGGTCGCAGGTGATGTTGGCCAGCTTCTCATAGCGGTTGGTCTTCTGGTTCAGCGTCTCCTTCACCAATTCCCGTGAGAGCGCATCCGCCGTGTGCTTGTTGTCCCGGCAATAGACGAGGTAAATGTTTGTCTCGCCGGCAACCGTGACGGGCTTGCGCTCCTTGATGTCCCCGGTGGCGGAGCGGAAGGCGTCAGCCACCGAAAGCCGGGTGCCGCCAGAATAGGAGATACCCATGCTCTCGCACAGCTCGGAGAGCTGCGCCTTTTCCACCAGCAGGTTTGACAGGGAAAAGTAGAGGAACTTCCCCAGCATATTCTGGGCGTCTCCCTGGGAGGCGGCCACAAAGTCGTTCATATGAAACAGGTTTCCCATAAAGCTGATTGCCCCTTTCAAAGTTGATGATTATGGTTTGTCTGTTAACGGTTATGTGTGCAAAGAGTAGTACGCGTTTTTCAGGTCTTCTTCTCTGTGCAGGACGACGCCGCCGCACAGACCCGTTCTTCCTGGCAGATACTCCCGAAAGGTGAAGCTGAACGGATCACAGTCATCGAAAAATCGAACTTCGCCTCCATTCCTCCAGTGAAAATGATCGCGCAAAAAGCGAACCAGCCTCCGGCGCAGCAACGGAACCGCCAGGACATTTTTCAAATTGTTCGGCGCGTCAAAATGTAACCAGGGGTCTGCGAGCCGACCGAAAGACAGAAACGCCCGCTCTTTCGGGCCGTCGGGGGAAATGCTGTCGTGGAGAAAGCGCATCGTTTCACAAAACGGGAGCCGTATCAGCTCTTTCCGTCCGCTTAACGTGCCGTTGTGATCGGAGAGCCATGAGAAGCAGATGTGCAGATCGTTGGTCCCTTGAACATGCCAAAGACTGGCAAAGGAGCTGAGATCGGATACCATACAGCTTTCATCGGCCAACCGTTTCAGGGCGCTGCGCAGAATTACAAAGCGATGCGGGGATTTATAGCTTCGGCTGACTGTCCGGAAGGAAATGCGGTCCTCCGACGCAGTCACCTTTACCAGAGTATTTTCGTTCAACATGGATATCCTCCTTGTATACTAAATAAAAAGTCAATAACATCAGGTATCAGCAGGCTATGAGATGCCCGTGATACAATGGCTGTAGGACAGCAGTGGCAAGCTCTTTTCCTCCTCGTTGAGCCGCAGGGCTGCTTCAAAATGAGTCCGTTCTCCTGAACCGGAAGTTAGCTCATATTTATCTCATCGCCGTGCGGCTGAGAAGATAGTCGTCCACACCCTTGTAAGCCGGGTCCCAGGTGTATTTATAATAGCGGATGCCGGGGATACGCTGTACCTCCTTCCGCATGGCGAGAACCGCGCCTCTCACGTGAGGATTGGTCATCTGGTCTGAATCCATGGCCTCCACGACCTCCCTGACCTTCAGACCCTCCAGCGTTTTCCGAAGGCCGCCGATGGCGTTGACGCCGCCAATGCACACGAAGAGCGCGTCGCTCCCCAGGAAAGACGCCACATCCCCCTTGAGCGGCCCTTCGGTCAGATAGGCCCGTTTCCGACTGGTGTCCCCTGTCACATGGACCCAGGAATAGCTCCTGGTTCCGTTGGGGGCGCCCCGTGTGGACAGCCAGCGGTACTTTCGGTCCGGCTTGCCGGCGTCGTCCAGACGGATTTTGAGCCCTTGAATGAGACCGTCCCTGTCACGTACCGGGATCAAAAAACCTTTGGGGCCGCTGAGCGTCCACTCTCCATAGCGGGTACGGAAGCCGGGGAGCCCCTGAAGCTCCTGTCCGCCGGAGCGGAGGAGGGCGGCGAGAAGCCGCCTCCCCTGTTCCGTTTCCGGCATGCTGCGGTATTGGTTTTGCTGGATGCGTTCCTCTGAGAGCCCCCGTTCCAGCAGGTTCTCCCTGTGCTGGTCCAGCAGTACGAGGTGCTCCAGCATTGTGGTGTAGGCGGCGTGCCGCTGCGCAAGCGCAAGTGGCTGCCGCTCTGTTTTTGGGGACGCCGGCGGATGCGGCATCGGATAGATTTTTGAGCCCTCCGCCAGCGCCCGGTACGCCTCTTTATTGCCGATCCCATGCAGCCTTGCGTACAGCGTGACACTGTTGCCGCGGGCGCCGCAGAGGTTGCAGCGGTATTGGTCGGTGCTGGTGTTGAGACTTAAATGGTATTTCCCTGGCCCGTGGTCGCCGCAAAAGGGGCAGGCCGCCTCGATCTCCTCGCGCCGCAACGTCCGGGCGTCCAGCATCAGCCCGCACCGTCTGGCCGCGTCCACGATCGGAAGTTTCTCATAGGTCATGCCCGTGTGTCAGGCGCCCCATGCGGCTCATGCCGCCTGTGCCTGAGCAGATGCCTGGATGGGCTGGAGCGGTTGGACGGAGAGGGGAGCATGGGGAACAACCCTGGCCATGATGACCTGCCCGGTGGGCTTTACGTTCGACAAATCCTCAATGGATTCCATGTCATCCGCAAATACCGGGTAATTCCGCCCGGTCAGCCGCTTCACCATCTCGGACACCTCCATGCCGGCCCGCAGCCGCTCGGAGTGGGAGAGGCACTTATAGAGGCGGCCCTTCGTGCAGCCCTCCGCCTGGTAGGTAAAACGGAAGGCGTCCTTGCGCTCTCCTGTGCTTTTTACAATGTCGTAGAGGGAAATGGCCACCCGGTTCAGCTTTAGAGGGGCAAAGGTCAGTTCTGTGCGCTTGCTGATGTAGATGATTGCATCTGAGATCTTCTCCCTGAGTTCTGTGATCTGGCTTCTGGTATTTTCGATCTGGGCGTCAAACTCCGCCTCCGTCCATCCAGCCGTAGTCTGATTCGCTTCGATCTTAGCCTCCAGTTCCCGGATCTCCTCCTTGCACTCTTTCAGGCGGTCATAACCCGCCTGTGTCAGATTGCCGTATTCCAGCGCAGAGGTCAGCTCCTGGATCTGTTCCCTTAATGTTTCCAGCTGTTCCTCACCCCGGCGGTCCTCCTCCAGTTCCCGGCGCTGACTCCGTAGGCGTTCCAGTTCCTCCGACCAGGCCCTCAGATCATCCTGCTTGAACTGCACAAAGGTTTCCGCTGCCTGCTGGTCCAGCGCTTTCAGCTCTGCGAATTGAGCCTGCTGCTCTTTGCCCTGTGCAATGAGCGCCTGGACAAATTTCTCTGTCTCAGCGCGGACCTCTTCCAGCGCCGCCTCCGTGATGGGGCGATGGCAGGTAGGGCAGCATACGCCGGGTGCAAAGGACTGGAAGTTGTGCAGCTCCTGTTTATATCGCCGTCCCAACTCACTGACACGGGCCGAGATATCAGCCAAAGGCTGCAAAAATTTTGACTGGTAGGACTCCGCTTGCCGGGCGGCAACTTTTTGGGTCAACTCTGAAATCTGCCCGTCGATCTCGGAAAAACGCTCCGCGCTCCGAAGGTCGCGGGATGTTTCGTCGTATTGTCGGCTCAGCTCTACAAGCTGTCGTTCCATCTCCTTCGGTTCCAGACCGGAAAAGCGTTTCTGCTCTAAATGACCGGCCTCCTCCTGGAGAGACTGGAGCTGTTCATTCAGGGAAGCCGACGCCTTGCTGGACTCCCGGCCCTGAAGGCAGGTGAGATCCTTCTGCCCGGTGAGATAGATGATCTGTTCCTCCAGCTCACGGATCTGTTCCCGCTTCCTCTTGAGATAGACCTCCGGGGACAGGATCTCCTCGTCCTTCAGACTCTCCTGTACGTGTTCGGAGAGCTGTGAGAGAACCGTCTCATGGGGGATCACCGGCAGATACCGCTCCAGAAGGTTTTTCCCATCGTCCTCCAATACCTCGATGAAATAGAGCGGGTTGAAAATGGAGAGGAACACATCGCGTTCCCCGAACATGTCCGTAAGGTCGGTCTGTCGGATGTCATAGCCGTCATAGGTGATGACCATGCGGCTGTTTTTCCGGAGACGGTACAGCTCATGCGCCGCGCCGTCCTGGTCCACAAACCGCAGCCGGACCGACAACTCCATCTGCTGTTTCATGGCGTCATTGTAAAGCCGGTCGATGCCGCGCTCCCCAAAAAAGGGAAGGCCGGTGACTGCGAAGGCGACCGCGTCGGCAAGGGTGGATTTGCCCTGGCCATTTCCACCGGTGATGACCGTCGGATTGCCGAAAACAAAGGTGGTCGGCTCCAGGTAGTTCTTAAATCCGGCGAGTGTCAGCTCCGTGATGTAGAATTGCTCTATTTTTTTTCACAGCGCGTCTCCCTTCCAAAAATTTTCTCAAATATTTATCACAGATTCCTACGCCGCCTGGGGGGCTGTTGCGATCCGGTAGTCCTCCAGCACATAGAACACAACGGTGTCCTGCCGGCGGACGGACAGACGCACGCCAGTCAGCAGCGTTCCCACAGTCAGGGCGTGATGCTCGCCGGGGGCGAAGGCGTCCACCTGTTTCCCGTCGGCCGCCTCCAGGCGCACCAGCGTGTTGACCGTATTCATCCCCTTCTGTACCTTGGACGCCGCCACCCGGTACTCATACGTGTTTTGAGAGGGCGCGGACGATGGTGTGCGGGAGCGACTTCCTGCGGCAGAGCTGACCTGCGCCTGTTCAGCCTTGGCCGTGCTGCCCTTTGGGGCCGCAGATGGTGCGGCCGGCTGCGTGGAACAGGCCGCGCCCGGCTTCTGCTCCGGGACCGGGGTGCTTTGGACAGAGCCCGGTGCGTCGGGGGGCGCTCCGTCTTCCTCCTGCTCCGGGATGTCCTTGGGCACCAGCAGTGCCTCGGTCCCGCCTGCGGGCATGGGCTTCAGGCCCAGCCGGTCAAGCAGCTTGAGGTATGCGTTGTCCAGCTTCTGGCGCTGGTCGTCCCGGATGAACCAGGTCTTCCCTTTCTTCTCAATATCGACCCATACTGTGTTCATGTCGTAGAGGACCCGGCCGATGCCCCACTGGTAGGCCGCCCGCTTCATGCTGTCGGAGAGGCCGCCCTTTACAGGCTCGATCTCGGAAAGCTCGGCGCCGTCCCACTTGCAGACCCACTCCTTGCGCTCGGCAAAGTAGATGGCGATGCCGCAGAGCTGGGAGATAATCTCCTTGTCCTCCAGCTTTCGGTAGTCCTCCTTGCCCGGTACCTTGGCAACGAACTTATGCCAGGGCTTGAATCTGTTGTACCAGTTTTCCACGCCCACCACGTCGTCCAGCCGGTACTGAATGGCCCGGTTGGTCACATAAGGGACGGCGATGCCGCGCATCTCCTGGGGATATGCCTTTTGCAGCCTCCATTCCAGGTCGCCCGCTGCGAAGGGCTTTGCCAGGGCCTCCTGGATCTGTTTGGCGGTTCGTTGTTCCATGCCTTACCTCCCAATGATAAAGTCCCCTAGGGTGTCGCCGCGGGGCACCAGAACATCCGTGTAGTAATACGCGGGGTCTTTGTCCTTCAGGTGTTCCATCAGCTCGGCATGGCCAAGTCCGAGGCGGTTGTGCTCCCGGTCGTACAGATCATCGTTGTCCGGCAGGCCCAGCACATAGCGGGGAAAGTGCTTCATGCTCAGGATATTTTTGTATCTGGGCAGGACGTTATTGCCCGCACACAGCTTCCGGTCCGGATGAACGTTGGAGAACGGATACTCATACATCGCCGTCTCCGGCCTTGGGGATTCATCCGCTGCAACGCCGATGGAACACTCCGCGATCCGTCCGGTGTTCAGCATGCGGATACCGAACACCAGCCGGGGGAGCGGGAAGTCCGGGTACTCCGTATTCAAATAGGTCAGATCGGCCCGCAGCTCCGGGTTCCACAGCACAAAGTACCGCTCCGAGCCGTTCATTGCCACGGAAAGGCAGTGCTCCGGCAGGAAGCCGCTGGAGAGAAAATCCTTGTTGTTATAACCCTCGTTGAGCGCACAATAGAGGTCAAACGGGTCAATCTGCTGACAGGATATCACCCCATCTTCCTTTTTCTCCTCCACAATGAGCAAACCCCGTTCCGGGGACCACCGGATGCAGGAGTCCCGCGTATAATCTCTGTTTTCTGGCCGAGCCATCAGGCCGCCTCCTTATCACTTTCATTTTGCTGTTCCAGGCACAGCTTCTCCAGGCGCCGGTTTTCCCGGTCGAGATAGCGCAGCAGATCCACCATGGAATTGGCAAAGCCCAGCGTATCGCAGCAGTCCGGAGAGAACCGCAGCTTTACGCAGGTCGATTCGTCCATAGGGGAGAACTGCACTCCTGTCACTGAGTCCGTCACCATGCAGAAATACAGCGCGATGTCCTCCAGGCGTTTCCGAAGGGCAAGCCTGTGCCCATGTGTGGTGTCCAGCCGGCCGGTCAAAGACAGATAGCAGTCTATATTGGGATGAGAGAAGGACATCGTTGTGGCATCCCATTCTTCATCTATATCAAATACCGCTGCGGGGAAAAGCTCCCAGGTGAAGGTATCTGCCAGCTCATACAGCTCATCCATCCCTGCCTCTGTGCAATGGTTGAGTGTTTTCAGAAATTCCTCCCTGGTCTGTACGCCGTGCAGGTATTTCAGTACGCGCAGCACCAGAAGTACATCCTCTTCGTAGTCATCGTAGTCGTACATTGTCCCCCTCCTCAGAAGAATACCTGCTTTTCCAGCGCCGCAGGCTCTATGCCTTGAAGCATCCTGTTAAAGCCCTGCAGCCAGTTCGACTGGTTGATTTTGTACCTGTGCTCATAGTCCTCCGGCGTCACGTGGCTGAGGTCGAACGCATCCCAGTCCAGCTTTGTCAGATCGATGAGCTCGTGGTTCTTCAGCCTGTCGAATACCTCCCGCTGGAGGTAGGCGCTGTGCTCCGCCGGTTCCGACATGGGCTGGCTGGGCGGAAGCTGCTGCAAAAGCCGGAAGAACTGCTCCGGGTCAAATCTCATCATCACACGGCACCTCCGGCGGCTCCAGGCAGACCATGCAGAGGGCATAACGTTCGGGGTGCGCCAGCGTCTGCTGCACTTCCTTCGGTTCAATAGACGCCCGTTTCTGCGCGACATGGTAAACACCGCAGTCGGGAAGAATCTCGCCCTGCTGCATCGCCAGATGCCAGAGGCCGTGAAACATCAGGTCAGGATCGCTGCCATCTATAACGGCCGGACAGACGATGGTACCGTCCTCCTCAAAAAATTGATCTGGATTCAAGCGGGACAGCGTGTTCAGCGTATGGTGCATGATCGCGCCAGCCTGCCTGTCCAGCGCCTTACGGTAGAGCTCCCGAAACAGGGGCGGGGCAGCTCGGCCGAGAACCACGCCGAAGGGGGCGTAACCTCCCTGTTGTTCCAGTCGGAGCTGGGGATAGAATTTGGAGAATTTTCTGCCAAGGCCAGACTGAAGCAGGCTGGCCACAGTAGACCATACGGCGCCCTGCGCCGTGCGGTCGTCTGCGGGAAGCTCCTCAGCCGGAACAATGAACGCCAGAGGAAGCGCTGTCATAGCCATATAGCATACCTCGTTTCTTAATATTCTTCTGGAAGTAAACAGGTCGTGGCCGACCGGTCCGCCTCCGTGACGATCAAAAACCGGATTCCGCCGGTTGATGTATAGACAGAGAGCAGAGCCTCGCCGTGGCTAAGTGCATAATCGTTGCTCTGCTGAACTGAATCCGGGACGTCACCCCAGTCGCAATTCAGGTGATGGCAATAGGCGTTTAGAAGCTCTTCTTTTGCCACACATGCTAGCAGGTCTTCGCTCGCGATAAGACGGCCAGGTGAGAACCGTCCGGACGTTTCCGTAAATAACATCATTTCCTCCTCGCTATGCCAGGGATTTAAATCCGTTAGGCGTCAGAACATTGAAGATCATTTTGTTGGCGATTGTCTCGCGGATCTCCGATCCCAGGTGTTTACCTTCAGCGCTGAATTTTTCCTCCGTCTCCGTCCGGATCACTTTGACAATGCGTCCCTTTATGACGTGTGGAAAATTGCACCGGACGAGCCCGTTGATCATACCGGAGCCGCCCACAAGGCCGATCTGCCCGATGGAGAGCGGGAGCGGCGGCCGTTTTACATCGTTGTCCAGTTCGCTGCGGGCCATAAGCTGCTGAAAGCTGTTGGATCGCTTGAGCTGCTGCTCCAGCTCCTTCTGATTGAATCTCTCGCCCATGAAGGTCGTGACCTCCAGGGGGTAAGCTGGAAGCGCATACCGGTGCTCCGGCAGGTCTGAAATGCTGGGGATGGATGCGGGGGAGACCGCGTACTGCTCCAGCCACAGGGTATCCGGCGGCTCCGTCTCTCTCCGCTTCCGAAGGCCCAGGACGGCCACCTGCTTGAACCGCTTGAACTCCCCATCGGTAAAGCGCCAGACAGAGAGAGCCTCAAAATTGTCCATCAGGATACGGCAGATGTCCGGGGTAAGGCGGTAATAGGGGATCACATAGACCAGCAGGCCCCCATAGGTTAGGTGGCCGATGCTCTCAATGAGAAACCGCTTTTCATGCCGGGACTGCCCGCCGCTGCCATTGAGTACGGACAGATAAGGCGGATTCAGAAACAGCAGATGGAACGCCTCACGGCTGATCCGGCTGAAGAAAAAGCTGCCGAAGCCTACACGGTGCAGGCGGGTCTGCGCCTCCCCGGCGCGGCTTTCGTCCAGCTCCACGCCGTAGGCAAAGCAGTTGTTCCCCTCGGCGAGCTGCCGCAGGGCCTTCCCGCAGCCGCAGCAGGGATCAAGGAGGTTGGTGGTAACACCCTCCGGGAACTGAATACCCCGGAGCAGCAGTGCGATATTGTCCGGGTCGGTGGGGTAATACCCCAGCTTGATATTGTTCATAAGCCGTCCGACCACGGCGGCATTGGTGGTACCGCTGACTGGAAGAGAACCAGCAAAGCCGCAGAGTGCGTCATAGACCGGCTTATAAGCCGTTGACATCAGATCGAAGTGTGCAAGCCCCGCGTGGAGTTGTCCCGCGGCAGCAGCCAGCTTGTACTCCTCCACCTCCATGAGACAGGGCCGGACGTCGGAGAGCGCTTCCAGCAGATAGCCGCGCACCTCCTGCAGATCAGAATAGGCGTCCCGGGCGGCGGCAAGGCCGGCGCTACGGGCCTTTTCAACCCTGGCCCTCTGCACCACCAGGGACTGCGCCATACGCAGAATCATGTGCTGGCAGTCCTTGAGCCGTTCGGAGGCGTAGAACTGCTGCTCATCCCGCTCCTCAAGCGGCCCGCTCACAGCCGTACCCCTTCCGCAAGGAGGAAAAACACTCCAAGACCTCATTGTAGGAGCACTTTTTCAAATCGTTCAAACTCAGATACCGGCTGTGCCCGCCCTTGTGGTCGTGGGCGTTCCGGATGGTACGGTACAGGACCGGCCCAACCCAGCTGCAGCAGCTTTGAGAGATCTCAATAAAGATGCCGTTGTTTTCCCACATTCCGTAAAGGCAGCATTCACCGGATACGGCGATCCCACCGGCGTTGGATCGGACCGTCACATCATGCAGGCAGAGATCCTTTGCCAAGGCCCGCAGGAAGGTTTTCCCCACGTTCAGGAAGGTTCGCTTGGCCCCATTCGGACCACACTCCCGTTCTCCTCCGATGTAGCTGAGATCCTGACTGAGCAGCGCGGCGAGACGGCGCATATTGAGTTCCTGAGACTTGTTCGACATATTTGCTTCCTCCACATTCTCAATCATTTTATTTCAAACGTTGAGAAGGCCGGGAAGCCTGCTGCTTCCCGGCCTTCCACGCGGGCGGTTCAAGCCGCCGCGCGTTTTTTCGTGGTCGTATTCTGTCCCGCTGAGGCAGCGCCGGTCTCCGCCTGAGAAAGCAGACACCGGCGGCCGGCATATGCCAGCAGACGGAGCGTACCGTCCGGCTGGAGCATCCCCCGGCAGGCTCGGATCTGGAGCACGGCCTTTCCATCTACCGTCAGGACGCGCCGCTCCTCATAGGCAACCTCCCGCATGCGCTCATGCCGCGGGAGGAATGACACGCTGCTCCTGAAAATTAAATGCAGGCGCGTTTTCCTCCGGAGTGCCGGGGATGAGACGGAGCGTATAGCCGGATTCCCGGGCCAGCTTGAACAGGCCGATCACGCGGTTGAGCTCTTCATCCGGCTCGTCCTCTGCTTCCGGAGTCTGTCCCGCCTCCGGTTTTGCGTCAGTCGCCAGGATATGCGCCGTATCGGCATTGACCTCCGGTACGGCACCAGACTGGCCGGCGGCCTCCGGTACGGATTCCGCTGGCATATAGTCCGCGTCCATCGGCTCATACCAGCCGTTCCGGGCCGTGAGACCGGTCCAGAAGGAACGCAGCGCGGAGAGCAGAAGCGTGGCGATCATACCGCGTTTTTTGGTTTGAGGTGAATCACCTCGTCAGCCTTCACCTCGTCGGTCTCGCTGATGGACACGGTCAACTTGCCGGTCTCCACATAGGCCGCGGAGAGGAAACAGGATACCGCTGCGCTGTCCGAAGCGAACAGCTCCGGCGTCTGGACCCGCCTGGCGAGCAGGCGGCGGCAGAAGACAGAGCCGGTCTCCAGCTCGTCCAGGCAGATTACATCCGCAGAGGTGGTGCCGGCGCTGAGCACGCCGCCGCCCGTGATGGTCTTGGCCTTGACGCCGCAGGTGGTCTTCAGGCACCCCTCTACTACAAGATGCTCCGTTTCCAGGGACTCATAGCACACGGTATGTCCTTTGGGAATATAGACGGTTTTCATAGTTCTTACACTCCTGTCAATCAATTTCTGGCCGAGGGCACGGCATTCGGCTGTGTCTTTTCCTTCTGTCGCTCTATTTTCGGTACGTTACGCCACATCTGCATCACTCTTTACCCAGACGGGGAGTACCAGTGCGTGGTCGCTGCGGTTCTCTGCCCCGACCACAATGGGAGACATCCCTCCGCCGAACTTCACCGTGACCCGGGGTTTACCGGAAAACTGTTTTAAAGCATCCATCATGTAGACCAAATCGAAACCGACGGTCAAATCCGTCTCTCCCGAAATTGATATGGCGGTCCGGTATTTCTCCCCGGAGGCCAGCGCTGTGAGCGTACCGTTGTGGAAATAGACATACGGCTTTGCCCTCTTGGGAAGGAGACCCTTTAGGTAGGTGAGCTCCCGCAGGAACTCTTTGGGACTGACTGTGAACTGCTCGGCGTATCGTTGGGGGATTGCTCCCTGGAAGTTGAATACGGATAATTCACGGTGCTGAGAAAACAGATGCGTGCGCCCGTCTGTGACTTGAAGGTAGTGCGCTCCCCAGAGGAAATCCACCCGGGCCTCGCCAAACACCTTCAAGTGGGCCAGAAAGTCCAGCTGGAGGCCGAACTCCCGCGGCGCTGTAAGGCTTTCATCGGTGTCCCATGCCATCCGGCGGCCGTCCAGGGCAAAAATACTGTTGCCGCTGAACTGGATGCAGCTGCCGATTGGCCGGGCATGGGCCGAAGGCTTCTCGGCCGCATATCCGGTGCGCTTGATCCGGTCCATAAGCCGGCCGGCCTGAACAGAAAACAGAGGGGCGCCGTCCTCATTGGGCAGATCGGGGTAGTCCTCTCCGGAACTGGCTTCAAATTCGCAGGTCCGGGCGCCATTTCGCATGGTGAGCCGGGAGCGGGGACGCTTTTCGTTCTCCAGCACGTCATACTCCATGACCAGTTCTCCGCAGAAGTACCGGCTGGCTTTCTCCGCAACGCAGCTTCGGGAAAAAATGAAGGAAAATTCATCCCCCTGGGCCGGGATTTCTGTGATAAACCATGTCGTCAGGTCTGTGGCGGCCAGGATACACTTGTCCGGGTATGCGTGGACGTAGACCTCGTTCAGGCAGGGAATCCTGGACTTGCGCGGCACCGTACAGGCGTTTGCCAGCGCGTCGGAAAATGGCTTCGCGTCAACGATGGTTTTCATGCTGCCACCCTCTTTGCACTTTCTAAAGTTGTTTGCATTTTTGCCGTCTGTGTGGAAAACTCTGTAACACGGACGCGGCTGCGCCCATGGGCCAGGATATTGTAGACCATATCCACCATTACGGTAGCCGCCATAATATTGGCCGCCATGCTCTGCGGGTCCGCCTGGGCCGCCTCTGCGCAGCTGATCTCCGAGGGAAAACGGTCCTGCGCCTTCAAAATTTCAGGGGCGATCCCGCCGACGGGCTTAAAGATGGTACGCCCATTCCGCCGCACCCCGCAGACCACCTGGCCGGAGAACTCCTCATTCCCGCTGTCAATATAGACCAGGTCTTGCGACTGGCAGAACGCCTCGTGGCAGAGCCTCCGGGACTTGTTGTTGTCCACACAGCCCAGCAGAAGCACCATTTCCCGCTTGAGCTTATAGAGATAAGGACCTTCCTTGATCTCCCAGATGCCGGGCCGGATCAGACGCATCAGCTCCTCCCGTGTCTCCACGAAGGAGGGCACATATTCCGCCTTCATCCCAAACACGGAGGCATACCGCTCAGCTAACACCCTGGCCTTGTTCTGCCCCAGGTCGGCGGGCGCAAAATTCTGTCGGATAAGGTTTTTCGCTTCCACCAGGTCCCCGTCGCAGAGGATAAACCGTGCGGGCCGGTTCAATGCGTGCAGCATCCGGTAGAGGTGGGGGGCGGCGTGCCCGCCGGTCCCGCCAGTTCCCAGCATCACAAGCTTGACCGGGACATCGGTGGGAAACCTCATGGCTCCACCTCCGGGAACTCGGTGTATGGCCGTAAGTGCCGGTAGGTCGTCCGGATCGGCTTGGCCTGGCCGCGGTCTTTCCGCCGCTTCACATGCCCGCTCCACTCCTCCGGGAATGGCTGAGTCAGGCCCTCGATAATCGCTCCGGGATCGATCTCCACAAAAGAACCATTGCAGGAGAACCGCGCCCGCAGCTCCGGGAAGAAGCGGTTTACCTGTCCCATAACAAGATAGAGGCCGGTGCCCTGCTCATCCTGGTCATCCTTTGGGGAGAAAAATGCCTCCATCGAATTGTGGCTATGAAGGTCTGCGTAGCGGATGTACCGGGTATCATCGTCATAAGGGCAGTCACGGAGATCCGCCTCGACATCCCCTGTGGATACAACCTGCGGGGGCACATAGGCGAAAAACCGCTGCTCGACCTTATCCCAATAGATAAGCGCCAGTGCCTCGTTCTCCTCGTTTTCCCGCATGAAGGAGCGGAAGAAGGCGGTGATCTGCCCGATCAGCGCCATGGGGATCAGGGGCAAAGCCGGGGTAAACCCGGCCTTGACCACCTGAAACTCAGACGCTTTCTTCGCTGGGGCGATAAATTCCCCCTGTTCCAGCTTGCGCACCTCATAGAGCTTTCCGTCTCCGGAGGGGACGAGACAGATCACTTTGTCCGACTTCCTGGCCTCCTCCAGAGACTCACAGTGGGCTTTGTAAGGAGAGAGAATGCCCTTAGTCTTCATGATAACCTTGGGTCTCACCAAGCAGTCCGGATTCTTGTCCTTGGACTTTTTCAGGGCCTCCAGGAACTCGCGGGACCGCTCAATGCTCTGCTTCATAGCGGCGATGGTCGTCCCCTTGGGGTCCTTGACTTCCTTTCGGATGCCGCCGTATTCCATTGACCAGGAGACAGTTTTGCCCTCTTCCAAATCCACAAAGTCCTCAGCCTTGCAGATGCGCAACTCCTCAAAGGTAATCGTGGGATCTTCGATGGGTTCTTTGGCCCCCTTGTGGCAGAAGATGGGCTTTTTCTCCAGAAGGTTTTGCTGGGCGTTTGCCATTTCCTGCTTGGCAAACGCCGCTTCAATGGGATTGGCGGGTTGTTCAGCCTCCACAGGAGACTGCGTGACAGGCGCCGCGGGGGGCGGCGCGATAGGCGCCGCAGGGGACTGCGCGACAGGCGCCGCAGGGGACTGCGCGACAGGCACCGCAGGGGACTGCGCGACAGGCGCCGCAGGGGGCTGTGTGACAGGTGCCGCGGGGGGCTGTGTGACAGGTGCCGCAGGGGGCGGCATGACAGGTGCCGCAGGAGGCGGCGTGACAGGCGCCGCAGGAGGCGGCGTGACAGGCGCTGCGGGGGACGGCGTGACAGGCGCCGCAGGGGGCGGCGTAACAGATGCCGCGGGAGCAGAGGCCGCTCCTGTGGGGTCAAATGGATTTCGGTCTGGATCTGCGGTTCCAGTACCAAAGATGGCGCTGATGTCAAGTCCTTCGCCTGCTGCCTGACCAAACGGCCAGCCGGTGCTGTTCTGCTCACTCATATGGAAAGCTCCTTTCGTATTTGGGGACAAAAAAGACCGCAACCGCCCCAAAAGGCAATTACAGTCATTCATGTCCAGATTCAATTTTCCAGGTCGTAGCTGTCCGGCAGAGGGCAGACTTCACCCTCCTTCCACGCCGTTCCGCCCTAACTTACTCCGCCCTTAATCTTGCTCTGACCTAGAATACGCCTTTATTCTATCAGCCCTTTTCTCTCCTGTATAGGTGGAGTTTTTCCAATCAAAACGAGCTATACACCTAAATTTGACGTTTTTCGGCATAGCCCTTATAATGATGGCTGGACAAAAGCAAAAATAGAGAACACCGTTTCTGTCGGAAGTCTGCGGTGTATCTCGCCGAGCCCCCCTCAGACGGGCCTATCCTTGAGGGGGCGCCTATAAAGCTGTAGAGGTCATTGTTTGCATTTGAGTGAATTTAGCTATAAGCCTTTGGGAGAACACAGCCAGCTATGGGAAAGCATGTATTCTTAATTGATAATGAAATCTCCCGCATTGCACAAATAGAATGCCTCATAGCCGGAACACAGATTACTTTTTCAACGGCTCACAACGAGCGCACCGCATCTCCCATGCTCTACTCCGAGGAGATAGATTTGGTTGCAATGAGTGGGAGTGTTTCAGGGAGTGCCCCGCTTCTGAACAAGCTGCTTGATTTGAAGAACGCAAAGGGAACCCTGTTGCTGCTCTATCCGATCTTGAATAGGGAGGCCCGAACCGAGTTTTACCGCCGTGGCTTTGACATGTGTGTGGCATCCGAGGACCCGGCGGAGTGTGCAGCCGCAATTTCAGTTATGCTGCAGCGCCTGGACATAAGGATGGTCTCCCCAGGTGTTCGAAAAGGTGAAATTGTTTATAAAGGCCTATTTCTGGACCCTTCCAGCCAGGAAGTGAAGCTGTTTGGGAGCCCCATTGAACTCACAACACAGGAGTTTAGAATCCTATATCTGCTGGCCAGTAATCGTGGAAATATTTTTTCCAGAGATCATATTTATGAGGTTCTGTGGAAAGATTCTGCTTACTGTGGAGGAGAGAGCATTTCCAACCATATCTGCTCAATCCGGAAAAAGCTCGGGCTTCCGCCAAGCGATAAAGAATATATTCGGACCATCCACGGTTCCGGGTATGTGTTTGGATTCAAATGAATAATGAAGGAGCCTGTGCTATCAACACGAGTCCCTCATTTTTTATCGGCTTCGTTTTATCTCTTTTCTTGCTTATTAAATGCGTTCCGTCCTATTCGATGATTGAATTTCACCATATGGAGATTTCAGGCCAGCAGGCTTTGAGATACCCATGATAACCGGAGCATCTGGCAACCTCGCTTATTAGAATCATTCCGGGGCAGACCAATGCGATATCCCTCATTGCTGAAAGGGCGGCCTTGTCCCCGGCAAACAGTCAATGAGTTTGCAGCTAACTTCCGAGCCAGGGGGACAGACTTCCTTTGAAGCAACCTTACAGCTCAACTAGGAATACAAAGAACTTGACCCTGCTGTCCTACAGCTATTGTATCACGGGCACCTCAAAGCCTGCTGATATTCAAAAGTGAACTAATCAGACCCACTTAAAACTGTCTGCAAATCTTATTATACGAGGGGAATACTACCATGAAAAAGTTTAAGATCGAGTATGGCATTGTAAGGGAATATGACGAAGTGACCCTGTGGTTTGAGCCGATTGATGATGATCTGGATGCGCTGGTTTTGCGGAATCGCAGTGGGGAGATTCTTTCGGTATTCACAGAGCAGAGGAAAAAAGGAAGAGAAGGAAGCGACCAGAAGGGCTGATGCTATCGGTTTACTGGAGACGGCCAGAAGTGGCCGAGGAGGAAATGCAGAGCTGCCCTGGAGAGCTGGGTGGCCGCCAAGGAAGGGGAGAGCAGTATGGCACCATCTTCCCCATGGGAGCGGCCGGCAGCCGCCCGGCCGGCCCAGAGCTGTCCTGGGGAACTGGGTGGCCACCAAGAGAGGGGAGCGCAGACGGATGTATCCCCATGGGAGTGGCTGGACACCAGACCGGCCCGGAGCTGCCAGGGCGGAAATGCGGAGCTGCCGACGACGCCCATTAAAGACGCAGCCCCTCCCTATATCTCCATAGGGAGGGGCGCTAAATATATCTGGATTATAACATAGACCGATAGTAGTCCCAAGCCTTTTGAATCCAATGGCGAGGAGCCATGCGTGTTTCTAAGTCCTGCGCAATCTTGCGTACATCGTCTGGCGTCTTAGCCGCTTGCAGGGCGGCGTCAACGGCGGCTTCATTTTCGTAATAAACTGTCATGAGAAGTTCTCCCTTCTACTATATGCTACTATATACCTCTATCTTCTGCTCAAACTCTTGCCGCTACCAGCTTCCTGACGATATCATCTCCAAGAAGATCTGAGGTTCGGTAGATATTCTGACAGAATTCCTGCAAACTGAACTTCATACCAGGCTCTCCCTGATCCAGCAGGATTCCGGTAATGGTGAAGCGGTGTTCTGCCTGCGCGGTACGCAGTTTCTCTAAAAATTTTTCTGAGATACAGCACTCTCCATCCGTGATAAATACAATGTCGGCGTGCTCAAATCCCTGCCGTTCGATCAAGCTCACAGCCTGCCACATGGGCGTATCGAAGTTCGTCCCGCCGCCGAGGAAGGTCTGTGCCGCCTCCATCTTGCTCTCCGGGCTGTACTTGCCTTGCCCGAGTCCGCCGGGCAGGAACAGATCGGCCTTCAGGGAGCTTGCATCAGAAAAATGGATCAACGCGAATTTACGGCCGCCGTCCTCCGCGATTTCCAGGAGAGTCAGGGCCACGGCCTTTCCCCAAGCGGCAAGGTCTCCTTCCGTGGAGTCGGATTCATCCAAACAGCAGATGATGTCCCCGGCGCCCTTATAAATAGGCTCCCGGCGTTGGTATTGCTTGATCTGCTTGCGCTGGTATTTCTGGAGAAACAGCGGCAGCGTGGCGGGAGAGGCCAGCATGGACAGCTCTGAGGTAATCGCCCGGGAAAGGTTGCTGCCAAGCTCCAGCGAATAGGTCTCCCCCCGGCCGTAGGCATAGCCGTTTCTCTTTCCCTGCGCAAAGATTTCCCGAAAGCGCCCTAGGTACTTCGCCACGTTTTTGAGGACGTCGCTCTGGCGTACCAGGTCAAGAATCTTGGTATTGGCTTCGGTGCGCTTCAGATCTCCCGGCTCATTGCCCCAGGCGGCGATAATGGACCGCACCTCCTCCGCCTTTTCCGCTGCCTGTGCCGTTGCGGACGCAACCAGCGTGGACACCACATCCTTGTTTCTGGCGGCACTTACGTCAATCATCCCGTTCACCGCCTCCACTTGCCTCTGCTTGCTCTCGGCGGTATTGGCCGCGGCAATGATAGCCTGTTCCAGAACATCATTCTGCCCGCCGCTCTTGCGCATCCGCTCCAGGAGTGCGGCAAGCTCTTCCTGGGCCTTTTCCTGAGCGGCCTCCAGCCTTTCCAGCGTATTGACGGCGCCCTTCTCCCCGCCCAGGCCGGCGAGAAGTTGATCCAGTTCGCCGCCCACTCGGGCTGCAAATTCCGCGGCCGCCTCGTAGGCTGGGAGCTCCCGGCCTTCACAGATGCTTTTCAGCGTAGGATAGTCCTCGCTTTGCAGCATATTCTCCAGAATGGGGCCATTGAATTTCCGGGCCGCTGCCGACAACTTCCCGTCCTCAATGCGGTGTGGTAAAAGCGAGTAAAAGGACTGGTACGTATCCCGGGCCAGAGCTGGAAAAGAGCGCAGCTTTTCCCCTGCGGCCTGTTCCAGTGCGTCCATTGCCGGGTCGCCGTTCCTGAGATCAGCATAAATACGGTCTTCCAGCTTTGTGGAGTGCAGGACACGGTCGTTCTGCTGCGGCGGCGTCTCCTCCTTTGGTATGAGTCCTGCCCAGGGAGAGCGCAGCACATCGCCAATCGTGCGGTATGGTCTTCTCATATGTCACCATTCCTTTTCAAAAAAAGAACATGAAGCGGTACGGTTTGTACTGCTTCATGTTTCTGAGCTTACCGGGCAAAGCCGGTCTGTTTTGTTTGATTAAATACTTATTAAAACAGGCAAGGTATAAGGAATACCCCCTTACCAGTCTCAGCTTTGGACCATGGTGCGGATAGCCTGTTCTACAGCCTTGTTAAGACTTATGCCTTCCGCCTGGGCCAGCAGCGAAAGCTCCCGGTGCAGTTCCGGCGGAATACGGACGTTAAACAAACCACTGTACTTCTTTTGGGGCTCTTTCCCGATCTCAGCGCAAAATTTCAAATAGTCATCCACCGCTTTATGGAACTGTTCCTCCAAATCCTTTGCGCTCTCCGACTGAAAGTCCACCATATCATCTATCCCCAGAATTGTGCCGTAAAAAACACGATCCTCAACGGAATATTCCGGCCGGGCTGTATATCCCTTATAATGCAGCAAGTCGCTATTCTTCATATATGGCCATGCTCCTTCAAAAATCTAACTACGGAATCCACCGCTGCCTTTACCATCTCATCTCCGGGGTGCGGCTTGTGAATCAAGAGCACCGCTTTGGTTTTTGGATGGTAGAATTTAACCCTGGAACCAGAAGTCGCGCCTTTATTCGATTCCAGATACCCGAAATATGACATCACTTTCCGAAGCTCTGAAAAACGGAAGTTGGCCGGCGTAGGCTTTCCACATAGTTTATTCAGCAAGGTATCTATTCTTGACATTCTATTTTCTCAGCTCCATTTGTAACTGCATTTTAGTTACATTTATATTATAGCACAACTTCTCCACACGTCAATAGAACATTTTATTCCCGTTTATCTCCCGTCTTTGCCTCTGCCTTTGGACACAAATACCGCTTCGCCCGCTCCAGCAGCCACGCCTTTACCGCATTTCGGCAGACAAGGCCGCCGACCTGGCTCTGACACTCCCCGATAGAGCACAGCCGGCAGGTCGGGATGGTTTCGCTCAGCACAATTTCTTCTGCGAGCTGGTCAATAAAATAGGATAGTTCCGGCGGCAGGGTATAGGGTTCCAGTTTTCCGGCACAGTGCCGGCATAGCACATAGCCAGAGGTTACATCTTCTTTGCAGATAAGACACTTCGCCATAAAATGAATTCTCCTCCGATAATATGGTGCTTCTCTGCGGCGGAGGCCGGGAAGACCCCCGCCGCAGAGAATTTCCAATTGTAAGCATGCTAGAAGGGCAGTTCGCCGTCGTCACCGTCAGCCCCAAAATCAGAGCCCACACCGCCCCCGACTCCACTCAGATCTGGGTTAAAGCCGCCGGGGAACCCGAAGCCGTCCCCGCCTCCCGCCGGAGGCTCCGGGGGCTCGCCATCTTCCCCCTTGGGCTTGGAGTCGCCGAAGTGGGCGGCATCAACGATGATCTCGGTGCTGCGCCGTTTATTTCCTTCTTTGTCCGTCCAGCTCCGGTTCTGCATCCGGCCCTCCACAATGATCATACGTCCCTTTGCGAAATACCGGCTGACAAACTCAGCCGTCTTGCGCCATGCCACACAGTCAAAGAAATCCGTTTCCTTTTCGCCGCTTGTGTTTTTGAAGTCCCGGTCGCATGCGATAGAGAATCTACAAAACTGCGTCCCTGCCTGTGTCGTTTTCAACTCCGGATCGTGGGTCAAGCGGCCCATCATGATAGCCCTGTTTAGCATTTTTATCCCCTCCAAATAGTTCCATAATTCATTTTCAAGTGGCGCTCTGTCATTCACCGACCTCCGTGTTATTAAGTTATCTGCTCGTAAACGATCATTGCAGGGCGGCCTGCTGCTCCAAAGGGATGTAGGTGAAGCCCACCGCCTCGTGAGCCTGACGGCTGCTCTGTTCCAGCTCTTCAAGCAGCTTGTCCGTTACCGCAGCTTCATTGGGCCCCTGTGTGGAGGCTGCAAGCTGCTGCTGCATTCCATAGAGGCGGATTAGCTCCCCGCGCAGTTTGATGAACGCTTTGCGTCCCACATTGGGGTCGTCGGAGCCGGTCCTGATTTCATCAAATTCATCCTGTGCCTCCAGAGCCATTGCCAGAATGTTGTTGGCTTTGTCCTGCATAGGATTGATGCACATACGGCGGAGCGTCTGCTCCACCGTCTCCCGGTCCTGGGGCGCATCCCAGAGATAATTTTTCAGGGCCAGCAGATCCTCCGGCATCACCGCGGCATGGCCGGACAGCCACGCCTTGGCCTGGGCCACCGGCGCATAATTGAGATACTTTCGGTCGGACACCCGGATGCCGTTTTCCCGCAGCGCACAGAGGATATCGTCTGCCAGCTCGTGGACGGAGTCCGGCACAGGAAGCGCTGCTGCTTCTCTCTGCATGGCTTTCAGTTCATCCAGCGTGATTGTGGCTGCAATATTTCCAGCCGTTCCACTCTGCTTTTTCCGCAGCATGGCCAGCCGGTTGTCCCGCTCGGCGATATCCGCCGTCACCACCTTCAGGTCCAGGCGGTCATAGAGGGCCTCCAGGATTTTTTCCTGTGGGTCGTTGAAATTCGGTACCTCATTGGAGGCGGCAAAGAAGGAGACTGCGGGGATGGAGTATGTACGGCCTTCGTTGGTGTATTTGCGCTCATTAAGCGCGGTCAGCAAAGAGTTCAGCACACCATCGTTACATTTGAAGATCTCGTCCAACATTATAATATCCGCTTCCGGGATCTTGTCTGTGGTATTCACGCATGGCGTTCCGGCATGGAGCTGCCCCAGCGCCTTTGTATAGCTGGAGAGCTGTTCCTGAGCGGCCTGAAGCGCCTCGGCGGCGCTTGTATCACCGTCTTGCTGTCGGAATTGCTCCATGGCGCCGGTCAGGTGCGCCTGCAGCTCCCGGTAATACAGATCCTGCTCTAAAACTGCCTGGGATACTCCGCCGGGGATAAGGCTTGCCAGATCCACGCGGCCGAAAAGCTGGTCCTCATCTGTCTGCTTGGTGAGGAGGCGTTCAAACTGGCGCGCTCCGGTGATTCGGGCACGAAATTGGTTGATGGCAAAGCTCTTGGCCTGTCCAGGAGCGCCCAAAATAAACAGGTTCTTACGGGTCAGGAGCGCAATGGCGATCGCCTCGATCAGCTCCTCCCGTTCCACCACCTGCTCGTTCATATCGGCCATGACGGCCAGCATTTTTTCCCGTAAGCTCATAATGTTCGTTCTCCTTCCGGCATCAGCTTTTTCCTTTGATCGCGTTAAAGATCTCCCAGCTCACGCGGATCGCCTTGAGCGGGGGGAGCTGGGAAAAATGCTCGCGCTTCTCTCCGGTCAACGCATCATAGACCATGCACACCACCGAAGCCGTCCAGGCATCCAGATAGACCCAATCGGAATCCTCCCGCGGTGGCTCTACAAAGGCCTTGACCTCATACGGCCCTGCCTCCCCTAGGACGGGGCGAAAGATCTGAATCCCTTCCGCTTTTGCCTTTTGGCAGCAGGCGACAAAGCTGGCTATTTTGCTCCTCTTGCTTTTATCCAACATCAAGAATCACCTTTCTCAGACGCAGTCCTTCCTATATTCTGCATAGCAGGCAGAACAGGCGGTATTATGGGAGGGCTTGTGGCCCAGGGCGGACAGAAGCGCCGCAAACAGCAGCGCGTCCCGTTCCCGGTCAAATGAGTAGATTCCCATGTCACAGCCACCCAGGCAGCAGTATTCCGTCACGACTTCCCAATGCTTGCCGTCCTGAGACCTGGAACAATCATAAGCGACGGCCTTGCGGAGTTCGTCGTCCGACTTCTGGAGAAGGGGCGCGATAAGCTCACGCTGGCTGCTCAGCCGTTTTTTCAGTGTGCAGCATTCCTTCTGCATCTGAGCCAGAAGCCCCTCCAATTCACAGATTCTTTTTCGGTTCATCTCCCGCTCCGCCGCATACTCATCCTGTGTGGGCTGTACCGTGGACAAAGTGTCCGCATGCGCGTGGCGTCCGGTATGGCGGCAAAGCCATCCGGCGCAGATACTCACAAAGGCCTGTATTCTTGCCTTCCAGATGCTCATATTCAATACCTCCAGATCAGCAGCCGGTTTCCGATTGACTTTAACATAACACATCAGGATATATGGCCTTCAACTCCCGACCCTTGCTCACGAGGCGAAATAGCCTCCATAGCGAGGACAGGAACCGGACTGATATAATATGTAAGCGAACCGCCTATCTCTATGTACCTGTAGCTGTAATCCTCAGACTCAGGCGACTCCACCTCCAGCGGCATAAATGCGGCGCCAACCGACAGCAAATCTGCTGTGGTAAGGCGAGCAATTTCCCGACTGATCTGGTCTTTCAAAAGATCTACGGAGGCGGATGCAGCCAAGAGGTGCAGCTCTTTTTTCTCCCCGAAAAAGCCGCACTCCTCAGCCAGAACGTAGTATCGTTCCACCGGCTGCGGCGGGAACTGAGCTTTAAAACTACTCCGGAATAAAAGGGGTGAGGGCTCAGCTTCCAGTTCCGGGAGTAGTGCCTCCCATTCCTCCTGCGAATAAAGCAGGGCGTCCTTTACTTCTTCTATGTAGAAGGTTTCCCGTTCCACTTTAATGAGGCCGGAGTAAATAACGCCCTCGGGACAAGCATGGACATTGACCACCTTCATTTCCTGCATAGGGCGGGCGGTGATGTCCCGTCCTTGTCCGTATCCGATATATGGGGTTACATGGATAGGGGCTTCCTGCTTGAACCGTGCCACGGAGCCAATGGGCCATGCTCCCCGCCACTGCTCCTCCTGCCGTTTCCGATAGCCGGACAGCCACAGACGGGCATAGGGAGCTTCGGCTTCCGGGAGGAGATCCAGCAGCAACTGAGCCCACCCATCAGTGGTCCGTTCCTCCTGCTCCTCATACCAGGCAAGGCGTTCCGCCGCCGCTGGCAATACATTCTCTGACAGATTAGCATATGGCCGCCAGGTTTGAAGTTGGCGGAACAGGAAATGATACCGTTCCCCATCGTCCTCACAGGCGGCCGGAACCGGATAGCCCATCTCGATGGAACCGCCGCATGCTTTGCATCGCCCCTGCAAAATCAGGGAGGGCCGGATACCATGCTTCGGCGTCTCACAGTAGCCCCAGCCTACAGGTATAAAGTATCGCTTGCAATGCTCATGGATACTGGACCAGTCATGGCGGTACATCGCCTTGCAGGAACACGGCTTATCCATTCACGCACTCCTTTCTCCCAGCGGCATCTGTACCGTTCGCCTCCGCGCACAACTCCAGAAATACCTTGAGCTGATCATCCTGGTACTTTCCAAAGAAATCCCGGATTTCCGACGGGAACTCCTCCATAACCGTCCGGCCCGTGCGGGTAAAACGCTCCAGCGTCTCCCGCAGCTTCCTCTGCGCCGCGAGATAGCCCATAGCGTAGGACAGCTCCAGTCTTTGACGTTCCCTGTCCGCTGTGCCGTCCTTCGGCCTGACAAGCAGCTCATCCAGAAGATTAGGCGCAAATTCTGGAGCACACGGCACAGGATAAGGCGGATTCTGCCAGTCCATGACCAGGCCGTACTTCACCATGGTTTGAAATGCGCGGTACCGGGCCTGCTGCTCCTCGGTCATCCGCGGGCCGTCGCGCTCCATGACCATTACCTCCATGGGTTCATGCGTATTGCTGTAGACTCCGGCCACTTTTCCATCGGACAGATGGATAATACAGATTGACATATTAAATTCTCCTTTCGCGGGGCGGCCTTCCGAACCCTGGAAGGCCACCTCCGGTCTGTTGTTTGGTTATGGGGCCAAAAGCACCCATCTGAGCTTATCACCGGACGGATACCGTCCGGCAGTACGGGGACGGGACGGAGAATCCCAGCCGTGAGAGGAACCGTGTACGGTACCGTCCAGCTGGAATCCCACCGCCCGCAGGCTGCTCCCGCTCTCCTCCGGCAGGGTATAGGTCAGAAAGCGGGTGTAGCCCATCTCCCGGCCAATCCGGATCGTGCGGGCGTAGAGGTTGCTGCACACGTCCGCATAGCGTGGGTCGGTGCAGCAACGGTTGATCTCCAATGTCACGCCATCCATCTGGCGGCGGGCCTTGGGTATGCTGGCAATCGCCACACCTACCGGTTCCGGTTCTCCCGGGGCCCGGAGGCAGAGGGAGAACTTGTGAAACTTCGGTCCTGCATTGTGGCGGTGGTGTGCCTCCACATAGGCGCCGGCCTCCTGAATCGTGATGGGATGCGCCTCCAGCCTGGTGATCAGGCTGGAGGTGGTCCCATCCACGCGGTACAGGCGGCCATAGCCGTCCTCCGTTTCCGCAAGCGCATAGTCGCCGTACTTGCTGCGTACCGATAGCGTCTGCTTGCGCCGCTTGTCTTTCAGACGCATGGGCGCTGCAGGGGCTGTGAACAGCACAGCTTCCAGCGGCTCCGTAAATTCCGGCATGGCCCGCAGCACGGGATTTGCCGCCGCCGTCTCCGGGCTCGAACAGTGAAAGGCCCGAAGATGGTAGGGCATTCTCCAGTTGAGTGCGTCCATCACGCGGTCAAAGGCCGCCTCGCTCAGCAGTCCGGGACACCGACAGCTCTGCGGGCCCAAATGAACGATGAACGCATGAAGTCCCGCCCATGGCGTTGTGTATGGATCAGTGTGCATTTCCCTGACCTTCCCCTGTAGCGGCTGCCCCGCCCGAAGGAGCAAGAGGGTTCCTGAGCCGTTCCACCTCGGCCAAGTAGCCTAATAGCCGTTCCAGCTCTTTTTGAATGGCCGCCGCATTTGCCTCCCGTATCTCCAGCAGGCTGGTAAACCTCGGGGGGATTGTATTGCGGACCTTCAGGAAATGCCGGGGGTGTCCGCTCCCGGCCTGCCGGCTTAGGCTGACATGGGCATTCTGGATCAGGGAGGAATCCTGGAGACCCCGCATATTCCTCGGAGCAGCCAGGAAATGCTCCTGCGTAGACACAAAACCGGCGGTGTCTCCCCCGGCTTCCGACTGATTGGCCAACTCCTTCAGCAGCTCCTCGGCCAGATCTTCCGGAGCATAGGGATAGAGCAGATATTGCTTCAGAAAAGGGAGTGCTTCAATGCCCCAGAGGCTGTCCACTGATTGTTGCAAACGTCGGTCCACAACAGACTTTATCTCCTTCCGGACATTTGCATAGCTGGTATCCCAAATCTGAATCGCTTCCATGATGGTCCGTTGTCCGCGTTCCACACAAATAACCCTCAGATAGTACAGTGTGGATTGGGTAGGCGGCAGGTCATCCGTTCCGGCGAAGTCAGGCAGGCCAGTCTTCTCCTCCACAAGCTGGAGCCGGAACGCCTCGTACATACCGTCCTCCCAAATGATAAATTCCGGCGAGGTGCGGAAGCCACCTTCAGTGGCAGGACCTTTACCGATGCTCTCAATCATTTCCCGCGGCAGATCTATTCCCTCATAGGTGTTTTGTTCCTGCACTATGGCACCCTGTTCTTTGGGAGGCATTTCCTCCTTAATCGTTCTCTGGACTGCATGAAACATCCTTTGTATTTTGCAGCCCTCGCAGTCTTCCCAAAACAGCATTGCGCCAAGCGTACAGTAAGAACAAAAGACAGCTTTGGCCTCAGCCATTTTTTCATAGTAGGCCGGCGAAATCGTTCGTCTGTGATCCATTCTATCCCTCCGTCATAGTTCCAGGTGAAGGCTGAATGTTCGTACCTTGCAGACATCCTCCCGATGCTCAAACCGGGCCCGACGGTGCCGGCGGGCCAGCTCGTTATAGGCGTCCAGCAGATCGAAGTGGCTCTGCTCCGCCACCGCATCCGGCCCGGGGCTCTCCGTTTCATAGATATAGTGGGAAACTGCGACCTCCGCCGTCTCTGTCAGCAGCTCTGCCACGGTATGATAGCGGGCGCTGCGGGCAAAGAGCTCCTGGACATCGTACTCATCCGGGTGTCCGCTCTCCCAGTAGGTCAAGACTTCCGTATTAGGGAGCGCGATCCGGATCGTGGAAAAATAGAGTTTCATACGGCCTCCTTTCTGTTCCGGCACAGCATCGTCTCCAAATACTCCGCCATTTCCCGCTGGTTGCGGAAGGTCCTGCGGATCTGGGAGTCATGATAAGCACGGCTGTCGGAAGGCTGCGCGGTGTCCGCTGTCGTTACCCTCAGCGTGCCAAATTCATGTGTGATCCACAGTCTCAGATGAAGATGGGGGACTTCGGCCACGATCCACAGAGGTCTATTCCGGGCCATATAGTTATTGGGACAATACGCGCTCCACCAGCCGCTGTAATCCAGGGTGATGCTCGCGCCGCCCTTCTTTAAAATGTTATAAATCTTTTTATACTTCACGGACTCCTCCATCACTCAGCAGTGTGATCCAGCTCCCGACGCCAGTTCTCCGCAGCGATCCGCTCCGCCTCCCGGTGCATCCGGGAGACTTTTTCATCGTACTCCATAACCGGATCACCGTAGGCATCCCAGATGTCCCGGCTGGCCACTTCCAGCATCTCGACCACCCGATCCGTGTAAGATCCGTCCTTCCGGCTGGATTGCTCCCGCAGCTCCCAAAGGGTCATCAGGCGGTCATATTCCGTCTCCGAAATCATCTCGTAACCATAGGCGTCTTGGATGTCGGTCCGGGAAGAATACTCCTCCAGAGGGAGAAATATATCCTCCGAACTGGCCTTAGCCTTGCTGCGGGCGCGCAGCTTGGCCTTGCGGTAGCGGGCAATCGCGTCCTGGATGCTGTCCTGGGCAATCCGAAGGTCCTTTTTCAACGCCTCTACTTCCCGGCGCTCCTCTTTGGCCTCCGGTGTCTCATGCTTTTTCCAGAACTCAAGGATCTCCTGTTTCGTTACCATGCTCATACAGGAATCACATCCCTCTTTGTGTTATGGCTGCTCGTTCGGCTGGCCCGGGATGGTAAACATCAGCTCGTCCACAAGCCGGGCGTGCTGCAAGAGAAAATTCCCAAGCTCGCCGATCCAGTCCGGTGTGTCCTCAACAGCTTGAATCAGACGGATGTGATTCTGGTCGGCGTCATATGCCGGCCCTTCGTCTCCGTACAGATAATGGCTCAGGGAAACTTCAATGTCCTCCCCATCGTGGTCCTCCAAAAAGTTTTCCGCCTCCAGAAGAGGCTTGACCTGTTCCACGCAGTTCAGATACCCCGAAGCCAGAAAAATCACGGTATCCTCTTCCGACTGAAGCTCAACCTGCGTCAAACGAATGCTCATAGCGGTATGTCCTCCATTGAATATTATTATTCTTACAGCAACTTGTGGAAACAGTTTCCATCACTGACTGCACATCCATCTCACGCCGACAGGAAGAAGCCATCGGGCTCCGCTCCGCTGTGTCGTTCCAAGTAATCCTCGATCGAGATGATTTTTTTGCCGCGGTAGTCTGCGGGCAGGCCGGTCATACCAAACATACGGTATGGCCGCTTGCAGTTGAGCAACTCAAACCGGAGCTGGGCAAAGATATGCTGCTTCAATTTACCCTTTTGGGGATCGAAGCCCGCGACGGCCCGAATGAGCCGGATGGAGAGCTGCTGGTACACGTCATCATAGTCCAGACGCGCCGCGCGCATCAACGAACGGTTCTTGCGGATAACCCGGTCGATGCACCAGAGATGTTCCTCTACGATACGGTTGCGCTCGGCGATAGAATAGTTGTTTTTCATGAGATGGCGCTCCTTTTCATTTGTTTTTCTGCCTCGGGGCCCAGAACCGGCAGAAGCGGCCCCAGTCCTCCATCAGCATTTTGCGGGAATAAGCGGCTGAATTATAATTGGGATTGTTACAGTGTTGGCGTTTGCCCCTCTGTCCCTCCGTGCGGTAGTAGGAATAGTGGCAGTTGTTACAATGTTTTCTCTGTTTCTTCAATCAGGTCCTCCTTACTTTGGGTACTTGGACTGAACCGTACCCGATGGTAAAAAGCCTTCACTTCCAGCGGCCGATATATCGTCTGTCATACGCGCTTCAAGAGCCAGAATCTCGTCCCAGGGCAGCCACTCCGGCTTGCCCGCCGAAGGAAAGCTGTTCCAGAGTGCCTTCATATAGCCAATCTGGTCTCGAATATTTCCTGCCCAGAGGCACCGCTCACAGCGGTTTCCAAAGCCCAGAAAGTACAGGCAGTCCTGCCGCAGACGATCCAGGAGCATATAGCGGAACGGTTCTTCCCAGCCGTTTTCCCGGATGCGGCACTCATATAGCGCCAACTCCGGCCCATGTTCCGAAACAGATGCAGGCGGTTTGTTCATGGCGTGCCCTCTTTTCTCGGCGGTTCCGATTGACTCTGATGGAATTCAAAGCAGACAGCGAAATTTCGATGGCTACGGTAATAAAAGCAGCAGGGGCGAAGCCCATCATCAATCTCCACCACATTTCCGTAGACGAGATCCGGATAGTCCAGAAGGGTAGAGGCCGGCTGCTGATGGCTGGATGTCAAAAACTGCCTGGCCGAAAGCTGTGTCGTCCCCTCCGCAACCAGAGCGTAGTGCCGGTCGCTGACAAATGCAGTAGCGCCATGCCCTTTCCCGTCAAAGTGCAGAAGTGCATTTGACAGAAGCATGGAGCCGTCGTTCTTATAGTGATACACACGGTAGACGGCCGGGGTTTTCCGCCGTGGGCACCACTTCGGAGCCTTCCACTGGGGATCGGTCTTCCAAAAACGCTTTGGCTTTCGTTTTTCCGGGAAACCTCCGCAGTAGCGTTCAAATCCCTGGCACGTCAAGAAGGTGCACTCCGCGCATCCATACGCGCGCAGTGCCTGATTGGTGTGCATATCATTGTGCCTCCTTTGTCTGCCGCGTCTTTTCAGCAATGTACTGTTTGACCGCCTTGGCGGTCTCGTTCTCAATCTCTGAGAGATATACCTCCACCGCCTGCGGCGTGCGGAACCGTTCCTCCAGGCCGAGATGCCGAACCCAGGAAGCCGACCCAGACGCACAGCGGGGAAATACCTTTTCATAGATCTTCATGCGCCTTCCGTCGGTAAAGATTGCAATTTTGCAGGGGGTGTTCCACATATAGGGGATCACAGTGTCAATGATTTTATAAAGTTTCATAAAACCTCTTTTCAAATGAGAAGGCGGACCAGCCCGGCCGCTGCCGAGCTGGTCTGCCCCCCTGTTCCCGGATATTCTGCCTTGGCTTCTGTGTCAAGATCCGCTGTTCAATATCAGCTCTTTATTCCCGCATTCAAACAGCCTCCATTTCTTCTTCCACGTTACACAGGTCGATGGTCATCTGGCACTGGTCCATCTCAAAGCCCCCGATGTGGGTGCGCTTCACGGGTAAATCCAGTTTCTTCGCCAGCCATCGGTAAGCCTGGGTACGCGTCATACCCTTCCTGCGCCAGAAACTGTCAAAAACGTGGTGCGTCTCCATGCGCTTGAGCCGCAGCGTCTCGTTGGCTACAGAGCCCAGCGGACGCTTGGTACCCTTGTGGCAGCCGACCCTCGCATTGCAGTTCTGGCACTGGTGGATATACTCGGTTTGCAGGTTTAACCGCTCCGCCGCGGCCTTGCCGTAGATCTGTTCGGCCGGTACGACGCGGATCTTGCCGCCGCAGTAGCGGCAGATGCCGGAATGTCCCAATCGCATCCCTCCTTTCGCTTCATTCAAAAGCCGTTCCATATCCGCCTTCCCTGATAATCGAAGGTCTGCGCGTCATCGCAGTCCTCCGGTCGGAGATCCCGGATGCGCTTTCTGGACCGGGACAGGAATACACGGTTACGGATCGGGCTTGGGGGCTGCATATTCTCCAGCATATTGTCGAAATCTACGACATTTTGATAATGCCGGGGGTAATGCTCCTTCAAATACTGGAAAAAATAATTTTGATGATAAGGGCAGATACAGCAGGCGCTGGCCTTAGTGTCCAGCCCCCATACGTCCAGGTTATAGGCATAGGTGTCCTTCCGCTGCCACTTCATCTCGATGAGTGGAAATCTGTTCTTGAACATTTTGTGATGACTGGGGAATGAGCGGTTAGCCTCCTCGTAAGAGAAGCCGATGTGCAGTTCATGGGCCCCTATGTCCTTCCGGGCCAGCCTCTGATATAGCTGGTAGCCCAGAAGTCTGTACCGGACAAATTTTTGGATCATGAGGATCTTGTACTCGATCGTGCAGGCCCGCCGGTGTATTTTCCCGGCCTTTCCGTCTTCATCCAGCGTCCAGAAGGGCATACCGGCCACCCGCCTGACGCCGAAGTTTTCCATATAATCTTGATAAAGGTCGCTTTTCAGAATGTAAAAGGGTATCCCCTGTCTGGTACAGGCATCCTCCAGAAAGGCGACCTGTCTGGCAACCCACTCCGGTTCAATCCCCAGATCACAGTAAATCACGGCGTCGTACCGCGGAACCTCCGGGTGTTCCACCGGGCCGTCTACCTGCGCGCAGCTGATGAGCGCCATAGCGGTGCTCTGCATCCCCGCGCCGCAGCTCAGTATTTTGAGACCCATCGGTCAGGCCGCCTTAGAGGACTGCTGCTCACTGGGCGGGCGCACTCCGTTTTGCATATAAAAAGCGTCCTCAGTGGAGATGGTCAGCAGACCGCCCTGCGCCGTGCCAAGCTGGACCGTACCGGAAAGTGCATCCAGGCACGTCAGGAGCGGACGGGTCAGATACCAGAACTCTCCCTGGGGCGTCCCTCTCAACGGGATCACGTCGATCTGGGAAACCGCACTGCCGTAGACGCCGTCGCAGCGGAATATGAGCCGGTCCCCCTCAAAGTGCAGCATGACCTTCCCATCCGCTTCCACAGAGCAGGCGGTATAAAGGCCATCACGCAGATCGGTCACATCGGTAAAAACAGTAAAGGTGTTGACCAGAGAGGAGATGAGCTGTTCGGTATTGATATACCGGCCGGACATGAGCCGTGCGCTGAACAGAAGTCCGTCCCGGAAGAAAACGATATGGTCTCCAGTGGTTCCGACCCGGAATTCATCCGTATCCTCACACATGTGGGCCAGCTTGCCCAGAGAAGATGCCGGCACAAGCAAGCTGATGTTGCCGGTACTCTGGCTGTCCCCCTTCGCGCTGACCACACAGCTTCCGTTGCTGCCCACCGCTTTCAGGCCGTTCGGCGTAAACATGAGGTTTACGCAGCGCAGCAGGGGCGTATTTTTCTTCTCTCCCACCGCAAATATGGTGCGCTTGGTCATGGCAGGGATTCCAGTGACCAGGACGGTATCCGCCGGATAGGGCGATTCGATTTGCGGGAAGAGGCCGCGCTCCCATACCCCTATCCTATAGGTGGCAAGGCCGCTGGTGAGTAAAACCACCGGTTGCTGCTCCACACGGATCAGCGTCACGCTGTCTTCCTCCAGTTTGTCGAGCATCCCTTCCAGAAGCCGGGCATTGAGTACCAGGGCGTCGACGTCCAGAGAGGTGCACGGGATGGTTTGGACAAGAGAAACCTCCAGGTTGGTGGCGCTGATAGTCAGGCATCCTTCCCTGCGGTCGGTCTCCAGCAGGATACCTCTCAGCGGCTCCAGCGGGGATGAGAGCGGAGCAACCGATGCCGCCCGCTTTGCCGCCGCCAGAAATTCGGCCCGGTTTACGGTTACATTCATAGCCATACCTCCAACCTATCAGTTCTGCTCGATTGCCTTATAGACTTCACTGGCATTGCCGCCGGCGTTCATGTACGCTGCGGCCCGTGCCATTTCAGCTTCCGTGATATCTTCCTCCGGCATGAAGAACCCGACGCCGGCCAGCTCCGCAGCCCCACTGCAGGAACCGCCCATGCTGAGAAACTGGGCCGCCCCTGGAAGCTCTGAGCTCAAAATCACGGGGTGCTCGTTATAGAGCTCCCTGGCGATTTCAATTCCATACCGGCGCTTGATCTCCTGGAAAGTTTCACAGAGCTCCGCGATTACCTCCCCCAGAGACTGTTCAAAGTCCTCGTTCACCTCGTAGGCTCCCTGCAGCCAGCCCGGAAACGTTCCGGCGCGGCCTTGCAGCTCCTGTTCCAAATCCCAGAGCTGCCGGGTGCCAGACGCCAGATCCGTGCGGAGTTGGGCTCTGTTCTGTGCAATCTGTTCCTGATGTATCCGTTCCACAGCCGCGGCCGGATCTTCCTCCCAATAGGGGCTGTCAGTGGGTAGCACATCCGCGAGCATGGGGAAGGGCAGGGGCAGGCCGTCCGGCCCGAAGTCCTTCTGAGCCACGCCCTCGATCATTCCACCCTCTTTCAGGTGCTCCGCCAGGGCAAGAAGTTGATGGGGCGGATAACAATACGGACAACTCCAGATCTTAAAGGCAATCTCATCGCCATACTGCTCTGCGACCTGATAAAACGCCGCAAGCAGAGAGCCCAGCCAAAACTGAGCCGTAAAAGCAGGGTTGGGCGGAAAAGCGGAAGGAAAATTGTCCGCATATTGGTTAGACTCCACCTGCCTGTCAACGAAAGCAATCCACCGTTGAAAGGAATCAGGGGAATTCCTCCCAAACAGGTATTTCGTTGCATTCCAGAAGGCATCCTCCGTTTTGGTGTTTTCCATTAAACGGATCGTATCTAGTTCCACATCCAGGTTGTGTCCCAGCCTGTAACGTATGAAGCCGTAATTCGTCTCATCAAAATTCAGATGATCCGCCAAAGTTCTACAGTCCATGTGGAGTTTGTGTTCCTGAAGCAAGTCCTGCAACTCTGCGTAACGGAAAAACTCATAACAGCTCAGTCGCGTAGCCAGCTTGGTTGCCCCTTGGATGGATGTCGGTCGGGCCAGTAAAAGCGCCTTATACTTTGCCATCGCATGAACAGGAACACACTCCATCAGCGTCCGGGCAAAAGCATCATAATCATGAATATCAGCAAGGAATATTTCATACTCCCCGAGTTCCAAATCGTCCGGCGACACAACCCCGGAAAGGCCCCGGATCTCAAGTTCATCAGTGTCTTGAACATCCAGATGAAGCATGAGCTGTTCTAGCGCTCCATTTTTCATGGGAAGGTCAAGCCAAACTCCGTCCTCCGTGCTCTCTGATTCCAGGGCCGCCACGTTAAGCCGGAAATAAGGCTCCTGCTCTGTCAGAAGGACGGCCCGCTCAGACAGGTCAATGGTCTGAGGAAGAGGCAGCTCCGAGAGCAAACGGCCAGCAATGCGGATCACATCCGTAATAACAGCCATGGGCATATCCGTAAGCTCCTGCTTTAGCGCCTCGCGGCTCTCCGCCGACATCCGCTGGAGCTGCTCCGCCAGAAAATTTACCTGTCGAATGCTTGGAGGGCAATGCTCATTTTCAATCACACCAGCCAATTTTAATTGCAGGCTATCCGGTGTCCCATCAGGAAATGGAACTGCCAGATGGGCATAGTCGCCACTCCCATAAGGGATTTGGCAGCGGTCTAGCATTTCCAGAATCTCGTATTTGTTTTTGGGATAATTTGCCCCTATCTTTTGTCCTGTCCGGTTGTTCAACAAGGTCAGATGTAAGGACCAGTTCTCATTCATATGTGTCATTCCTCCTGATAATCAAGCGGCAGGCCCAAAGAGCGACAGTTGGTTTTCGTCCACTGTGCGCTGCTTTTTCCTGCGTTTTTGTTGTTCTTCCATTCTTTTTTGCAGCAGGCCTTCATAGAGCATCCGTCGCTGCTGGGATTCCACTGCGCGGATGCCGCCCGGTGTGCCGGATGCGGCGGGATGCTCCACAGCAGGCATAGAGAATACCTCGGAGCCCGCCGCGGTCTGTACGGGCTGCTTTTGTCTATTCTCTCGCCCCGGGTTGATGACCGCCATTTTCTTGAACGCCGCGGCAATATCCTCCACGTTGTCCTTGATGCCGAGTGAGAGCTCCTTGGCCATCTGGGAGGTCAGGTCCCGCACATCGCTCATGGCGGACAGGCCCTCCTCCGAGAAGGTGCCCTCAATAATGCCGGCCACCGCCAGCTTGGAGGCCATCAGCTTCACGGCCTTGGCTTGGATGGTATTGGCATAATAGAGCAGATAGACCTCGACCCTCGGCGCGCTCTGATTGATACGCCATGAGCGGCGCGACGCCTGCCGGAGCGTGAAGAGGTTGTAGCCTATCGAGTAGAAGATCAGGGTCGTAAAGGCATTCAAATCGAGCCCGGTTTCTACTACGGATGGATTGGTAATGAGTACCTGTAGTCCGAACCGGACACGCTTTTCCACCCATTCCTCCCGCTTTTCGGTGGGGACGCTGGGTTTCAGGATCTCTGCGCAGATGCCCTCCTGATGGAGTTGCTTCAGCAGTTTTTTCTGTGAGTCGGTCCGGGTCCAACTGGTATAGATGAGCACCCGTTCTCCTGCTGCGAGCTTTTCCCGGACAATTTCCAGTGTCTTTTCCTCTTTGGGCAGAATGTCCTCAAAGGATGCCATGTTGGGCGGTTCTGCAATGACCGTCCCCTCAATGGGGTGTATTATGGCAGGCTGATCGTAAGGCTGATCCGGATAGACGGTCAGAAGGTTAAGATAGGCAGAGAGAATCTTTTGCGCCGCCTTTCGGTCTGTCTTCAAAACCATCCGAAGCTCATGTTCAATCTTTTCGTAGCTGCTGTAAACCGCTTCGGGCATATCCAGTGGGACCGGGATCTCCTCGTAGTCCGGCAAATCCTTCCCCATATCGGAAAGTGATAGGAAGGAGGTATACTCCAGCAGGAAGCGTGAGTATACCAGCGGGGATACGCCTGGAAGCTGGCGGCTCTTAGTTTTCCTTTTTATGGCCCTTCGATTGGAGTTGTAGGCTGCATCTTTGATTTCGTAGGTGTTCTCTACAACGCCGTACTCAGCATCAAAGTCGCCCGGTTTTCGATATCGCTTCCCGTCCTTGAGCATCAGGCCGGGGAGCAGACGGTAAAGCAGGTGGAAGATGCCGCTGCTGTACCCGTTAATCAAGGTGGCAGTCATGCCGATATAATACCTGCAGACGCCAAACAGCTCCGCCATGGCGTCACCTTGACCGCTTGCATTGTTGTACTGATGCAGTTCATCACAAAGAATTGCATCGATCTGTCCGCGCATTTTCCTTTTGATGTAGGTGCTCAGCGGAAACCTGCGCTTTGCTCCCCTCACCGGATAGCTCTGCTCCGGGAATGCGGCAATTTGGGTAAGCTGATCCAATACCGCCTCGTTTTGGGTGCGCATGAGATGCTTGCCTGCCCTGTAACGGTAGATCCAGCCATACTCTGGGATCTTGATCCAGTCGATTTGCCTCCCAGGGACTACCGGTGCCCAGAGAACTGCGCCGCAACGGCGGCATTTGTGGTTCCTTTTGTGCTCCTTCTGAAAGAAAAACTGGTCGGCGTTGACCGTGTACCTGGTGCCATCCTCGCTGATCTCCATTTCAACCGGTTCCATGCAGTCTGGACAGAGAAACGCTTTTTTTCTGCAATTCCACTGAACAGCGGGATAGCGCATATAGCCGTCCCGGGCGCGCTCCTTGCTGAACACCGCAAAAACACTCTGAGGACAGTTCTGGTACATATCATAAAGCCGGTTGAGGTCTGTGATGCTTTTTACCACCATGGCAAAGGTGTTGGGCAGAGTCTCGCCGATCTCACGCACCCACTTCTTTGTGACATGTGACGGGGCCATGACCAGGTTGAAGGTCTTCTTGCCGCCCTGTGCAGCCCCAAGCCCATAGAGGGCACCCAAAGCATCTGTACCAATTTTCGTTTTTCCACTTCCACATTCTGCCACAATCAAGGCCGTGCCGCAGCGCTGAAGCTGGCGCTTGGTCGCTTCGGCCACAGCAAGCTGTGCATCATAAAGGGAATATCCAGCCTTCTGCTGAATATAGCGGTTGATGTCCAGCACTTCGTCCGACAGCGGCTCGGAGGCCGGGTCAAACAGGGGGATAAACTGTTTTCGGATACGGTCGGCGACCGTGATACCGTAGGTGCTAAGATAGTCGGTAACATTTTCTACCTGAGCAAAACCATCCGGCATTCCGGGCGTCGCCCCTGGTATAGCAATCTGTCCGGTTTTCAGGCCATCCTCCAGCACCTGTACCACATTTTTATCCTCCGGCAGCAGAGAGAGAACCCAGGCATCCATCTTCTCCTTGACGGAGAATACCTCCATCCTTCTCAGCTCTCCCCGGCGGATGAGCTCCTGCAGGACATAGTCCCGAAATTCTGGAATCAGCGGAGCCGCTGTTTTCCGATCCACTTCTTCAAAAAGCCTGTCCTGATCCCCGGCTGGGCAGAAGATATAGCATTTACGCGGCTTGCTCTCTTCGAGGGAGTCATCTTCTGCGGTGTCCTCCTTTAGCTGATCCAGGGATTGCGCGTCGTCGTTGGCCATAAGAGTGGCCGCAGCGTACATGCCGTCGTGGGAGAGCTGCCTTCGGTAGCCCTTGGGAAGCGTGTCCAGATGCAGGGTCTCACCGTTTGAACATACGTCGATGGTTGCTCCGCCGTAGATCGCGTCCGACATTGCCTTTACTACCTCTGGATATCCACCGAACCGGACTGCGCTGATGATACGGTTTGGGGAACTGTAGTCGGTCACGATGGTATCCGCATAGGTGGTCAGGCGGATGGATGTGTGCGGGTCAAAATAGCTTAGTTCAATCAGTCTGCTTTGCGCCATTCATTCTCCTTTCCTATTTGGGGACAAAAAAAGACCGCAACCACCCCAAAAGGCAATTACAGTCATTCATGTCCAGATTCAATTTTCCAGGTCGTAGCTGTCCGGCAGAGGGCAGACTTCACCCTCCTTCCACGCCGTTCCGCCCTAACTTACTCCGCCCTTAATCTTGCTCTGACCTAGAATACGCCTTTATTCTATCAGCTCTTTCCTCTCCTGTATAGGCGGAGTTTTTCCAACTGCAATTTAATAAAAGCTCTCCCCCCCGTATCTGTCATATAGGTCTAGAAGGGAGAGATGCTCATTTCATCGCGAAGAAACTGGCTAGGCAAAAGCCTCGCCAGTTTCTTCCTCCTGCGATCCATTTATCGCTTTTCTCCGCTCGTAGGAGATGCCCCAAATTGCGCCAGGTCAGGCAGCCGCCGGCATCACCATCAGCTCGCTGTATCTCCAACAAACACGCTTACCTGATTATCGCCGTCTGTAAAAGACAATCTACCTCCAGAGAATGAGAACTCCTGCCAGTTTGTTGAATATTCTCCGTGTAACCCGATGTCCTCATAATTCGGTTGACTGGTATCATCCTCCCAAATTAACTCTACTTTATAATCCATATAGTTATACTGATAGCCGATGCTCATATAGATTCCTCGATACAAATATTCTTCTTGACCGTGGTGGACCGTTACGTTCACCCTTCTATAAAAATTGTCAGGTGAGCCGCCAGATGCCCCAGCAAAAGAACGTACATTGCTAAAGGACTTCTCTCTCGCTTTAAGGGGTAACATAATTTCCCCTTCTTTCTATAGAATAATTACTCCTTCCAGGTACCAATCTATTTAGAAAACTCCTGATAGGCCCGTAGGGTGAGGAGAATCGCCTGCTCCACAGTGGTGGTGTCCTTGGGGGAGAGGGTGGCGCTGGAAGTACCTTGGAGGATGCCGGAGGCGGTGAGGGCCGCCAGGGAATCCGCCGCCCAGCCGGAGACCTGTCCGGCGTCGGTGAAGCTGTCCAGGCCGCCGGCCTCTGTGAGCACGCTCCGGCCGGTTTGCTTCTGGATGTATTGAATGGCCCGGTACAGCATCGCCGCCATCTGTTCTCTGGTGATAGAGGCATCTGGTGAAAAGGTCGTTCCATCTCCAGTTCCGGTTACGATACCTGCTGCATAGGCTTTTCTTGCTGCAATATCCGCAGTATCTGTAAATGGAAGGACTGACCTTGCATCTATTTTCTTGCCGTCAGCAGTTTCCACCAGACAAACCATAAGTTCAGAAAAGTGCTGACGTGTTATCGCTGTGGTATAGCAACTATCGACTTGTCGAGGCAACAGGCCCAGTTCCCGGGCTGTGCTTACAGCACCGGCGGCCCATGGACTGGGAAGATCAAGAGGATTTTTCAGAATGCCAATTCTGCCATCCTGGCAAACCAGCTCGTACCCATTCTCAAAGGACTTTGCCTGATCAAATTGGGGAGGAACGACCCAGGCACCTGTCTGATCCATATAGCCATATTTTCCGGTTGACTGTTGTTTTACTACAATACTGCCTTCAGAAAAAGGAAATCCGACATATGCAGCTTCATCAGGAAATGGGACGAACGCCATCTCGTCATCAAGGGCAATGGTTCCCCACATATTTGTGCCAGCAGGAGTTTGATACGGAACCTTCTGCGCTATTAAGCCCCCATCAATTCCCGATTCTTGAAGGACATAATACATCATAGGAACTATTTCTTGGCCGTCCATATCTAAGCAGCCACACCTGTAGTTCTTTTCAACAAAAATCAGGTCGTTTATTTCTCCTATTCTGACCCTATCATATTGGGATTTCGGAAACGAATGTAAAAGCGTTCCGTCTCTGCGATAAATATCGCTCCGTGTCTCATCTGTTGCAATGAGGTAGTTCTTATTAGCGGTATAGTTTTCTACATCGTCATATTCACAGGGGATAATGACATTCCCCTCTTTGTCCACTGCTCCAGTGCTGCCCTTCCCGTCATAATATTCCCGCACAACAACAATTCCATCGTGGAAATCGAAAGCAGACATGTAACGCATCGGGACTGCAAGCTCTCCATTTTTGTCTATGTAGCCGGTTAATCCCCAGTTTTCTCCCTCTGCCTCAGAGCTCACTGCGCAGAACCCTTCCGAAAAGCCCGAATAGGCATTTAGCTGGCGTTCGCTTAGGTTCATGAAGGTTTTTCCGGACACATCGATCAGCAACTCTTCCCCGTCCTTCTCCACCAGAGCCAAGCCATCCTCAAATGTGTAGCCAGCATCATAGATGCAGTCGATCACTAAATTCCCCTCGGCATCGATATAACCGTATTTCCCGTCCCGCTCGATCACTCCCAATCCACAGGAAAAATAGTAGTCGCCCGGTCTGTAGGCAAAGCCGGTTTCGACAGGCTTACCCGACAAGTCATAGTATTGACTCATCTCAAAAGGGTCATCGTGCGCAAAACAGACAGGGCCAGCGGTAATATCGTCAGCTATAACATCCCAAGCGGCAGAAGATGGCAACTCAATCCAGGAAATATCAAGTGCAGGCCCGGATGCGCTTGCCCATACCATGCTTTGAGGAAGAAGCATGGCACATGACAGAAGAAATCCTATTAACCGTCGTTTCATAGTAAATCCCCATCTTTCCTGCATTTCTATTGGGGCAGAGCGCAGATATATTTCGCGCCCTGCCCCGTCCAACCTATTTAGAAAACTCCTGATAGGCTCGGAGAGTGAGGAGAATGGCCTGCTCCACGGTAGTGGTGTCCTTGGGGGAGAGGGTGGCGCTGGAAGTACCCTGGAGGATACCGGAGGCGGTGAGGGCCGCCAGGGAGTCCGCCGCCCAGCCGGAGACCTGTCCGGCATCGGTGAAGCTTTCCAGGCCGCCGGCGTCTGCGAGCACGCTCCGGCCGGTCTCGTCCTCCAGGTACTCAATCGTCCGATGCAGCATGACGGCCAGCTGCTCGCGGTTGATGTAGCCGTTGGGACTGAAGCGGCCGTCGTCCAGGCCGTTGACCAGCCCCAGCGCGGCGGCCTTGCGCACCCATAGATCGTCGGTGTCCGAGAAGGTGCCCTCCGGCGCCGGGGTGATGCTCCGGCCGGTCGTCTTTTCCACCAGATTGGCCATCAGCTCCGCGAACCGCCGCCGCGTGATGCGGAACGTGAAATAGCTGTCGTTGCTCTCCGTCACCAGCCCCGCCGCCTGAGCACGATCCATCTCCGCCGCCGCCCAGGGACTGGTATAGTCTTTCAGGCGGGGATCGAAGTATAAAAAAGAGCCTCCCTCTGTTTCACTGACCGTTCGAGCCCAGCAAGTCCCTTCTGAAAATACCCCAAAATCATCATGGAGGCGGCTGTCCGTCATTTCACAAATAAGTTCTCCATCCTGGTCAATCACATAGGTGTGACTGCCGATATCTTTGGTTACAGCAACAATACCGTCGATGAGAGGACTTGCGGAATATTCCTCAAATGATATATCCAGCGAAAGAACTTCCTCCAAGTCTGTATTGAGATATGCCGTCCTTTCCGGATCCCTGACCAGAAGAAAACCATCGTAGAATTGGCTATCTGTAACCTCATACGGCAGGGGAATCTCATTGCCCTTCTCATCAATAAGACTGTTGGGAGAACTGTCCGTATAATCACCCGACTCTGGATCATATTGGCGATATCGATAGTTAACCACACAATACCCGCACGAATACATCGGAACGCTATACGTCCATTTGTCTTGAGGTTCTATCAGAATCGTGCCGTTCGAATCTGCTAAGCCATAGAGCTGTTTTTCATCCCGAGTCTCACAGATACCAAATAGTGCGGGATCCCCTTCCGAAAGCGTATAAACGATCGAATACTTAGGTGGAAGAATGATAGCCCCACTGCGATCCATTATTCCGCCTTTTCCGTCCTCGCGGAAAAACGCATAATCCCCCTCAAAAGAATAGGTCGTCTCATACTGCGGAGGGATCTCCCAATAGCCGTCTTGGTTATAATATCCGTATAAGCCGCTCTGGAGATCTTTGGCCGGTGCGATCCCATGTTCATCAAATTCCGCCGCTAAAAAAACATCCTCTGGACTGCGATAGATGATTTCTCCCGTCCTGTCGATATAGTACCTATCCCCATCTCTTCCTTTGATAAAAGCGCGCCCGTTATGGAAGTCTCCACAATATGAGGCATCTTCAGGCAGTTGGATCACCATTGTCCCAAGCGTGTCAATATACCCGAATGTATCACCCACACGCACCAAAGCCAGACCCTCCGAGAATTCGCCGAAATCGTCAAAAACCCCTTCTACAAGTAATTCCCCCCATTGGTTTGCAAAATTACATTTCCAATTACCGCCCACATGTAGAACTGGAACTATAGCGCCGTTTTCTTCGGTATAAGACTCCAGTCCTTCTAGGCAATTCCAATCAGGAAGCCGCTTGTATTCCACATCAGGAGCGATGGCCTGGCATGACGGCGCTAGCATTGCCACAGCGACTATTCCGCACAGCAGCAAATTACCTTTTCTCATAATGACCTCCCCGAAATATGGATACAAAACCAAAACTGAGGGCATGTCGCTGAGAGGAAATCTCCCAGCGACATGCCGATGCTATGTGTTTTCTAAAGATACCATTCCAAAACGCTCAGATCTTGGGGTTCTTCTTCAAAATATCTATGAACGCCTGGATATAGTAATTACCGCGTTCGCTGGCAGTTGCGTACTCTGTGGCAGCTTTATATTGCTCCGGAGTAAGGCCGTGCTCTTCTTCACATAAGTGCAACGGAGGTAAATTGGTTCCTCTTTGTTTCCACATAGTTCCACACCTGTACAGAAAATGACAGGGCATCAATCCTTTCACTTGGCCCAAAATCAGGGTTACCTACTTCAAGAATCACAAATCGCTCTGTCTCTGGTGCTATAAGCGGATAAATCGGATCATCTGGCGGTATCAGCGGAGCCCACCCCCAACAAAAGCGTGGAGCTTTTTTGACAAATAGCGTGCCGTAAAAAGCCGCCATATTGATCAGCGTTTCATAATTCGCTCGAAATGAGTCTCGTAACTCGGATAAATTCGTTGGACGGATTGACTTCAGTATAGAATTAAGTTGTATGAGCGTCGTTCGTTCAGGTATCATCGGAATATGGTATTGGGAAGAAAAACGCTCTGCCCGCTGCATCGGACAGTTTGCAAGAGCTTGGTAATCTTCCGAACAGGGATCCGGAACAGCATACTTTTTCATGTCCTGTATGTAGGGCAAAACGATATTTACCGTAGCATCAAATGCATGCCTCAACTTGCGATCCAGCTCTGCTTGTGTATCATAATATATGGGAGACTCTCCCGGAAAGTCCGACAAGCTGAACCACTTCCCCGCCAGACTGTAGACATGAAAATCGACCTCGATGCCTCTTGTAAATTGTTGCCCCACACGCGCTACGTGATATTCAATGCTAATCCCTGCTTCGTCATTTTTATACTGATACCACCCCTGCCCCCAATTTCCTCTTTTGTAACCCAACGAGAATAGGGTAGGCTCCAATTCCGTTTCAATAATTCGCTTTAGGTTCATTTTTCGATCACACCCTTTTCCAATGCTGGCCGTCCGAAGACGGCCAGCATTATAATTCAGACTACCGGTACGACTACGCCTCCTCCAGGAAGCGGTAGCACCGGGACTGTCGATGCGGCTTTTTGCAAATTAAATGCTTCTTTTGCAGATGACGCCCAGCCTTGTAGTTGGTTATAAGTTCCACCCTCTCTAATTGTGAGCAATTCACTACCGCTTAGCTTAGGAGTAGTTGTCAAAAAAGGAACTCCCAGCCCCTCATAACGGTAAACCTCGGTACCATCTGCATATACTATCTTAGTATAAATATTAAGCCCTTCGGTATATGTTGAAACGGTTGCACCATCAAGCCATGCTTGAATATCATCATTCATTTGTTGATCCAAATAAGAATCAACATTAATGTAATCTTGGTAATAGGCTGGTGGGTACTCACATGTAACCATTCCATAGTAGCTTACCGTTTGCAGTAGCGAAGCTGTAACAAAGGACTCCTCCGCAACAACTTGCTTATTCTGCGGTGCTTTCATAATCTCGTAAAAAATGAGACCAGGATACTTGTTGTATTTTGTATATACACGTATTACTTTTGTTCGATCCAAAAGGTAGGGAAGATATACCGGAGTTGGAATCACCTTTGTGCCCTTTCTAGCTGGATAATAGTTGGCATTTTCTACTGGATAGTTGGTTATTGCGTTGACATAAGAGTCCAACTGGTTAATAGCAGCGGCATTATATCTTCCCAAAAACTCATATTGGTCGGACTTTATTTCATAGACATCATGGTTTCCTCCATTTTTGATGATTATGTCTGCAAATCCACGGCCAGACTTTGTCCTGGTGAGTCCAACTATCTTCACTCCACCTTCCGCAGTGGGCTCAATACTTTTAATGTAAGCCGTAATCTCCGCATGGGCTACAGTTCCCTGCGCAAGAGAATATTTTTCTCCTGTGGGATCAGTATAGATCAGAGGAGCGTTCTTAACATACAGATACTGCACCATGGAGATCGGATCCTTGACTGAACCCTTTACCGGATCCATGGAGATGAAGCGCCGGTTCTCCGCGTCGTAGAAGCGGGCCTTGGCAAAGTAGAGGTTGAGCACCGCGTCATACTCATGACCGGTGTAGTTCTTCACCAGGTCGAGCTGCCGCTGGCCGCACTTGAGTACCGCATTGTGGGTGATCTCGCCCCACTCGTTGTAGTGTGTCCAGCTCTCGATCTTCTGGCTCACCGGGCTGGTCAGGTAGTCCACCGTACCGCGCAGATCCTGGTGGTAGTAGAGCCGTACCTGGTTGCCGTTCTCCACAATGCTCCCCGCGCCGTTCTCGATTCCGGTGATGTTGACGCTCAGGCGCTCATTGCCATAGACATACCGGTACTCCAGGCCGCCCACCTCGTTCTCCACCAGCGGGTCCAGGGTCTCCCGGGTGTAATCCGGGAAGAACTGCTTGACCACGGTGATCATCTGGTTCGGCTTGTGGCCGGGCTTATCGTCCGGCTTCTTATCGCTGTGGTCGTTCTTCAAGGGCATGATCCCCAATTCTGCATCCAGAGCAGCGGCCGGGTCGCCCATGGCATCCAGCTCATCCAAAAGAGCCGTACCGGTGTCAGGAGCCGGAGCCGCGGCCTGCGCCTCCGCATCGGCCCCGCTCTCAGTCTCCGCCGCTCCTCCCTGAGCAGTCAGCGCAGCCGTCTCAGAACCGTCGTGGTAGCCGTAGCTGTTCTTCTTGATCGTCCAGGTCTGCTCCACCAGCGCCCCCAGGCCGTTGAAGGTATAGGCGCTGCTCTCGCTGTCGGCGTTGACGCCCAGCACCATCCGGTTCGTCTCATCGAAGGTGTACGCGCCGACCGTGGCGGTCTTTTTGTTCTTCCCGTACTCCTCCTCGACCAGGTTGCCTCGGCCATCGTAGGTATAGACCGTATGCTCCTTGCCCTTGCTGTAGGTCTTTTCCACCAGTTGGTTGAGATTGTTGAGCTTATAGTCGTACTGGACATTGTTGCTGTTGGTCTCATAGGTCAGGTTGCCCAGGCTGTCATACTGGTAGGTGCGCGTTTTGTTGCCGTAGTTCTCCTTTGCCGTCACCACCTGATGGAGCTCATCATAAGTGTAGAACACCTCTGTGGTAGCCCCTCCGGTGCCGTTGCCCCGCATATACTCATAGGTCATGTTGCCGCAGGCGTCGTACTCGAACTTGTTCTTCTGCTGCTTCATGTCCTGTCCGGTGGGATCGGTGTCATAGATACTCAGGATCTGGCCAACGGCGTCATAGGTGTAGTCCTCCTGCCAGCCATCCGGATAGTTCATGTGAACCAAGCGCCGCATCCCGTCGTACTGGTAGGTGGTGGTTCGGCCGTCGCTTTCCACGACGCTCTCCAGGTTGCCCACCAAATCATAGGTCTTGGTCACACTGGTACCGTCAGGATAGCCTACTCTGGTCTGGTTTCCAGTGGCATCATACTCATAGGTAACCTTGTTGCCCTTCTCATTGGTGACCGCAGTGATTCGGTTGAGCAGATCCACCTCAAAGGTGTTGGTACCCGTCCAATCGTCCATCTGCACCAGGTCGCCAACGGCATTGTACTGATAGGACACCTCTTTGCCCCCGTTATAGTTGATATGCGTCACCATATCAAGGGCATTGTAGGTATATTCCGTCACATATCCGTCCGCATCGGTGACCTTTGCGATATTGCCGTTGCCGTCGTACTCCGTGGTGGTCACGTTGCCCAGAGCATCCACAACCTTGGTGACGAGGCCCCGGCCGTCGTACTCATACAGGGTGACCTCATACTCGTCCACGCCGTCCTGGGTATCCACACGATGCAGGGTGACCTTTGTGAGGTTGCCCATCAGGTCATACTCAAAGGCCGCAACATTGCCCTTGGCGTCGATGGTCTGGATCACGTTGCCGGCAGCGTCATAGACATACTTCGTGGTGTGTCCGCCCTTATCGGTGGAAGCGGTCACCTGTCCCTTGCCGTCGTACTCGATATTTTCGGTTTTGCCGTCCGGGGTGGTGGTGGAGATCAGCCGGTCCAGCTCGTCATAGACATAGGTGGTGTCGCCGTCCACGGTGGTCTTCTTCACCATATTGTGATTGCCGTCGTACTCATAGGAGACGGTGTAGCCCTCGGCATCGGTCTCGGTGGCCACGTCGCCGCGGTCCGTGTAGGTATAAGTGGTCACGCCGCCGCGCGGGTCTGTCACGGTGAGCACCCGGTCCATCGCGTCATAGGTGTACTTGGTGGAGTTGCCCAGAGCGTCGATCATCTCCACCACGCGGTCGCAGTCATCGTAGATATACTTGGTCACAGCGCCTTCCGCATTGGTTGTCTGGATCAGGCGGCCGTCGGCATCGTAGGTGTTGGAGGACACACCGCCCTCGGCATCAGTCATACCCACCTGCCGGTTCAGGCCGTCATAGGTATAGGTAGTCGTGTTGCCCCGGCCGTCGGTCTCTGTGAGAACGTTGCCGTTGCCGTCGTAAGTATAGGAGTGGGTGTAGCCCTCGGTGTCCACGTAGCTGCTCAGGCGGTTGAGCGCATCATAGGTATAGGTAATGACATGGCCCTCCGCATCGGTGGCCTTGACCAGATTGCCGTTGGCATCATACTCCGAGGCCGTCACGCCGCCCTTGGGATCGGTGATGGTGAGCAGCCGGCCCAGCTTGTCATAGGTATAAGTGGTCGTATTGCCCAGCACATCAGTCTCAGAGGTCAGATTGCCATTGGCATCATAGACGGAGCTGGTCACACCACCCTTGGCATCGGTGATGGAAATCTGATTGCCCACCGCGTCGTAGGTATAGGAGGTCTTGTACCCACGGGCATTGGTCATCTCCGTCATACGGCCGTCCAGGTCATAGACATAGGAGACCACATAGCCCTCTTCGTCCGTGGTAGTCAGGGTATTCCCGTTGGCGTCATAGGTGGTGGAGACATGCGTTCCATCCTTATTGTCCGCTCCAACCAGCCGCCCCAGGGCATCGTAGTAGAAGGTGATCACATGGCCCATAGGATCGGTCTCGCTGGTCTTGCGGTTCCGGGCATCGTAGGTATAGCTGGTGGTTCGCCCCAACGCCGTGGTGCTGGTGAGGAGGTTGCCCACCGCGTCGTAGGCATATGTCGTCGTATTGCCCAGCGGGTCAGTTTGAGATGTCTGCCGGCCGTCCTTATCGTAGGTGTAGGTCCAGGTGTTGCCGTTGGCATCCGTCTCGCTGACAAGCTGGCCAATGGCGTCGTAACTCTTGGATGTGGAGTAGTTCAACGGATCCACAGTCGCAGTGGCTCGGCCCTCATTGTCGTATTCGTAGATCCAGGTATTGCCGCGGGCATCGGTCATGGAAGTGGTGCGGCCCAGCAGGTCATACTCATAGCGGGTCACTCCGCCCTCTGCGTCGGTGATCGTGCTCTGATTGCCAGCGGCATCATAGGTGTAGCTGGTGGTGCCTCCCATGGGGTCGGTCACGGTGCTCACCCGATCCATGGCGTCATAGGTATAGGAGGTCGCAGCACCATTGGCATCGGTGACGGCGGCTACATTGTTGTCCCCGTCGTAGGTATAGGTGGTTGTGAAGCCCATGGGGGTTGTTTCGCTGAGCACATTACCTACCGCATCATAGGTGGTACTGGTAACGCCGCCCATGGGATCGGTAGTAGTGAGCATACGGCCATTGGCATCGTAGGTATAGGATACCACGCCCCCCATTTCGTCCGTAGCAGTGAGCACCTGCCCGTTGGCATCGTAAGTATAGGACACACTAGAGCCGTCGGCATAGGTGGTCCTGATCACACGGCCCAAGCTGTCATATTCCTGCGCGGTCACGCGGCTCAGAGCGTCGGTAGAGGAGCCTGCCCGGTTCAGATCGTCATATTCCGCGGAGGATTTATTCCCTTCCGGGGTAGTGGTAGAGATCAGATTTCCTACCTCATCATAGCTATACTGTGTAACTTGGCCCAACGCATCCGTGCTGCTGACCATACGGTTGTTGGCGTCATAGGTATAGGTCGTTTGGGCGCCGGTGCGGTCGGTCTGGGAGATCAAGTTGCCATTGGCGTCATATTCCATCACAGTGCTGTTGCCCAGTGCATCTTTGGTTTGGATGGTATTTCCCACACCGTCATAGGTGTAAGAGGTCTCAGCACCACGGGCGTCAGTGGTAGAAGTAGTGCGGCCGGTACTGTCATAATGGGTCGTAGTGGTCCCGCCGGCGGGATCGGTGGCGGAGATCTGCCGCCCCTCGTTGTCATAGCCATAGCTCCAGGTACCGCCATTGGAGGTTGTCATGGAGAGCATACGCCCCGCGGCATCGTAGGTATAGGTGGTGGAATGCCCGTTGGCGTCAGTGGCCACAGTCATATTGCCCCGGTCATCATAGGAGTAGGTCGTGGCGTTGCCCAGCGGATCCGTGATCTTTGTGACCTGGTTCTGGGCATTGCGCTCACTGGTTGTAGTGTTTCCCAGCCAGTCGCTCTCGCTGGTATTGAAGCCATTGCCGTCTACGGTGTAGTTCTGCACGTTGCCCTGGGCGTCCGTCATTTTTACGAGCTTACCCGCATCGGTATACTCATAGGAAGTGGTGTTGCCCTGGGCATCTATCTGGGAGAGCAGGCGGCCCTGTCTGTCATATTCCATAGTGGTCTGATTGCCGCGGGCATCCCTTACTGAGGTACAGTTTCCCACCGCGTCGTAGGTGTAGGTAGTCGTATTCCCTTCGGCATCTGTCTGAGTGAGCATATTGCCCATAGCGTCATACTCACAGGAAATTGTGTTGCCGCGGCCGTCGGTCAGGCTGGTAGCGTTACCCTTGTCATCATATGTATAGGAACTGGTAATGCCGTTCCGGTCGGTAAACTCCGTAACCAGCCGGTCTTCATTATAGACAAAGTCCTCCGTCGTGCCGTCCGGATAGGTGATGCGGGAGATATTCCCCGCCTCGTCGTGAGTATAGCGGGTGGTGTTGCCCTCGCGGTCTGTCTCACTGGTTACCTGATTTTCCTCATTGTAGGTGATGCGGGCAGTCCCCTCCGCATTTGTGCTCCGGGTAATCCGTCCCAACTCATCGTAGTGGATTTCCAGCAGGTAGCCGTCTGTACCTGTGCAGGTATTGACCCGGTTGTCCGTATCATACGTGAAGTCGAATACACCCATGTTGGCGACTTCCTGGTGCACGACTCGTCCCTGGGAATCATACACGTTCTGGACATACACCTCGCCCTTTAGGTTGGAAACCTCGGTCAAGCAGCCGTCCTCATATGTATAAGAGAAGCTGTTTCCGTCTGGATTATCCACCTGGGACAGGTAATCGCCGTCATAGGTGAGGGTGATACTGCGGCCTGTGCTGTCCGTAATTCTGGATATGTGTCCGCCAGTGTACTCCAGCAAAAGGCTGCCGGAGGCATTCGAGATTTCGGTAAGCTGATCGCCAGTATAGCTAAACTGCACGGTATTCCCATTCAAATAGTCGATCCGTGCCAGATCACCTTCCTTTGTGAAGGCATAGCTTGTCCCATCACTGGTGTTCTTCAACAGGAACTCCCCGCCAGCCCACTCCAGCGTGCAGTCTCCCACCGGCCGGAAGGTATCGTCGAAGTTGAGGTTGAAATAGAGCTCCCTGCCGTTTGGCAGGATGGCCCGGACAAAGAGATTCTCAATATCCAAAAATGCGGTATAGTTGCTGCTCCAGCCTAGGCCGAGGCCATGGTCATCCTCAAAATCGGACGAGTTATAATACCGGATAAACGGAAGATCGTCTTTCCCGTAAAGCGCCAGATCCTGGTATTCCCACTTGAAGCTTCCGGTCAACAGGTCCACGGGGTCAACTGTCCAACCGTATTTTTCCGCCATCGCCTCCAGCTCGCTCCAAGCGTCCGAGTTCAGGAACTGATCCTGCCGCTCAGAATTCTGCGAAAAAGCCAGGAAGCTCCTGTACTTTTCCGCCCCCGGAGTGGTAGGCTGCATGACAATAACATAATTTCCGCTCTCAAGATTGCAGTATGTAAGAGCGCCATCTTCTGTTTCGATCAGACCATCCCAGAGGAGATAGTTCTTAGTATAGGCGCCCTCATCCGTGTCCGCGCGAAACAGTCCATTGGCACCCCGGTCAATCAAAACATCGGCCTCTGTATATTGGGGAACCTGTGGTTCTGTTTCCACTGGAGTAGGCTCAGGTTCTACGGGCGTCTCGATGGGCTCCGGCTCTGCGGGCATCTCGGTGGGCTCCGGCTCCGCAGGCGTCTCGGTGGGCTCCGGCTCCGCAGGCGTCTCGGTGGGCTCCGACTCTACGGGTGTCTCGGTGGGCTCCGGCTCTTCAGGCGTCTCGGTGGGCTCCGGCTCTGCGGGCGTCTCGGTGGGCTCCGGCTCTGCAGGTTCCTCGCTGGACTCCAGCATCACAGGGGCTGCACTTGCCTTTTGTTCTGCGGGGACTTCACCAGGTCCTGAATCTGCGGAATCCTCGCTGGGTTCCGGCTCCGTGGGCGTCTCGCTGGGTTCCGGCTCCGTGGGCGTCTCGGTGGGCTCCGGTTCCGCAGGCGTCTCGGTGGGCTCCGGCTCCGCGGGCGTCTCGGTGGGTTCCGGCTCCGCGGGCGTCTCGGTGGGTTCCGGCTCCGCGGGCGTCTCGGTGGGTTCCGGCTCCGTGGGCGTCTCGGTGGGTTCCGGCTCCGTGGGCGTCTCGGTAGGTTCTGGCTCCGTGGGCGTCTCGGTGGGCTTCGGCTCCGTAGGCGTCTCGGTAGGTTCTGGGGCATCTATCGCATTGGAGATATCCAACTCCTCACCGGTGAAGCCAAACGCGGTATATTCCTTTATTGTTTCTGAGGGTAAGCCGCCCCAAACGGCTTGCCAAATCAATTCCTGGAGCTCCTCTTCCGGAATATCACCAATAAACGGTTCCCCGTTCTCGTCCAGCAGAGGGGTGCCATGCAGATATCCGATAAACTCTCCGATAAACGGTTCATCTGCCTCTGGGCTCTCCGAGTGGGTGAGGTTCACCGTGTCGCCGTAGACATACTCCGTGTCATCATTCATGCGGTACAGCATCAGGTTGACCGGCTGCGTTTTCTCAATCGTATAGGACAGCATCGTCCAAGAATAGCCATACTCGCCATCTTCATCCGTATAGCCATTCATATTGATGTCGCTGTAAAATGTATTGTCGGTGGTCAGGTACTGATACTCGGATACGGTTCCGCCCGTCAAATTCTCAAGTACCATAGCCTTGAACTCAATGATATCCGTTTTTTCATCCGGGGAATAGGCAAAGGCCGCAGTCGGCAACAAGCCGAGCAGGAGTGCTGACGTCAGTACCAAGGATAAGATCTTTTTCCAGTATCTTTTTACCTTCATAAATCTCCAGCTCCCTTCGCACTTCAAAATACGCTTACTCTGTTCATACCCTTCTTTTCACTAAGGCATTTCGCCCGCCTCCAATTCTAAGTTCTTTCTTAGGGGAGACTGTTTATCCGACCTGTTCTATCCCCATTGGGGGACAGGGAAAGGTAAGTGCGTATATTTAGATATTATAGCTTTGCACGAGGGGCTTGAATTTGTATATAAAAGTTGAGATTTTATCTTATAGGTAATTATCATAAAAACTTAAAATCCAGCAATATCAGGGCTCGAACGGTCAAGGTGTAGGAGTAGTCAAGTAATAACCGACTCTCCTACACCTCTTTTTACACCGTTCTGCCGCTTTAAGCACAGAAGCAAATAAATAGCTTTACTCGCCGCCGTACCCGCGTACATCCTCGACAAACGACCTGTTTCTCAAGTTATTTTCATACGCTTCCTGGATGATACGGATGGCGATGTCTACCTCACCGTTTTGCAGACCGTTCTCCCGGATAATCTCCTCGTACTCTGCATAGATGCGAAAGACTCGCTTGAATTGCTCTCTGGTCACCGGATTATCGGGGCAAACGCAGTACGATGCAAAACTTATAATCGAGCTGCGCTTGCTTTCAATGTAAAGAGACATGGTGATCTCATTGTTTTTATCCAGCCCTTCTTTCAGAACTTTAATGGATTCGTCATACACCTCTGCCCGATCATTGACCCACTTCATCCAGGAATCGCGTTTGGCAATATTGTCTGAATTGTAATGGGACTCCACGCTGCTTAGCATAGTTTTCACATCATGAATGGTTGTGGACATTTCCTGCATGGTCTGGCGCTCCTGCTTTTTACGAGCAAAATACTTTCGGATTTTGACGAATTCAGGAACGACTTTTCCCTTAAATTCCAAAACCTCACCGATGATCTGCATAACCAGAAATATGCCAATAATGGCTAGACCTAAAGCGACGGGCACATTCAGATACTCGATATAGCCAATCATTGTGATCGATCACCACCCCTTTACCAAGGCGGCTTTTCGTAGTCTGAGCCGTGAATGCTGAGGGCCAAGAGCATAATTTTCTTTGACCATCGCTCGACCTCCTATATTAGACGAACACAGACCTCAATCGCCCATGACTTCCTCAATCGTGCCAAGATCCGTCCACTTTACGTTGACCGTCCCCGGCTCCCATACGTTGTTGTCCTGCCCGGATCGCCACACATGGCCGTTGTGGGTGCAACAATCCCCGGTGTTGTACGGGCTCGTAGACATGGCGACGAAGGGGGGGGCCTTCTTAGGATCGTCCGACCAGTAGAACCCCCACTGGGCGGGCAGTTCCTCCGGCTCCTGGGGGTAGGTGTCGCTGTTGTAGTTTTGGATAAGGCGCACAATACGCCCCGCAGAAGACCGACACAGGAACCCGTCCGTCTTGCCGGCTTTGCGCTCCAGCATGTTCTTCTTGGCGACCGCGGCAGAGAAGTCTGGAATATAATCCTCTTTCTCGTACAGTTCGGTGCCCGTCATGCCCTCGGAGGTCTCCTGCAAATCCTGGGCCCGGCGCATGCCGTATTCCCGCATAGTGGTCAGCACAAAATCCTTGTCAGTCAACTCCGTTCACTCCTTCCCGAATCGCATTGGCCAGTTCCACATAGGACGCCAGCTCTTTCTGAGCACGATACAGAGCCTCGTTGCTGAGGTCGATCTCATTGTCCATGCCTTTCTTCAGGAACTCCTCATAGTTGTCCCGGACGTTCCGGACAATCCCGTCCCAGGTTTCCACCTCCACGTGGTACTCGTCGTACTCATATCCGGTGAACTCCTCGGTTTCTGCCGGTTTTACATTTTGAAACAGCCGCACAAGGCTTCGGTTGGTTCCCGGGATCTGCTCCACGGTGAACTTCCCCGGATCGACCATTCCCTGTACTTTCATAGGTGCCACTCCTTTCAGGCCGCCCGATAAGGCGGATATAATCGTTGTAGCCGCCGACATTCCCTTCGGACGACTTTCTTGAGATTGAGCATGGTATTCGGCTGGTAATACCGCTCCAATATTCGCTGACTGTTGCACTTACGCAATTGCCCCAGTCTTGAGATCAGCCCGGATGCCCGCTTAAAAGAAATGACCCGGTTCCGGTCTCGCCGGTGGTAGTAGGTGTGCAGCGCTTGCTTGAGTCGGAACAGATTGTGCTTTCGGAGGATCGTGTACCCATGCCCGAAACGATAGCCCAATGCCGACGGAATTCTTGGACGGCGGTGCCGCTGTTTCTTCTCGGATAAGTCCCCGTGGGCCTTTGCCACCTTTGGCGTAAAGCCCACCCGGAAGATCTGCCAGGTGTCTTTCAGTTTCATGCCGATTTCACCCAGCCATGCTTTGATGTCCTCCAGCAGCTTCCGCAGTTTCCGTTTATTGGGACCGAAGATTGTGAAGTTGTCCATCTGCCGCAGATAGTGGCTCACGCCATATTGCTTTTGGTGGATCATCAGATCCAGCGGTTGGAGCAGCAAATGCAGGAACCATGCGGAGAAGAATGCGCCGATCAGGACTCCGTACTCCATCAGCGCATCGCATAGCCAGAGCGTTTCCCGATCCTTGAACAGCCGTTTCAGCGCGTGGATGACATACGGCGGGTCCACCTCCACAAAGCAATGGTGAATATCGCACTCCGCGCAGTATTGGGTGCCCACAGGGTCGTTCTTCATCCATTTCTTTAAAACCTTTACGCCATAAGAGTTGCCACGCCCTGGTACGCTTGCGATACAATACTTGTCCATGCTCCGCCTGATGTGCGGGATCATGGGCTGCACCACCGCATGGTGGACATACTGGTCCGGCCACAAGAGCGGCTCGTTGATATCCCGCCATTTCCCTTTGCCGCTGTCCGCGTTCCGGTCCCACTTCCGCCGTTGCAGCGGTTTATGCATATGCTCGTCCCCGGCCACCAGGTCCTCGATGAACTTGCGGAGTTTTACCACATATTCATCGATATGCTCCTCGATTTCCATGACCTTCTTATTTAAGCTGTGGTCGCCGTTGCGCCGGTGTCCCCGGTTGACATCCTGAATAGCCAGACGCAGGTTTTCATCGGAAATGATTTGTTGGTAAATTCTAACTCGTTTCATCAGGGATAGTGTTCCTCCTTGTAGCCTCACAACTGTTCCATCGCCGCGGGTGGTTCCGGGGCGGGACCCGGCCCGAAGTGTACTAAGCTGTGTCCTGACGGCTCATCTTCAGCAAGTGCTGCGCGGTCAACGATGCGTAATAGAAAGGGTGAGGAACCCTGACTACCAAAAGGAGGTTTAGCCATACCCGACAGGTCCTTCGACCTGCGTCTGCTTCAAGAAGGCGACAGCCGATGTTGGAGTTGGAGTTCGACGCGTTGTTGTAGTTCACGTAGAAAGGCCCGTGATTCTGGTTCTGGTTATAGTTACCGCCATGGTGCAGGCACGGGTTACTACCGTTGAAATTCCAGTTATCCGGGACATCGTCTGCTGCAAAGTTGACCCCGCGCTTTCCCCTTACCAAAGGAAAAGCGGTTTATTAGAGCAAAATCGCTCCATTTTGAATTTTTATAAGGCGGAGGTTGGGGGAAGGGACTGCGGTCCCCTCACCCCAAACCCCCTCCTCTACAGGGGAATAAGTCACGCCGCCTTCGGCGGGCGCTCCTGGAGGCGACAGCCGATGAAGGAGTAGGAGTACGACGCGCTGTAGAAGTACACGCAGAAAGGCCCGTGACTCTGGCCCTGGCTATAGCAACCGCCATGGCGCAGGCACGGGTTACTACCGTTGAAATCCCAGCTATCCGGGACACAAGTTGTAGTACTGCCAGAGGATTCGGAGGGGTAAAGCGCCCACTCCAGGCCGCTTTGAGTCGGGATGGCGAAATCGCTGGGGTAGCCGCTGGTTGGCTTGCCCACCAGAACCCCGTTGGCATTGTCACTGAACTGATTGGGATTCTTGATGACATTCAGGCCATTGGCATTGTAGTAGCACCCGTCCATCCAGTCGTACACGTTGTCCCACCAACCCTCGATATTCCGGTACTGGCAGAACCCATAGGAATTCCGGTTGACCGCCGTGGTTCCCGTGTGGTATTTCATGGCGTCCGTCTTTCCGTTGTTTTCCCTGGAGCCGCTGGCCGAACAGCCCAGGCCGATGCGCTCACCGTTCCAGTCCGCGAATTCCACCAGGAACAGCATATTCACATACCAGAACTGGGCAAAGTCCATCTGCCAGATGTTCGTCCCCAGATTGTGGATATTGGTGCGGGCAATGGAACGGGTGATGTTGACCATCTGCGCCTGATTGGTCTCCGATTTCCAGTTGGAGCCGCAGTGGTACCGGCCGATGTAGGAGTGATCCAGCTCGCCCAAGCCATCGCCCCGATCCATATTCACAGGGTCCACATGGAACCCCTCAACAGGGCCGTCCGCGATTTGCAGCTTCAACTTCTTCCCCGTCTTGGTCCACTTGAACCAATACTTGGGCTCCTTCACCATCACACCACCGGTCCGGGTAACCTTGGTCATGTCCCTCCACGGGTACAGGTTGTCAAATGGAGAGGAGCCGGAGCCATTATTCACTGCCGGATTGGGGTCGCCGAACCCGGTCGCCCCGTCCGTGCGCTTTCCCTTGGTGGAGCCGCTGCTGGTCCAATCCCACTCCACGCCGTAGATGGTGACGAACTGAGCCTTGACCTGTACCTGCTTGTCCGCGCCGGCCAGATAGTTGCCCCCCTCTGCCACCTTGACGGTAATTGTGGTGGTGCCTGTGGTGTCCTTTACACTGTTCACCGTCACCTCCCCCGTGATCTGATTGACGTTGCTCACGGTAGCCACACTCTGATTGTTGGAGATGGCGGAGATCACACCGTCCCCTTTCCGGGTCACCGTGAATTTGGCGCTTCGGGCGCTGGTGTTCAGGGTCACAGCCGCGGGGTTTACCGTCACCACCTGATCGCCCTTGGCGATGGACCAGGTCGCGGTCTTGCCGCCCACTTCGCCGTCCCACCACTGATGGTTGGAGTCCGGTGTAAAGGTGGCGGTGTATCCCGTCCCGGCGTTGATTTGGGGCTCCACCGAAACAGTCATCTTATTGCTGTCATAGTTGCTGTCCCAGGACGGGGTCTTGGGGTTGCCGTCGTACTTCGGCACGCTGCTCTGCTTTGGCACCGCCGCCAGGCTGGCCCGGCCAATGGTCCAGTTTACCGTCTTCTTCCCGGTGGTGCCGTCCGACCACATGCCTTTCAGCAGGGTAAAGGTGGCGGTATGGGTGCCCGCGTTGGTCTGGGGTGTCACCGATACCGAGGAATTCTCCTGGTCAAAGTTGTCCCACTCTGGCGTCTGCGGCGCGCCCGTATAAACGGGAGAGCCCTTCTGCACCGGGATGGGTACGATGACGCTGGTGATGGTCCAGATGACCTCCTTGGCCCCGGTGGAGCCGTCCCACCACTTGTAGTTGGGCGTGGGGGTAAAGGTGGCGGTATAGTCCTTGGCCTCTGTGCCGAACCGCTCTCCGCCGATGGTCAGCTTGCTGGTGTCATAGTTGTCCCAGGTGGGGGACTGGGGCTTTCCATTGGCCGCCAGCGCATTGCTCTGCTTCGGCGGCGAAGCGATGACCGCCCGGTCGATGACCCAGCTTACGGTCGCCTCATTCTGCCCTCCGGGGAATACATAGCCATAGTCCAGAACAAACTTGGCGGAATAGGTGCCTGCATTGACGCCATTGGTTTCTCCGGAAATGGTCATCTTTCCGGTGTCATATCCGGTCCACGCCGGCGTCTTGGTCTCTCCGTCATAGGTCAGAACTCCATTTTGAACCGGGACGGCCACCTCGATGGGGTTCACCGTCACCGTCAGGCTTGCGGTCTTGGTCACGCCCTCGTAGGCGTACTGGATCTGCACTGCCTGCTGCCCCAGTGCGGAGAACGCGTCCGGGGAGTGGGTGTATCCGGAGACTTCCTCCGAGGATTCGTCCGAATAAGTGGCTGTGACCACCATTCCGGCCGGATCAAAGGTCTCCAGATACTGGTATGTCATCTTTGTCGGGTTTGCCGTGATGGCGATGGACACCAGCACCTTCTTCACTGTCACGGGTACGCTGGCCGTCTTGGTGATCCGCCCCTCCGTGTAAGTAATGGTCACCTCCGTGACCCCATCCGTCAGAACCTGAGGCGAAACGGTGTAGCCGGTCACGTCTGAAGTAAGACCGTACCCATAGCCCGCCGTGACCACCATGCCGGTCGGGTCAAAGGACTCCCCGGACTTATAGATTGTCTTGTTGGGCTGCTTGGTAATTGCCAGGGTCTCCAGCTTCAGAGCGCCGCCGCCACCGTTGCCGCCGGTCATGTTGAAAACCTTGCCGACGTTAGCGTTACTCATTGCTCTGCTCGACCTCCAGTCGCAAAATAGAAATCGTCAGGTTCTCCGTGGGGGTGACCTCGCACCGGAACGTGACCTGACCGTCCGTTGTAATGTTATCGGCTTTTACGCCGGTCTCGCTTGCCGCCATAAAGCAGTCTGCGTCGGCGCACACAATGTACCAGTATTTTCCGTCAGCCAGGAGGAACTCGTCCTGCACGGTTTGAGCTCTGCCGCTCCACTTCTCGGCCGGCAGAGTGACGGTGATGCCGGCATGCTGCGCGCTTTCCAGCAGAGGGATCATCGAGTCCAATAGTTCGTTGATGCGGATCAGGGTGTCCTGTTTCCCTCGCTCTGCCAGTGCCCGTAACTGCTCTATGGTGGTGAGTTGTTTCTCTGCCATATGAGAGCTCCTTTCGGGAAATATAAAAAGGGGGACGGGAATCTGTGCCCCCATCCCCCTTAACGGAGCCATTTAAGGCTCCTCTTCAGTGGTGCCGAAGACCTCATCCAGCATGGATTGCACCTCGGTGTCCTCAGCCACAGCCATGCCGTCCAGCTTCTTCTTGTCCTCCTTGGACATCAGGCCGTCGGCTGCGGAAGTAGCCTTCTCATAGGTGGTGTCCTGGCCGGGGATGCCCAGCTTGGTGATATCCTCCTTGGTCACGTTGTCGCCCAGCACCACATGGCCGCTGGCGTCGCTGCCCACCTTCTTGAATCCGGCCTCCACGGCGGAGCCGGCGGGGTGGGTGTAGACCACGGTCTCCTGGCCGTTGATCTTGATGTTGCCATTGGTCTCGGACTTCTCCACCTTGGTCGCGCCCTGGGCGATGCCGGCCATGGCGGCGGTGATCTTGCCCTCGATGGCGGCCATCACGGTGGCGTAGTCGTCCTCCTCACCGCCGATACCGGCGGTGATCTCGTTGAGCTTGGTGATGGCGGCGTTCATGGCGGAAGCGTCGTCCGGGTGTTCCTGAATCCAGGCGGCAATCTCGGCCAGGGTGTTCAGGGACTCCTGGGCGTCCTCGGGAATCAGCTGCTTGGCCAGCTCCTCATTGGCAATGGTGCGGGCACTCTTGCCGGCGTCGCTGCCGATCAAGGTGTCCACATCCGCCTTGGGGGCCTTGGCGGCCAGAACGGCAGTCAGGGCAGAGTCCAGGTCGGCCTCAGACACCTGGGCCTTGTAGGCCAGGGCAGCCAGACCCTTGACAGACACGTCGATACCATTCACCGCCAGAGTGCCGTTGGCGGCGCCAGTGGCGATCAGGATATCGACGACCTTGTCAACGATTTTCAGGGCGGTGCCGTTGACCTTGACGCCCTCCAGGACGTTGGCCTGGCCGCCCGCGCCTTCCAGCGTGTCCACTCGGCCGGACAGGGTTGCCACCTTGGAGTCGACCTTATCGATCTCGCCCTTGGTGCGCTGGGCCAGCATCTTCAGCTGGTCAAGAGTAGTGTGCTTAGACATAGATATGTCCTCCTTAAATGTATTTGTTTACGGCTCGTCGCCGAAAACATCGTCAAGAACGTCCTCCACTTCTTCGTCGGTGGCCGTATTCCCCGGATGCTCCGGGTCGTCCGGGGGCGTCCAGTCGGATGCGAACGCATCGTCCAGGGCCGCATCCACTTCCTCGTCCGTAGCCGTGTTCTCCCGGATGACTTCCAGAATCTGAGCCCGTATGTCTGCTCCGGAATGGGAGGGCGGAACCAGCTGGGCCGCATCGACGGCATACATGATTCGGCTGGTCAGGCACCATACGGTGTCTTTTTGCTCCCCGCCCTTGACGCCGGACACGCCGATGCGAAGACTGACCCCCGCCTGCTTCAAACACTCGGCGGGGATGATGCACCGGTCGTCCGTCAGCTTCACGGACAGCTCCACGCTGCCGGCCTTGAAAATGGCCGTTTTTGTGTAGCCATCCCAGCTTTTATCAAAGAGGAACTCCACGATGTAGAGGGTTTCGGCGTTCTGCACCAGACTCTCATCCTTGAGCATATGGGCATAGGTTTCTTTGACTGCGATTTCCACGGGCCGCACCTCCTTACTGAATAGCCCCGTTGCCGGACAGCTCGAACCGGATAAGATGGACCGTCAGATCCATCGCCGGGTCGGTGTCGCAGGTAAACACGAGAAAGCCGGAGGCGGTGATGTCCTTCGGCTGTACGTTGCAGTCGATGAACTCCTCCTTGCAGGCCTCCTCGGCGCTGAGAAAATACTTGTGGGTCGCCAGGGCCAAAAGCCGGCTGTCGGCAAGGGTGACGCTCCCGTCCTTCCACCCGTTCTTGGGGATGACCAGGTCAAAGGAGATGCCCAGCACGTCCCCCGCGCCCGTTCCATTCAGACCGTTGTAGACCGAGATGTTGTACGAGGACCCGTCTGTCAGATGCACGGTGTAAACGTCTGTGCTGCCGGGGGAGTGGTCGCCCTCGGTCATCTGGATGTCGTCGATGCCCACGCCAATGGGCCCCCGCAGCTCACAGCTGATTTTTGTGTCGTAGTATGTGCCCGTTTCCGCGTCCCAGATCCACCAGGTTCCATTTTGAGGCTTGGGCGGTTTCCCACTGTACTGTTCTGCCCTGGAAGCGCTCTCCGCGGCGTTTCCGGCGCTCTCTGCGGCGGCGGTCTTGGCCTGTTCCGCGGCCAGTTTGGCATTTTCGGCGTCCTCTTTGGCCTGCGCAGCGGAGAGGGCGTCATCCTCGGCGCTCTCTTTAGCGGCTTGAGCCTCGCCGCTTGCGGCCTCCGCGGCATCCTTAGCCCCCAGCGCGACGGTTTCCGACTCCTTGGCGTTGGTCTCGCTGAGCTTGGCTGCCGCCTTTGCCTTCTCGGCGGCCTCTTTGGCGGCTTGAGCAGCCTTCGCATCTGCCGCTGCCTGGCCGCCCAGCGCTTCTACCTCATTCCTGACGTTTTTGGCCCGATCCTCAGCGGCTTTTGCCTCGGACGCGCTCAGAGCGGCGGCATTCCTGGATTCTTCCGCCTCCCGGGCCTTCTGGATCGCTGCCTCCGCCGAATCAGCCGCATTGGTCTCTGACTCCTTGGCGCGGCTTGCCGCATCGATGGCATTGTCAGAATACTGTCCCGCCTGGGTCTCAGAGGCCTTGGCCCGTTCCTCGGACGTTTGGGCGTCTTTGGCGGAGTCCTTGGCCTCCTCCGCCTTTTGAGCGGCGGTGGCCGCCTCACTCTTGGCTTTCTCGGCGGAGGCGGCGGCAGAGTCCTTGGCCGTGGCCGCAAACTCCATCGCGCTGGAGGACTCCTGGTTCATAGCGGCCAGGGCGTCGTGGATGGACCCGCGCACCTCCTCGCCATAGATAGCCTCCAGTATTTTCTTTAGATAACTGCTGATGTCGGCCAAATCAACTCACCCCTTCCTAATCCTCCAGCATCCAGTCGATTGCCAGAATCTCTTCCCCCGACAAATTTCCAACGGCGTCGTCATACTTCGCCATCATCAGCTCCACCTCATGCTCCATTTCATTGAACGGGGCCAGCTCGTCGCAGAACTGCTGGAAGTTGGGGGAATCCATTTTGAGCGTATAGGTCGGCGCGCCCCGCTCGTCCTTTCCCTTCTCGCCGTACTTTTCGATCAGGCTTAAGCGAATCGTGTCAAACTCCACGATGGAATTGGAGAGAAAGCGGTAATTCCGGGCCGCCACATATCCGATCTTGTCCCGCAGGGCAAGCAGGGGCTTGAGCGACTTCAGATATACGAGCACTTCTGAATTTTTCAATTTTTTCTTCATAACGGCATTATTCTCCTGTTCCAAAATCCAGACCTCGGACGGTCGCGCCGCTGAAATCCACATGCCCCTCAAAGAAAACGACACCGCCGCTGCCCCGGTTGCCAATCGTGATATAGCCGCCGCAGGGGCTGTAAATGTCGATGTAGGGGGCGTCCCCCTCGTAATACTCGATGGCCAGCATGTGGAACCGGCTGTTCCCATAGGGACCGTAGAGGTTGAAGCTCCCAAAGTCGCTCCCGGCGATGATGTTGAATTCCTCGCCGTAGAACTCTCCGCCTTCAATGACCGGGGAACGGATCGTGGTCTGGTCAATATAGGTACTCTTGATGTAGCCGGGCATCTCAATGGAGTCCGCCAGCTTGTACGCCCGGTCGGCCCGGGAGTACGCGTCGTCGGCGTAGTCATAGGCCTCGTCCGCCAGATTATAGGCGTCGTTGGCCATGGAATAGGCCGGATTGGAATTGATGTTCTGGTTGCTTACCTGGGCCCAGTTGATGCTGCTCCCGGCTCCCATGGTCACGCTGCCGTTGATGGTGACAAGACCGTTGGAGCTCACGGCGAACGTCACCGCTCCCGTGCTCTTGTTGCTCACGGTCAGGCCGTAAAGGTCCAGATAATCCGCCTTGAACTTGTCGCCCGTCAGCATGCTGTTTCCATAGGGGTCCAGAAAATCCTCCGCCTGTACCACGCCTCCGAAGGAGCCCTTGGCGGCTACCAGCGTTCCGGCAAAGGTGCCCCGCCGCGCAGTCAGATTCCCCTGCTCGTCCACGATAAAATTTCCGCCGATATTGATGGAGCCTTTCTTCATGGTCAGCGTACCCGTTTTCATATCCAGGGAAAAGTTCCCGCTGACGTCCTTGAGCACGCCTGCCCGGATCACATCGGCATTGAGCACGCCCGTATTGACGTAGTCAGCCACGATGGACCCGTCCATGGTCATGGCCAGCCCAAAGGTCTTGCCTCCATCATTGGAGTACCCCAGGCCGTTCATGTTCCACTTCCACAGCTTGTCCGCCTTGGTGTAGTCCCGCACGTTGGAGATATAGAGCGTATCCGAGCCATACTCGTCCCGGGTGATGGTGATGTAGCCCGTGGTGGCCATGTTGATGATCTCGGTGGCGTTTTCCTTGGCCTCCTTGAGAATGGAATGGGCCTTGGGAAGCCCCTCGATCTTCTCCAGCACCGCGGCGTTGGTCTGATTGTTCACGCTGGTCAGGCTGACCTGTACCGAATCCCCCATTTTGAACTGGGTGTTCTCCGGGTGATCCAATGGGATCTCCAGCTTGGTCACCGGGAACATCCGGTCCAGGCCATGAGGGCGGGAGATGACCCGGATCTCGTCCAGCAGCTTGACCGCCTCTGTGTTTACGTCCAGATAGTGCAGATCCAGCGCGCTCAGCTCTAGCTCCAGGTTGTCGAACTGGAGGTCTGCCAGATACTCCCTGGCCTTTTCCAGAAGCGCCTCCGGGTCGCTCACATCGTCCCAGCTGACTGTCTTGGCGATCCAGCCGTAGTGCTTCACCGCCTCGTCCGACTGGACATAGAGGCTGCCGCCGTTCACGCTCTCCACCGTCAGGTAGGCGTCCAGCGCCTCGATGGGGCTGTCATCCAGCCGGCTGCCCAGCGGGATAATGGCGGTGGCATACTCCGTGGAATCCCAGTTGCGGGTGAAGTCGATGAGATTGGACCCAAACTGGATGACCTGGCTGCAAGTGTCGGGGTACTCCTTCAGGTAATCCAGATACCGCACCCCATCCGCCTTCCGGACCCGGAGATGGCCTCCATAGGTTTCCACCAGAGCGTTGAGCAGCTCCATCGTCTTCTCGTAATTGGTGTAGTAGGTGGGGAAGTTCTCATCCACCACCGTCACCGCGCCGATGGCAAATTGCCGGTTGGCGCCGACTTTGGAGTTGTGAACGGCAATCAGCTGCTCCAGATACTCCCGGATCGATTTTCCGGCATACTCCGCCGGAGGCTGAACGGAATCGTTGAAAAACGCCAGTTCTCCCTCGCAATAGAGCACCCGGTTGTTCCAGAAGTCCTTGCTCTCCGAAAGCGCCCGCCCCGCCCAAATCTCCTCTCCGTTTTTCTTCACGGAAATATCCGTGACCATGCGGACAATGGTGTCGTAGGCCTTGTTGGTGTGGGGGAGGGCCATCTCCAGCGCCCCGGCCGCGCTGTCCTCCAGCGTCAGCTTAGGGTTGACCGCCTTCATGTCATCCAGCGAGAACACATCATTGTAGATGCACACGCCGTCCGCGTAAATGCTATACATCCCTCACAGCCTCCCCACTCTGAAATCCACCGAGACCGTGCCCGTGCCGGTGTCGCACCACAGCTCCAATGTGGCTCCCTGGCCGCCGAAGAACACAAACTCCGGGAACTGGATGGTGCCGTCGGTGAGCAGCTTTGTCTCATCCAGCCCCAGCGTTGGGTTGACAAACCGGATGTGTACGCCCCTCTGGTCTGAGCTGGTCACAAAGAACTGCGGACACACCGGGGCCCGCCCAAAGAGCGCGGCCTCCAGCCGGATGGTCCTCTTTTCATCGGTCACGGCGATGTCCTTAAACAGAGCCGGCCGGATCACGCCATTTTGAAAGTTGAAGGGGTCCCACAGCCAGTCGTCTGTGGAGGACAGAACCGACCACTTGTAGGGCCCCACGTCATAGTCGATGGTGATGCGCGACCAGTCCTTTTCCGACTTCCAGGCGTTGACCACGAACCGCCCCTCGTAAAAATACTCCGGGTCATCCTCCAAAATCGCCCGCAACTTCTGGCCGTGCAGATAGTCCATGATGTCGGAATAGGCCATGTGCCAGGGCTTAAAGTCATTCATCACGATAAACTCAATGGAGCCCGTCCGGTTCTGATACACCGGATACCCGGTGAGAGACTGGGATAAATCGATCACCCCGTCCCCACCGGGTATTTCCAGCGTCTTTACCTTTTGGGCCGGAGGATTGAACACGGGGCGGGAGGCGGGAACCAGCCGCCAGTCGTCCCAGGTGTTTTTATCCCCAAAGGTAACCGAATGGTACAAGCTTAGTTCCCCCTTCCTCTGCGAGTGACCCTCTGCCCGAGGGCGTTGTCCATGGGTCCTGCCATCTCGCCCACCAGCGTGCCGGTATCCAGGACCACACGCATCCGTTCCATTCGCTCCGTCATTTCTGCCATTTCACTCCGAAGGGCGCGGAGCTCCTCCACAATGTCGCCGTTGTCCACGTTGACCACCGTTCCGCCGCTTCGGCCGGACTCGGAAAAGGCCAGGCTGGCCTGCCCCGCAAGGCCGATGGTCCGCTGGGGATAGAACAGGCTGTTCAGCTCGTCCGCCCCGCGCATTACGTCGGAGAGGTCGAGGACCGGCCGGATCGTAGGCTGAGCATCCATATCCCCGCTGAGCAGCTCGGCCGTGATGGACATGGCGTTGGAAAGGCCGTCTGCGGCGTACTCCGCCACATTCGCCCCCGCGGCGTAGGACTTCTTCGCGTAGTCTGCCAGTCCCGTCACAAAGCCAAGCCCCGTAAAGTTACCTAGCTCCCGGAAGACCCGAGAGGGAGAATTGATCTTCAGCGTGCTCTTGACCGCCTCTACACCGGCCAGCGCCATGCTGGTCAGTTCATCGAGAAAGGCGGATTTCGACAGGGAGACGCCCTCCGCAAGACCGGCGGGGATCTGCTGTCCCGTCTCGGTCCATCCGGCTTCCTTCAGGATCTTCGTGGCCGCCTCGGTCATTTCCCGCATCTCGGCCTCGGTGTCCTTCTTGATCAAGCCCACGTTTTCCGCGAACTCCTGCCGGAGCGACGCCAGTTGATTGGCTGTGTCCTCTTCCAACTGGGACAATTCCTCCTGCCAGGTAATGCGGTATTCCTCCAACTCCGCTTCCGCGTCGGCCCGCAGCTGAGCGATCTGCTCCTGGGTTTCCACGCGGAGGCCTTCCAGCTCCGAGGTGGCCTGTTCCCGGGCCTGAGCGTGCTTGACGGACCAGAGGGAGACGTACTTCTCCAGCTCGTCGTCGCTCATGGAGTTCAGCGCCCGGATCTCTTCGATGGCGGACGGCCCCATCTCCTGGAGTTCGGAAATCAGGTCCGCGTCAACCCCCCTGGCGGAGAGCTGGCCCAGAATATCCTGCCATTCGCCGAACTCCTGCACCTGCCCCTCCAGATTCTTCATCAGGGTATCGCTGCTGACGGCCTCCTTCTTTGTAACTTCATCGAAAAGGCCGTAGGACTGGTAGAGACTGTTGGTGCGGGATTCCACCGCGTTCTGATACTGGTCGTTCAGCGACTGAATATCCCGTTCCAGCTGCTCATTGACAGAGCGAACCTTGTCGGCATACTCCTGCTCCAGCTGGATGCGCTTCTGGTTGGCGGACTCCTGAACGCTCTGGACGTCGGCGATATACTGCTTCTGGGCCTCATAGATCTCCTGTTCCAGCTGATAGACCTTCAGGTCCATCTCCTCGCGCTCTTTGCTGCCCGCCGCATACCGGCTCCGAACACGCTTATAGGCGGCCAGCTCGTCTGCCAGGCTCATTCGGCCGTAGTTCTTCTCCTTCTCGATCCAGTCCATGGAGTTCTGATAGGACTCGTCCACAAGCTGGTTGCGAAGGGTATAGACCTCCCGGTCGATCTTCTTGCGTTCCTCGCTGCCCTCCATATACCGGGACTGCATCCGCTCATAGGCGGCCAGTTCCTCCTCGGTGCTCAGCCGGTTGTAGTATTTCTCCTCCTCGATCCAGTCGAGGGAAGCCTGATAGGTGGACGCCACCAGTTCATTTTGAAGCTGATAGACCTCCCGGTCGATCTGCTTCCGCTCCTCGGAACCGGCTTTGTACCGCTTCTGAAGGTTTTCCCATCCGGCCAGCTGGTCTTTCAAACTCAGCTCGTCGTAATAGGTCTTCTCGTCCACCCAGTCCTTCCAGGCGTCGATGCCTTTGTTGCTGACGGCGATGACCTCGCCGATCATGTCGGAAGTGGCCTGGGCGGCCGGGACGATGCTGTTGTCGACGCCGATGGCCAGGCCCTCACCGATGTTCTCGCCCAGATAGATGAACTCCCGGGAGGGAGAATGGCTGTCCAGGGCCTTTTTCGCCGCGTTCAGCGCGGCAAGGCCCAGACTGCGGCCCGCGGAACTGGAGGCGCTGAACTTAGAGTGGACGCCTTTGACAAAGCCCTGTCCAGCATTTTCACCGGCAGTCTCAAACTCGGGTTTCATGCTGTTGATTTGGGATACGGCCGCAGATGCCACCGTCCCCGCTGCCGTTTTTACGGCGCCGGAAGATGATAGGATCGAAACGGTGAGGTTCCGCATCATGCCGTCAACCGCGTTTTCAATCACAACGACCTTTTTATCCACGATGCCTGCCATCGACTCCACAAGCATCTCCATGGCGGAGCTTGCCACCAGGATGTTCGACGTGATGGAACCGCGGACGGAGGTCAGCATACTGACCACGGCGCTGTTTACGGTGCCGCCGCAGTTGTAGAAGGCGTCGGTGAATCCGGAAATCCCGGCGTCGCCCATCTTCTTCATACTGTCGGCGAATTTGGTCAGGCCGCTGGTGTTGACGCCGTTTACCCCTTCCGCCAGCTCGATCAGATCCCAGACCTGGGTGATGACGTCGGACAACTTGCCGAGGTCAATACCGGAAATCTCATTGTAGTAATCCTTCATGGAGGCGCCGAATTTGGAAATATCCGCGCCAAAGGACGCCAGCGTCTGATCCCCGCCGAACCACTGGTCGAACAGACTGCTGTCCGGAAGGCCGGTCGCCAGATTGGAAAGCGCGCTCGCAGCGTTGGCCGAGGCCGTTACCGCTTCCGGCTTCACATCCTTGATGGCCGCCGCATAGGCGGCCAGATCTGCGCCGAAGGACGTGAGGTCGTCTCCAAAGGCAGTCAGATCGGTTCCTCCCGTAAAGAAGGAGAGCAGCCCGCCCGTATTGGGTAAGGTATTCGCCAGTTCCACCAGCGCCTGACCGGCGGAGGCGGAAGTTTCCACGGCAGTGGGATTGATGTCGGCCACAGCGTCGCTGTAAGACTTCATGGCCGCGCCGAAGGGGATGATCCCGGCGGCAAAGGCGGCCAGATCATGGCTTCCATTGAAAAACTCCATGACTCCGCCCGCCAGGGGAAGGGATTCTTGCAGCCTTGCCAGGGACTGGGCCGCCACTGCCGAGGCGGTGATAGCCCCGGTGTTGATGTCCGCCACGGCGTCTCCGTAGGACTTCATAGCCGCGCCGAAGGGGACAATGCCCGCGGCAAAGGTGCCAAGGTCGTTGCTGCCATCAAAGAAGGTCATCACACCGCCCACATTGGGCAGGTCGGTCTGAAGCTGGGCCAGGGACTGGGCGGCAACCGCAGAAGCCGTGATCGCCTCGGCGTTGATGCCGGCCACGGCGTCGCCATAGGATTTCATGGCCGCGCCAAAGGGCACAATGCCCTCCGAGAATGTACCGAGACCATTTCCTCCCGTGAAGAACTCCATGACCCCGCCAACCTGCGGCAAAGCGGCCTGAAGTTTTGCCAACGACTGGGCGGCGATTCCAGATGCCTCCACGGCGTCGGCGTTGATACCGGCCACAGCCTCTCCATAGGACTTCATGGCCTCACCAAAGGGGATCACGCCCTCGGAGAATGTTTCAAGGTCGTTCCCGCCGGTGAAAAACTCCATGATGCCGCCCACGTTGGGCAGAGATGCTTGCAGCTCTGCCAGGGCTTGAGCCGCCACAGCCGAGGCGGAGACCGCGCCGGCGTCAATGCCGGAAACAGCGCCGCCATAGGCTTTCATAGCCAAGCCAAAGGAAAGAACTCCATCCGCAAAGGCCCCAAGGTCGTTTCCGCCGGTGAAGAATTCCAGCACTCCGCCCACATGGGGAAGAGACGCCTGAAGCGCGGAGAGGGCCTGGGCTACGGTAATGGAGGCGGAAACAGCGCCCGCGTCCAACCCGGTCACGGAATCGGCATAGGCTTTCATCCCTTCTCCGAAGGGGAGCAAACCGTTTGCGAAGGTCTCCAAGTCGTTGCCTCCGGTGAAGAAGTCCACCACCCCGCCGATATTGGGGAGGGAGGCTTGCAGCTCTGCCAGCGCCTTTGCCGCAGTGGCGGAAGCGGTGACCGCATCGCCGTCTATGCCGGTCACGCTGTCGGAATAAGCCTTCATCGCCTCTCCAAAGGGGACCAACTGATCGCCAAAGGTCTCCAAATCGTTGTCGCCCGTGAAGAATGCGACCAAACCTCCGGTATTCGGAATGGTGTTTGCCAGCTCCACCAGAGTTTTTCCGGCAATGGCCGAGTTTTCAACCGCATCGCCGTCCAAACCGCTGACCGATTTTGAATAATTCTTCATGGAGACGCCAAAGGAGGCAAGCTGCGCTCCGAAGGTCGCCATATCGTTGTCGCCGGCAAAGAATGCGACAGCGCCTCCCGTGTTCGGGAGGGTAGCCGCCAGCTCCGCCATGGCCTGCCCGGCGATGGCTGAGTTCTTAACCGCGTCCACATCCAGTCCGGTCACCGCGTCAGAGTAGGCTTTGATGGCCTCCCCAAAGGGCACCAGCTGGTCACCAAACGCGCTCATATCGTTGTCACCGGCAAAGAAAGCCACGGCTCCGCCTGTATTGGGCAGAGTCGCTGCCATTTCCGCCATGGCCTTCCCCGCGATGGCGGCATTGTTTACCGCGTCGGCGTCCAGCCCTTTAATGCTTGCGGCAAACCGCATCATGGACCCGCCGAAACCAACCAGCTGGTTTCCAAACTCGCCCATGTCATTTTCGCCGGTGAAGAACCCCGCGATGCCGCCGCGGTTCGGCAGGGTCGCCGCCATCTCGGCCAGTGTCTTGCCGGCAATCGCGGCCGTGCTGACCAAATTGCCGTCAAGGCCGGCGATGCTGTTGGAAAATTTCATCATCGCCTCACCGAAGGGGACAAGCTCCCCGGCAAAAGCGGACAGGGAAGACCCGCCCGTCAGCCAGGAGGTCAATCCTTCCAGCAGATCAGCGGCAGTAATCAGCAAAATCGCCTCGGTAAGCGCCTTTACACCGTCCAGCATGGCGGCGTCAATGCCACGGGCTCCATCGATAAACGGCTGCACGTTAGTCATGAACGCCGCGAGATCGGCGCCGATCTGCGGGAACGATCCGGATATACCGCTCATAAACCCGCCGACAATACCGCCGATAAATCCGCCAATGGCGTTTCCGATGGTTTGCAGCAGCTTGCCGCCTTCCCCAATCAGCCAGTCGAGGCCCGGAATCTGCGCCAGGCCTCCAATGGCCGCCAGAACAACGGCAAGTTCCGCCATAACAACGCCCAGGCCAAGCACACCCACCATTGCGGAGGGAATCAGCCCGGCCAACGCGCCGAGGGCCACCATAATGCCGCTGAGAAGCCCGATCCCGGCGACGCCTTTCAGAAGGGCGTCAGTGTCGATGCTCCCCAAGGCGGATACGATTCCGGAGAAGAAGGACATCAGCAAATTAACCACCGACTGGATCAGCGTCGGCAGATTGCGCGCCAAGCCGTCGATGACTTCGATTAGGAACTGCATGATGGAATCCACGATCTGCGGCGTATAGGCTGCCAGCGCCGCAAGGACTCCGGCGATCAGCTCCAAAGCCCCGTTGGCAATCGCGGGCACACACTCCACCAAGACATCCACCAGGGTGAGCACCAGCGCTTTGACCGCGTTTCCAATCGCCGGGGCACCATTGGCGATGACCCCGGCAAAGGCGACGACCGCCTCTCCCAGCTGCTGGGCGATGGCGGGAATCAATGCGGCGATGCCTGTGATGATGGAGGTCAAGCCCGCCACAATAATGGTCACGCCTGCGCCGAGGGAGGTGGCCAGGCCCGTGATGCCGACCGCGATAGCGGTCAATCCGGTCCCCACCAGGAGCAGCCCCGCCCCAAGGCCGGCAATGCCGATGCCAATCAAAGCAAACGCGCCGCCCAGCCCGAGAATGGTGGGGAGCAGCGGCGTAAGAAGCGCGCCGGCCGTCCCAATCACCGTAAAGGCTCCGGCAACGCTAATCAGCCCCTTGGCGATGGCCTCCCAGCTCATGCTTCCCAGGGTAAAGAGCACCGGGGTCAAAACCGCCAAAGCGCTTGCGGCTACCAGCATAGCGGCGGAACCGGCCAGTGTCCCGTTCATAAAGTTCAAACCGACTGCCAGCTCGGCCAGGGCGCCGCCCATGGCAACCAGGCTTTTCGCAACGGCCTCCCAGCTCATGCCCCCCATTTTTCCGAGGGCCTCCGCCAAGACATTCAGCGCCGCTCCAACTGTGACAAGCCCCGCGCCCGTGGCAATCAAGTTCTTCGGCATGGCTTTCATGGCGACCGCCACTTCCGCCAAGGCCCCGCCCATGGCCAGCAAGCCCTTCCCGATCTCCGCCAAAGACATGCCGCCGAAGTCCGCCATTGCGGAAGCAAATATCTTCATGGCCGCGCCGATCTCAATCATGGCAAGGCCGGTGGAGATAAGCCCCTGTGCATTTCCAGTCAGTTTTGTGAATGCGGTAATCTCCAAAAGGACAGCTCCAACAGAGCTTAGCCCCTTCACCAGCTCGCCCGCGTTCATCTGCCCGAAATCCTTGCAGGCGGAGGCAAAGACCTTCATGGCGCTGGCCAGAACCAGAATCCCAGCCGCAGTAGCCATGAAACCCTTGTTGACCTTAACCGTGTTCGTGAACAGAGAAACCTCCGCCATCAGAACGCCGACTCCGGCCAAGCCCTTTACCAACCCGGCAAAGTCCAGCTGAGCCAGGTCGATGCAGGCGGAGGCAAGCATTTTGATTGCGCCGGCGAACACCACCATCTGGGCGGACCCCTTGATGACGGAGCTGGAACCGCTCCCCAAAACTTTGGCCGCGGCCACCAGCGCGGTCATCAGCCCGGCGATCCCGGCAAGGGCCACGACCATCTGCTCCGGCTCGATATCGGAAATTTTCTTCAGGGCGGAGGACAGCAGAAGAACTGAGGTGGAAACGCCAATCATGGCCGCAGTACCTTTAACGACACCCTTGACTTCTCCACTGATACGACTAAAGATGGCCATGGAAGCCATCAATTCCGCAAACAGTACGGTAATGGCACCCAGAGAAGCGGTCAGCTTGCCGCTGTCAATCAGGGAAATGGTTACGATCGCGGCCGCCAGCACGGCAATAGCGGAGGCAATTTTCAGAAGGGTTCCGGCCTTCAACTGGGTCTGATAGGCTTCAAAGCAGCCCCGCACCCCGTCCAAAATGCCCTTTACATTGTCAAGGAGGCTGCCGACATCGTCGAAAGACTTCGTCAGGCTGTTCATGAACTTGGTGATGCCTACCGCGATTCCGCCCAGAGAAATGCCGTTGAGTAAATCAATCACTCCGCTGAAATCAGCGTTGCCAATGGCGTCTATCAGCGTGGCGGACAAGCCGCCGAGTACGCCGATGATTCCGCTGGCAATGGCTTTCACGCCGTTGAACAGGCTCTGAAGCATTTGCAGGAATTTGCTGTTTCCAACGGCGGAATCCATGGTGTTTACCGCATCGTCCACCCCAAATCCCAGGCCGCCGACCGCGTCGATCACCTGGCCGATTCGGGTCTGGATGCGGCCGAGAAGCGCCTGGAACGCCTCAAAGCCGGGGATGGCAAAGACGTCGTCGAGAAACCCGATAAAGGTTTGGATTCCTGATACAACGAAATCCAGAGCATCCGCGATGCCCTGGGCCACTTTACTGAAGACTTCACCTTTCTTTGCCGCGTCGTTGATGCCGGTCAGAAAATCGCCAATCGTAGCGGTTACAGTAAGGAATCTATCTACGAAAAAGCCCATTCCACTTCGTAAAGGGGCAAATGCGTCAAAAACCGCAGCTACCCCTTGGCGAACCAGATCAAGAATGGAAAAGAGCCCCTTGAAAGTCCGCTGCAATTTATCCGCTGTTTCATCCGAAATCGTCAACCGCTCGGAAAAGCTCCGCAGCGTCTCCGTCAGCGCGTAGAGCTGGTCGGAGGTGGCGGGCGGAAAAATATCGCGAAACGCGTCCTTGATCGGGGCGATAACGCTCACCAATCCCTTGGCCGCGTTCCAGACCGACTGGATCAGGTTCTCCCGGCCGGAGGGGCGCAGAATCTTCTCCGTAAACTCATCCATGGAGACGGAGCCATCCCGAAGACTGTCGGCCAGCGTTTCGATCTGCTCCACCATCTCCGAGGTGTATCCGGCGGCCTTGCGCTCCTCCTGGGACATGCCGGACATCTTTCCCTGGAGATGATAGACAGCCTCGGACAAGGTTTCAGAGGAGATTACTCCATCCTTCAACCCCTGCTTCAGCGCGTCAGTAAAGCTGTCCGAATCCGCTACCATCTGGTCAAAGGCGTCGCCGCTCTCTCTGGCGACTGCTTGGATCGACTCTATAAAACCCGCTTCATCGGCAATTCCCTGATCCAGCAGCTGCTTCCAGCCGGAACTCAAGCCTCCGCTGAGCAGTTCGTTTCTCGCCTGGGCGGACTCGCTGATCACGCCGCCGATGGTGTTTGAAATCTCAGTCAGCAGCTCTTTGGCTTCTTCAAAGTCGCCGACCAGGATCTCCCACGTCGAGGTCCATCCGGATCGAGCGCTCTCCTTCAGGGTATCCCACAGCTGGGTAAAGGTTTTTACCTTTGTGGCGGTGTCCTCTGCCGTCTGCGCCATTTGGGCGATTTCCTTTGCCTGGGCCTCCGTAAAGCCCTGCTGCACCAGATCCGCCTCGGTATATGCGCCGGCAAACTGCTTCAGGGTCTCCGTGAGGACTTCCGTGGTGAGCCACTCACCCCTGGTAAGGGATTCCCGGAAGGAACCATACATGTTTATGGCATTCTGGGCTCCGGTGCCCAGTAGTTCAGATGTGCGGACCAGGGCGTCCTGGAACACCTTGCCGCCCATGCCCGCATTGACCACCGAGTTCCAGTCCATCAGAGACACTCTGCCTGCGGCCAGCGCCTGGGAGAGCTGATACATGGCCGTGGACGCCTGCTGGGAGGTGGAGCCGGAAATGGCGGCCAGGTTCGCGATACCCTTGATGGAATCGACCGATGTCTGAAGATTTACACCAGCCGCGGTAAACGTGCCGATGTTCCGGGTCATTTCTGTAAAGCTGTAGATCGTCTTGTCCGCGTAGGTGTTCAGCTCATCCAGCGCCCGGTTCACCTGCTGAAGATTGGTCCCTTCGTGCTGGGTGTTCGCCAAGATGGTCTGCACCGCTCCGATCTGGGTCTCATACTCCTGAAAACCGGTTTTGATGGGGTCGATCGTCAGGGCGGACACAAGCCGTTTTCCCGTGTTCAGGGCCGAATTTGTAATGTTGGAAAGGGTCGTCATGGCAACGACTTCAAGCGCCGAGAATTTCGCCCGAACCGTCTCGACGGATCTGCTAAGGGCGGACATATTGCACTTCTTAGCAGCGTCGCCCAGGTTTTCAAGCCCCTTGGCAGCACCGTCCAGATCCAAACCCTGCCTGAGTTTGTCGAGTGTCGACAGACTGGTCTGCACATTCCGCTCAAACTGTCTGTTGTCAAATCGCATCTCGACGATTCTCTCGTCGATGGTCCTGCTCATGACCGTGTGACCTCCTTCCATGCGTAATCCGCGATCTGGTCAAAAATAGGCTGGATAGCAGGGTTGATGTAATCTCTTCCCTGTACCCAGCCTCTGTTTCCAGTGCCATGCCCGTATTGCAGGATAATGGCGATGGGAACTCCATTTTGAACATTTGAATTGTGAAACGAGATAGTGACGGTGTTGTTCTTGTTGGTAATTTTGTAATACCAGGACGCGGCCGTCTCTCCGGAGTCGACAGGCGTTGCAGACGAAAGGGCGGCCACGCCTTCCCGGCCAAACTTGTCCAGATCGCCGAGATGAACCGTCTCCTTTGCTCTTTCCAGAAATCGGGTCAGCTTGGAAAAGTCACCCTTGTGTTTGAAACGAATCACTGCCGTCTCCTCCTATCATTCCGTTTTCTTCGGCCAGTTCTTGAATGCCTCAATCAATTTGTCATAGCCCACCATGGCCGCGTAGGCGGACAGAAGCCCGACCACGACAGCCGCAAATACCAGATACCAGGTAATTGCAATCCCTTTGATTTGTGCATAGGCGGCGCCGGCAGCCAGTGTCAGCGCCTCCGACACCATAAGCGCAAGGAAATTTGTGGGGAACTTATCCCAGGTCACAGTCTTAACCACCTGGACAATGATGTTGGTCAGGATCGTAACCCCGCCAATAATCATCAGCAGCGTCGAAATGATTTCCGCGTTCATACGCTTCCTCCTTAAATTGCCGGGCTCTCCACAGAGCCAACCGGTGTCTGCGAAACATTTACATTGAAATTGGAAGCCTTCGCCGTTTCAAAAGTGATTCCGCCCTCACGGTGGTCGGACTTGCACAGGTTCAGATAGAAACTGCACACCACGCCATGGGCCGTCCAGGGAAGACCGACCATAGCGCCGATCCAGGGCAACGCTCCCATATACCCCTTATAGACACAGTAGAAGGCCAATAAAAAACCGCCGATGGTCACGATCCACAACAGCGGACGGATATCGGCGATCATCCATTTTGAAAATTGCGAAAGGTCAGGTTTTCTTCCAGATTTGCCTCTGGTCCGGCTTCTCCTGCTTTTCATCACGCAAGCCCCACCATCTGCGCAAAGCGGTAGAAGAGCTGAGCCGCCTGCTCTCTTGTCAGACCGGACGGCCACATCATGTTCGGCTTGCCGTCAACCGCGGTGCCGTTCCCGGCAAAGAGTCCCACACTTTCAGCCCAAACCCGGGCCTCTTCGGACCAATCGCCGCAGTTGTTGTTCTGAAGACCCTTAAGGTAATTCGTCATGGCTGCGCCGAACATCTCATTGAATTTCGCCTGATCCATATCGTTGTCCTCCTCCGATACGATAGAATAGTCGGGGCGGCCGTAACCGCCGATCTTGTTGTATGCCATGGGATAGCTCTTATCCCGGACACAGCCGCCATTTTCCACGACGCCGGCCGCGGAGCTGGTGTTCCCCTCAATGGTGTAGACCCGCCCGCCGGACACCTTCTCCACGATACCAGTGTGGTAGAACGACTTGCCGCCGTCCTTCGTAAAGAAGATCTGGTCGCCAGGCTGCGGACCTCCGGTATAAAACCGTCCCTTCTGCTTATAGTAGTTGGCGGAACCGGTGCATCCTGCCCCCACGCCGTTCTTTGCCTGGCAGAGCAGCTTCAACGCCAGCTCCAGACCGAACGTGTGGATGTGGCACCAGTCCACAAAGATGTCGCACCAGGAATAGCCGTTCTTCCTTCCGTTATAGACGACCCCCAGCGCGTCCAGGTCCCTGGCGTACTTGTTCCAGTTTTTATCTCCGGCATTGGCCGTCTTATGATCGAGCTGGGCATTGGTTTCTTTCTCGATATAGCCGATCTCGGCTCTGGCCGTGGCCAGCACGCGCTCCACAGCCGGCAGCATCGTTGTAGAAGACATCGTTTCGCCTCTTCCTGCAAATTGGTCGTAATACTTCTGCCCGTAAGCGGCCCGTCTGGCCTTGGCCATCTCGCTCTGGTCTGCGGGGCGCTCAAACTGTACCAGCACGGCGTCGGAGGCCGCCCGGACAGATGCGGCGGTCTTCAAGATGTTGACCAGAGAGGGATAGCTCTCGGTCAGTTCCTTCCAGAGAAAGTCCAGCTGCATCTCCAAATCCCCGATGCTCTTGCCGCGGCTCAGGGCAAAGACGAGCAGCTTTTGCTTCCGGCTCCAGAATGTCCACTGGGCAAGGCCATATCCGGCGCTGTCGTGGACAAAATCCTGATAGATTCCGGCGTCCACCTGGGCGGTATAGTCCGCGTCGGACAAGCCCAGCTTCTTTTCACAAGTGTTCTGGAGATTGTCCGGCTTCAGACCGCTCTCGGCATAGAGATTCCCCATCAGTCCGGCCGCTCCGCAATCCGAGAGGCCTTTCTTCTTGAAGAAACTCCAAATCACTGCTTCGGACATGTGCATCATCCTCTCGAATTGGCTCTCTTTCTGCGTGCCGCGTTCAGCGCACGGTTCTGTGCAAAGATTTCCTTCTGGCTCATTTTCTTTTGAGGGCCGTTCTTTGCGTTGCAGACGTTAATCAGCGTCATAAGCCGGTTCAAATGCCACTTCTGGCACTCAAAGGGAATCTGGTGGGAGAGCATCCAGTAGTAGATGATCTCCGCCGTGACAACCTCATTGGCCGACCGGCCCTTCCGGCCTTTGGCAAAGGTGGTCGCCGTCATGGAATCGTCGATGTAGGCGTCGACTGTTTTCAGCATCTGGGGCGTAATAGCGGTGTAGACATCGGGGTCCACGTTCTGGGTCAATGTCATGCACCGGACATAGTCGATCCGCTCCTCCCGCGTCTTCGGCTTTCGGGAAAGGTAAGGCTTATGCCATTTCGATTCCCATTTTGAAAGGGAGACCAGAGAGTGTTCCAGCCGAAGCACCTGCTTCTTGGTCGTGATAAAACGGTCGTTCGCCTCGTCATACTGCTCGGTCTCCGGTATCACAAGTTCCAGCATCTCTGATCTCCCCAGCCGCCCTTATGCCTGAGGCGCGGGGGAACCGGAAGAAGCCGGAGCCTTCTTGCCCTGGGGGACGATGCCGTTGATGAACCGGGCCGCCGCTTCCGCATCGGTGGCCAGCTCCATGAACAAATCGCTGTACGCCTCCGTCTGGGCGAACGCGTCCCGCAGCTCCTGGTTCTTGATAAAGCGCTTCCCGTCAGGGGACTTCTCGCCATAGGCCCGCAGAATGATGTCCTTGAAGATGGCGATGATCTGCTTCCCATCCTGGGCCGCGACAATGCGGTTGATCATCTCCACCAGACCGCCGTCCACGGAGAGCTCCAGCTCGGTCACCTCGGCCTGGGTCAGATTGAAGTAGAAATCCTCCGTGCGGGAAACGCCGTTATAGTCCTTGTAAGTCCTTGTCAGCTTCAGCATTGCAGTTTTCTCCTTTCAAAAATAAAAGAAAGCGGAGCCCTCGGTGAAGAGAGCTCCGCCTTGCGGATTCGTTGTCTGGATTTCAGTCCCCGTTTCTCAGGACTCCAGAGTCAGGCCGGTCAGAGTATAGATCTTGGTGACAGAGGAGCTGTCCTTGGTGGAGATCACCTTGACGCTCTGGGAATTGTTCTTGATGAGGAGAACAATGTTCTTGTCCTCATCCAGAGCCACAGGCCCCTTGGTGCCGCCCACCAGCTCCACGGTGGTGGCGGCGTCGGCCGGAGTGACGTCGAATTTCAGCGCCAGATAGTGCCCCTTCTGCTCAGAGGGATCGCTGCTGAACCCGGTATAGCCGGTCACATTCTTCAGGCTGCCGGTGATGGCGCTCTCGCCCACTGCGACGTTGCTCTGAAGTTCGGAGACCTTCTTGCCCAGCAGGGTGGCGGAGGGGCTCTCCGGGGCGACGGTCACCGTGACATCGCTCGCCAACAGCTTGATGACTTCCTCGGGCAGAGGCAGCCGGGGCTCCGTTTCCTCGGTGCCGTAGAGGATGTCCTCCAGCGCCTTCAGCTTGGCGAGGTCGGCCTTGGTGGAGACGATGATCAGACGGGCGGTGGGCTTGAAGCCGGGTACGTCCACGGGAGTGGTCGTGACCTCCCAGCTGGGGTTGATGGGTTCGGGAGAGTCGTTGACAGACTGATAGCCCCGCTCAGAGGGAGAGGCCAGACCGCCGTAGACCAGGTGCAGCTTGTAGCCGTGGTCCTGACCGTCCACATCGTTGCCCAGCTTGGTGCGGTAGCTCAGGCCAAAGACCTTGCGGGTCTGCTGCCCGGCAACAACGCCCGGGGCAATCTCCTTGGAGCCGTCGCACTCCTCCCACTCGTCGGGGTACATGTAGGCTTCGATGGTCAGGCCGAAGTCCTCGGCGCCCACCAGCACCAGGTACTTGATGTTGTCGGCGTACATGTTGTTGGGCTCAGCGCCGGAGGGACTCTCGGTAATGCCGGTGATGCCGTTCCAGGCCACACCCCTGTCATAGACGCCGGCGGCGCTGAGGGGGTAGAGGACGGCGTGATCAACGCCGGTTTCGTAGAAACGTTCCCCGATCTTGTCCCATACAAGTTTACTCATTTCGGATTTCCTCCTTTTAATAGTACAGGTTGAAGATGTCGTGGTTCAGATTTTCGGCCGTGAAATGACGGTCATGGGCACACATGGGCAGCATGGCAAGGCGGTGGGGCAGATCGCTGTCCGGGTTCTTGTAGATGGCCGTCACCTGATACCGGTCCAGCAGCCGGTAGGGGGCGTTGTCAGCGTGGATGGCGCTGATTTCGCTTCGCTCGTAGACGATGCAGGGGTAGTGGATTTCCTTGCTGGCCGGAGGCTGAAAATAAGCCCGGCACGCATCGCCGCGTTCCGGACAGCCAAGAATCCCGCACAGAAGGGTATGAAGTTGAATCCTGTCACCCATTGTAGAGCCCCCCAATCGTCAGGATCAGGCGGGGATATCCCACTTCGACCTTGGAAATCTTCCATTTCGCGCCCATGTACGCCACATACCGCATCTTGTGGAAGTTCTTCCTGGCGAACGGATCGGCGACTATGCTGATCTCATTCGCGATATTGATGTCGTCGTTCAGGGTCTCCCCAGACTGAAGCTGGCGTGTATTCCGAGTCAAATCGCCATAGTACGGATACTCAACGATCTTCTCTTCATACACGCCAGGGGCAGTCTCAACGGTATCAGCATAGCCTACCGATCCATAAAATTTCGCCATTTTGAAGCTTCTCCTCAGGGAGTGCCGGCGCTGGAACCACCGCCGGAGCTGGTAGCCACAGGCTCCTCCAGCGCGATGGCGGAGTAGACGCGGGTCAGCGCGCCGGACAGGCGGGTCTCGATCAGGTACTTCTGCTGGTTGAAGTCGATGTCGAACTGGTCAAACCGGGTGATCTCGCCGCCCTTGGTGGAGCCCACGGTATAGTCGGCCAGGTTGACAAAGAGGCCCAGCAGCTTGTGCTTGGCGCCCTCGTCATCCATACGGACCAGGCCCTCAAACTGCTCGGCGGTATAGAGCTCGCCGATGTTCAGGGCGGCGGCCAGGTCGGCCTTGGAGTTGTAGATGCGGCGGCCATTCATGTCCCGGGCCAGCAGCATCACGTTCACCAGATGGGGCGTGCAGAAGAAATCGGGGGTGCCGGTGCCCTTGTACTTCTCCCGGGCATAGAGAGCGGCGGTGATGATGGCCTCGGAGTAGATGTAATTCTCGCCGAAACTCATATCGGTCTTGCTGCCGTTGAGCTCGGCGCGGGCGGCCTCAATATCCACGTCGTAGTGGATGGTGTAGAGGTCGTTGTCGTTCCAGATGGAACGGATGTGGTCCTCGGAGATCTTCATCTCGTCGTCCGCTTCGCGGCCGTCGCCCACCATGATGGCGGTAGCCACCTCTTCGTTGAGGTTCTCCCGCATCACGGCATACTGGTACTCCACCACATCGAAATCAGTGATGTCGACAATGTCGTCCCGGTGCAGGGCGTCGGTACGGTACACCGTCTGAGGGTCAGTGGTCCGGGTGATGACGTTCATGTTGCCGGACAGAGTCTTGCGCTTGCCCTTCTGATAGCCGTGGGCCCGGATGGAGTCCTTGCGGGTGTCCATCTGGCGGGTACGAATACGGCTGATAGGGCTCTTGTGGACCTTCTGCATGACGGCAGTCACCCAGCCCTGGTCGCGGGTAACGCGCTCAGGCGCGCCGGGGCGCAGGTCCTTGAAGTCCGGGAACAGGCTCTCGATATTGTCGATGCCGTGCTTGAGCTCGTTCTGTTCAGCGTAGATCTTCAGAGCGGTCTGAAGGCTGCCCACGCTGTTGCTCTTGGCCAGAGCAAGAATGTCAGCGCGGTCGGAGTGGCTCAGAACGGTGTCCTGAGTGTCTTCGTTCTCGAAAACATTGTGCTTCATGGTCTTGTTTCCTCCCTTGGTTTTGTCAGATTTCTTGTCGGGGTCGTCGTCATCGTCGTCGCCCCCGTCCCCCTTGCCCTTCTGGGAATCCAATTCCTCCATGGCCGCGCCGATCAGGGCATACATGACCGTTCTCTGCTCCTCGGTCATGCTGTCTACCACGTCCTGGACGGTCTTCTCATCCTCAGGCTTCTCCTCTTTTCCGTCACCCTTGGGCTTGTCCTCCTTCTTGCCATCCTCAGAGCCGGCCTTGTGAACAAGAGGGGGTTTCTCGTCGGGGCGGAATAGAGAAATGGGCTCGTAAGCGGACAGGATCATCTCCTGCTCGCCGCCTTCGCCGTGGGCCATATCCACAAAGTCAATAAAGGCGCCGGGATTTGCCCCGGCGACCACCAGGCTGACCTCCCGGATGACGCCGTGCGTCACATCCTTGCTGGGAGTCTGCTTCAGCCCATTGGCGTAGATGGACAGGGACGCGATGTCCCCATGCTGGACCAGCATCTTGGCCGCCTTGCCGGCGTCGGTCTCGTTGAACGTGCAGTAGGCATAAACGCCGTCCTTCCGGTTCTCCAAAAGGGCGTGGCCCAGGATGTTGCCAGGTTCGTCGTGCTGGTGGTTCCAAACCAGGGGAACCGTCTTCCCGTCGCAATCCTCGAATGCGTTATGGCGGATGGTTCGTCCGTCCGCGCAGACAAGGTCGTTCCGGGTCGCCCAGCCACTAAAGTCATACTTCAGGTTCATTTTGAACGTTTCCTCCTTCAGATGTTGATGGTGGCTGATTGCCCTCCTCTTTCGGGGCGCTTAGGTTGCTGTTTCGGAGCTCGTCCGCCTTGGGGTCCTTCGACGGCTTCATGCCGATCTTCTGCCGGATCTCATTGGAGGTCATGATCTCGTTGCGGGTCATCTTGTCGGCAATTTCGGCAATATCGTTGATGGGCACCAGCCGGAACGGGTCTCTGAAGAAGAGGATTGACTGCTTCTGTGACCGAGCAGTTTTGGTGAGGAATTTCCTCTTCATTTCGTCAACAATGGCTGATAGGATCGGTTCAATCGTCCGGTTGTCGTAATTCAGCTTCGTCCGGTCATCGGCAGTCCCGTCCAAAATCCCCTGCGTGATCCCCAACTGGCTGTAAAGCATGCTCGTCAGGTATTCAATCTGGGACATCAGATTGTTGTCGATGGGCCGGTTCAGCTGGACCACATGCTCCGTGCCGTCGGTGTAAGCGACGCCGTACTTGGAGTCGGACAACTGTTCCTCGATATCTTTACGGCGTTTTTCCGCCTGTTGACGCCTCGCTTCCGTCTTGATGACGTAGGGCAGCTGAATGATCAGGTTGAGTTTTCCGGAACCGCTCTGCTCGTCGATTGCGTCCAAAATATTGAGCTTTCGGATCAACCGCTGCATGGTGGAGTTGGGCTCGTTCATCACCGCGAAAAACGGGTTCTCAATGATGGCGACCCCGCTCTTCGGCAGGATGACATCCTGCTTCTCACCCCGGTTCTCGTTGTAGACCCGGACCTTGACGTGCTTGGGATACCACTCCACGATTTTCCCGGTACGCATCGTTTCGATCTTGAACGAGCCGGTCTCCGGGTCGAGGTCGGTATCCGTGGGCACGATGGCCACGCATCCCTCGTCCAGCATGGACATGACCACGTCCTGGATAAAGGCTCGCCCGGTCTGGTCCAGATTCGCCTCCAGGGTCAGACAGCCGTTCAAACTTGAATTGATCACCTCTGTAAACCGGCCGTCGTCATCCAGGCGGACATGCTGAATCCCAATCGACGCCGCATCCAGCGCGATCCGGTTGTAGACGGAGGTAATGATGGAGCGCTCGTTTCCCCGGCTGAAAATGGGCCGATCCGGGCGGTAGGAGTAGCTGGGGCCAAGGGAATGGCTGTACTTGAAAAACTCATTGCCTAAAAAAGCGTTCCAGGCGTGTTTCAGCCTGGAACCAACTGACATTTCCACTTTTCTCACCTCCTACGACAGCAGATCGGCGTACATCTTCTTGAGCAGCTCGTCGTTCTGCTTCATCAAGGCCGCGAAGTCATAAGCCGGAGGAGGCTTTGCCGCGGATGCCTGCTTTGTGGCCGAGGCAACGGTTTTTACAGCCTGCTGGACACCGCCGCCCGGAGACGGCCCGGGAGTCCGAAGCTGGCTGACCGACGTTGAGAAGACGGAGGCGCTCTTTTGAAGCTGCCCCACAGCCCGTTTCCCCTGCTCCGCCTTTGCGGCAAGCTCCGCCGCCTTTTTCGCCCCGTGCCGTTTTACCAGATAAGCGGTGAGAACGATTCCTGCGGCTGCCGCCGCTCCCACGGCCGCTTTTCCGGCTGCGGGCAGCTTCTTCCGCTCGGTTCTATCCTCACCGCCGTACCGTTTCCGGCCCTGGGGCGTCAAGCTTCCGTCCTTCTGCTGAAATCTCCGCACGCCCCACTTCATCCCACGGATGCCATAGTGCTGCAAAATATCTGACAATCGCGGTCACCTCCTGTCTGTGATAAAATTTGTAACAACTGCCCCGTGTGTATCGAATTTAGGTCAAAAAAACCACAGACTCGGTTAAGAGTCTGTGGTGAGGCGTTTCGCCGCTTTAACAGGGTGAATGCTGTGTAGTATAATGCGGTAAAAAGTGGCCGCCAGTAGCGTCTGACTCGCACTCAAACGTTACTGGCGGCGCAGTGGAAAGAAGGACGGAGAATATGAAACCCAATGAAAAGACAATAATCCTCGATCACAACACCCTATTCGATCTCGCCGTTAAATCTGCTTATGTCATAGCAAAAACATTGGATGAACGGTATGCCGATGGGGATCGGCCGGAAGTCACGCCGGTTATTCACTGGTATCATTGATTCCGATAGGAGGAGGTCGGCGCCATGCCGCTCTCTTTTCTTCTTTCCTGTAAAAACCGATGGTCGACCATCGGAAATTACCAAATGTAGTCATAAAATCCGCAGGGCCCGGTTAAAAACTGCGTCAATGAGCATAGAACGCCCGCAGCTTTCTGTTCTCGCTGATGGCCTTTCCAGCGAGCAAAGCGTTCACGATTGTTCCGCCCACTGCGATAGCTGAGCCCGCAAGTTGTGCCGTCCGCTGGTCTTCCATCCCCTTGGATAAGAGTGAACTTACCGCACGGGAACCAACTACTATGGCCGCTTCCGCTAAATAAGCAGTTCGGGTATTCCCGGTAATGGTCTTGCCGCGCTGATAAAGTTTCTTGCCTTCATCCGCTAACTTGTCGGTCTTCAGTTTACCATAGGCATCTTCCATCCGACGTTTTTCGGTTTTGACGGCCCGATTAGCGTCCTTGACCCGCTGCCGGGTAGCCTGCCCGGATTTATGGGCGGCTTTCGTTTCTGCCGCTTTTGATTTGGCACGTTCATAGTCCGATTCGGCTTTGCGATAGCGCTCCAGTCCTTTTCGGGTATAGGAACCGTCATAGTTCTGATAACGCCTGACGCCCCATTTCATGCCCTTGACTCCATAATGGGCAAGGCAATCCTGGGGAGAAGGTTTCTCATAGGGCTTCACAAGTACCCCCCTTTTTTTTTACTCAAATGCTTCCGGGTTGTGTTTATAGGCGACGTAGGCGTCCATCATGGCCGCCACCGCGTCGATCTTCTGGTCAGACCGCTTTTTCAGCAGCTTGCGGTTGCCGTTGGTGTCCTCCATCGTGATGCAGTTGCCCATAGAGAAGGTGATCAAGTCCTCGTCAAAGAGCAGCATCCGCTCTCCGGCCAGCTTCTTCAGCTCGCCCAGGGGGACGGATTCCGTTCTCGCTCCCTGCCGGACCACCTCGACCCCAAACGAGCCGTTCTCATTGACCCAGCGTTCCACAAATTCCTTGGCGTTGTAGGGGTCATATCCAAAGCAGCGCACATCGTAGCCGCAGTTGATGACGTGGTCGTCCAAATCCTCATAGACCTGCATCATATCGAGAACTGTCCCCTCCATGACGATCAGGCTGCCCTCTGCCATAAAGTCCTCGTACTTGACCCGCATGGCGGCGGGGAGCTTATGGAGCGTCACCGATGTGATGTAGTTGCGCGACTTAACGCCAAAGGAACCATCCCGAAGAGGGAACAGGAACGTAAAGGAGCAGAAGTCGTCGCCCTGGGAGAGATCAGCGCCCATGGAGCAGGGCATCTGCCAAAACCGCTGCCGGCGGTGTGGCAAAGTCTCCTCGTAGGTGAAGTAGTAAGTGTATCCCTCCATAGGAAGGCCGAACCGCTTGGCCAGCATATCATTCCGTGTGGCGGGGGCGGTTTCCGCCCGGTCCACATCCTTCTGGTAGGTCTCATAGGTGACGGTCTTTCCCAGATTCGGGTTGGCCTTAGGCCACATATCAGGGTAGGCCACCTCCTCAACAGAGTCCAGCTTGTACCACCAGATGGAAACATGCTCCTGCGGAGGCCCGATGCCCTGGAGAATGTTCATCAACTCCATTTTGATGGTATCGCCGGCGCCATTACGAACCGTACCCTCGGAACTGGTCGCTATAATAAGGTAGTCGTCCAGCTTGGAGGCGCCCTGCTCCACCGCGCCGATAACGTCCTCCCGGGCGTCGGCGGAGGACAGCCACTCGTCCACGGTAGCCACTTTGCAGCGCAGACCCTGGAGCTTGTCCACCGACATGGGACGGATTTCGACCAGGGAGCCTGAAATGAAATTCTCAATGCCCTTCTTGGTAGAGGCCAGCTTCACCCGATTGGCCCGGGACCCGGTGGTGTTCTGCAAAGACCCCTCGGTCATGAACTGGAAGACGGGGCCTCTGGCCCGGGTGATGGCGGTCTTGATGGGGTTGATGATCTCCTCGGCCTGCTTCATGGTGGGGGCCGTGGTGATCTGATGAGTGGTGGAGCCGTCCACAACACAGAAGTATGCCTGAATGCAGGAATCGTAAAGCGACTTCGCCGCGCCTCTCCCCACGATCAGGTACTGCTTTTTGGTCAGCCGCTGCTTGATCCGCTTGGTCACATAGCGTCCGCCTCTGCCGTCCGGATTGGGCACATAGACAGAGCGGTCGTCGAAATAGTACCAGCCAAACACCTGTTCCCCCCAAAGCTTGAAGGTATCCAGAAGATGCAGGTCGGAACCGTCGGTCAGGGTCAGCTCGTTCTCGCAGAACTCGATCCAGCCCTCTACCGCCCTGTCGTCATAGTAGTAGCTGGGCGACTCGATCAGCCGGTCGATCCGGTACATCTCCATGGCAACTTCCTTGCAGACCGGAATATCGCCGCGGATGACCGCATCGCGGAATGCGCCGTAGTAACGGGGGACGGCGGTGTTGGATAACATCGGTTCACCAGCCTCCCAATTACTTGCCGTTCAATTTCTTGATTGCCAAAGCAATGCTTAACGCGGATGCGGTCATGCCCAAGACAACCTCCGCCGCGTTTAAGGAGGTCCTAAAGAATTGACGGCCTTTAGAAACGCTACTTTCCGACACCTCTGCAAAGAGCTGATTATACTGCCGCTCCAGAAGCTCCCGGTTGATCTTATCCCGCATCTCCTTGTCGGTCATCTTGCTCAGATCCATCCGTTTCGGAGTCGGCTTAGAAGTAGCACTCTGTTCAATTTTCTTCGCTTCCCGTACAAGATTTGAACTTGCATCTACAACCTGCTTAGAGCGCTCCAAGTCCTCCTGAGCCCAGCGCCGCGGATCAGGATTGGAAGTATCAATGCGGTTCTCCTTCTTCTTAGCCGCGTTTTCCCGCTTATCCCGGTCATAGCGTTTTTCACCGGCGGCGGTCAGGGTGCCGTCTTTGTTCTGGTAGCGGCGGACGCCCCACTTCATGCCTTTGATGCCGTAGTGCAGGAGCATGCTATTCTCCATCTTGACTTTCCTCCTTCCCGCTGGTGTTCTTCACGGGGTCCGCTGCAACAAAAAGCCGCCACTCAAACTCGCTGATCTGCCGGTTGATGGACTCAATGGCAGCGGAGCTGAGAGGCGGGTCAAATAACAACCGAACCTTCATGTAAACGTAGGATTTGACTAAGGAAAAGATGTTCGGCTTATCCTGAATAAATCCGGACCAGACTTCATCTTTTCCTGAGATTGAGAAACCGTTGGCAGGTCCAACGCCCATTTGCGTCAGGATGGAAAACACGCTGTTGATGTGGATGATAATGTCCGGGTCAAAGTGCGTGTAGCTCTCGTCGATGCCCAACAGTTTCTTGATTGATATCAGGATGCTTTCGGAAATCTCCATAACAGCCTCCTCACCGGCGGACTGCGATGAACTTCTTCATGCAGTACCCCTGGGTGCCGTTGGAGGTCGATACTTTATAGAAAGCATCTGTTGACTCGTCCATATTGACGGAAACTCTGGTCAGAGCCGTAATGACTGTAAGGACTTTGGAATTTGCTCTCGGCTCTTGATAAAGCGCCGCTCTCAGACAATTCGTCACAACACCGGCAGCATGATTCTCCAT